AAGCTGTGACCGACAATCTCACCCGCACCGGCGGCTGAGCAGCGCTTCCACGAAGCGGGGGTTCGTGAGCGCGAAGTCTCGGTGCTGCTTGATGTGCCGAATGGCCTCCTGGGGCTGCCAGCCGCTCTGAATGAGCGTCAGCGCGCTCACCAGCCCCGACCGGTTCCGTCCCTGGGCGCAGGTCACCAGGACGCTCTGGCCGCGCACCAGGCGCCTGCGCACGGCCTTGGCGCAGGCCACCGCAGCGCTCCACTCGCGCTCCGTCAGCGGGCGCGTAGGGTCGTCGGTGAGCGGGCAGCGCAGCACGTCGAGCCCGACCAGGGCATGCTCCGGCGGCTGCACCTCGACCGCGGCCAGCACCAGCACCTGAAAGCCGGCCGACGTGACCGCGTGCGACGACGCCGGAGCGGCTCCCTGGTAGAGCCCGTGGCAGATGCGGGAAGCGTCCACCGGTCAGTACCCGCCGCTCTTGAACCAGCCCTCGCCCACCAGCTGAAAGCCCGCGCCGCCGCTCACCAGGCGCTTGGCCTCGGGGCGATGACACTCCGGGCACTCGACCTCGGGAGGATCGGAGATCTTCTGCTCCTGCTCCCACTGGTGGCCACAGATCTTGCACTCGTACTCGTAGGTCACTTGCTTCTCTTCTTGTCGGCTCGCTCGTACTTCACCAGCGCGCTGAGGCCAGCCATCAACTTGTCCATCTTCTCACCGATCTCAGCTTGCCTGAGTTCCTCGAAAGCGTGAGCGACCTGCAGCGCTGCGCCGTACTTGCGCATGCACATGTCCATCGCTTGCTTGGAGCGCTCTCGTTCTTTGCTTTGGGCACGGGCGGCGACCCACTTGATCACCGCCATCGTGCTGCCGTCTTGGCCAGCCTGGACGCTCGCATCGTAGTCCTTCTGACACGCCCGACAGAGCGTTTCTCCGTAGCCGTCGCAAACGACGCACGACGGCTTCATTCCGGATCTGCCCAGCTCGGCAACTCACGGCCGGAGCCACGACCGTTGCGCTGGTAGTCTTCCAGGTCGCCCACGATCGAATCGATGAGGTCGTCGGTGAAGTCCAGGCTCTGAGCGTCGGCAGCGTCACCCGTGGCCAGCAGGCGCTCGGCAACCGCCATCTTGGCCGCCATGACGTCGCGCAGGCGATCGTCGATCGTGCCCGGAGCGTCGTAGTAGGTGATCGTGCAGCGATTGCGTTGCCCGATGCGGTGAATGCGATCTTCGGCCTGGATCATGTCGAACGGACGCCAGACGCGCTCGACCATCATCATTTCCTGAGCGCGAGTCAGCGTGAGGCCGACGCCTGCTGCCGTGATCGAGCACAGCAGCACGTCCAGGTACTCGCGCTGCTCCGGAGGGGCGGACAGAGGCAAGCCGTCCTGGAACTGGGTCTTGTTGCGCTCCTTGGTCTCGGGGCTGTCATCACCGGTGATCGTGCCGACCTTGAGCCCCGACTCGCTCAGCGTCATCTGCAACGCCGCGATGACCTCCTTGTGATGCGCCATCACGATGAGCGGGCGATTCGTCGATCCGTGATGCTCCAGGATCTCCTGCGTGAGCGCCTCGACCTTGCCGAGCGCCGCCAGCCGACGGAGCGCGGTCAGTCGCACGATCACCTCCGACTTGCTGGCTCGGCGCGCAGCTTCCACACCGCGGCGCTGACGCACCCAATCCAGGAACTCGGCCGCGGCGGCGGTGTACTCGCGGGCCATGTCCGCCGACAGCGACACGCTCTTGCTCTGGCGCCACTTCTCCGGCAGGTCCAGCTCGTCCTTGGTCTTGCGCAGCAGGTACTGGCCGTGGATCTCCTCGCGCAGCTCGGAGAGGTTGGTTGCTCCGGTGTAGTCGGGGAAGCTCTTGCCGCGGATGCTCTTGAGCTGGTAGTCGCAGTAGTACTTCCAGAAGCTCTTCTGGTTGTTCCACTTCTTGGAGTCCACCATGTGCAAGAGCGGCCACAGCTCGTAGGGGCGGCCGTTGACCATGGGCGTGCCCGTGAGGAAGAAGCGGCGCCGAGCATTCAGCGCCAGCTTGTAGACGTTCACGGCGCGAGCAGAGCCGCCCGGGGCGCTCTGCCAGTCGCCGCGCGCGTCCTTCTTCCACTTGATGACCAGTTCCTTGGTGTAGTGCGCTTCGTCGACGATCAGCGTGCCTACGCCGCGGCGCTGCAGCGCATCGAGGTTCTTCGCCAGACCCTCGTAGCCCAGGATGCAGACGTCGGCCTGCAGCTGCGACGCCGAAAAGGTTGCCGACTTTCCGGACAGGATCTTGTCCTCGGCCATGCGAATGCCCGCCACGGCCGTGGTCAGGTCGGGGCGCCACATGCTGACCTCGCGCGCCCAGTTCGCGCGCAGCGACGCCGGGCAGACCACGACGATGGGCGTGTCGGCTGCCACAAGCGAGCACGCAGTCTTGCCGAGGCCCATGTCGAGAGCCAGGATCCCAGAGCCGCGCTGGTCCAACCACATCACGCTCTCGCGCTGGTACGGGAACATGCGCTCGGGCACCTCGCGGTTCACGGTCGGCGGAAGCGGCGCCCGCGTCTCGACCTCGACTGCCTTCTCCTCCTGGGCAGTCGCGCGCGAGGTGGCCACCTCGGTCGTGCCGACCCAGATCGGCTCGCACCGCTTGGTCCAGATGTAGCCGTACTTGTCCAGCGACCACTGCGCGAGCGCGGGCGTCACCAGGCCCAGGCGCGTCTTGTCGTTGCTGATCCAGGACACGACCATCTCGCGACCGTCGCGCAGCGTGACGACCGAACCCTTGTCGATCACCAGGGGCTCGCGCGCCGCCTTCTCGGCCTCCTGGTCGACCGTGGCCACGTCCTCGGCAGGGCCCCGCGGAGCCGCGGCGTCTTCCGGCACGGGCAGCGGCTGCTTGGGAACCAGGAACGGCTCGCCCGACGGCATGACGCCCAGGGCTCCGCCCAGCGTGGGCACGATCGCGTTCAGGACGTGCAGCCACCGGTCGGGCGCGAAGTACAGCCGCCAGTTCGAGTGCTCTTGCACGACCCCAGCGGACTTGAGCGCGTTGATGGTCGAGTGCCAGACGCTCTTGCTGCTCAGGTAGGGCAGCTCGATCTCCCAGCGGTCACCACGGTCCGAAATCACGACGCCGAGCGGGCGTGCCTTGCCGATCTCCTTGCCGTTCTCGTCGAACTTGCGGCCCTCGATGAAGACCGCGCGCAGACCCTCGGCAGCGCCGTCGTAGCCCAGCGCCCGCGCCAGTTCCATCGCGGATCCGATGTACCAGTACGCATCCGTCGACTGCTGCTCCCAGGCCGCGCCGGCCGCGTGAATGGCCGACGACAGCGCCTTGCGCGGATCGTCCAGCTTGGGTCGCACCACCGACGCCATGTGCTCGGGCATCGTGTCCAGCGCGCGCTGCACGGCCTCCGCATCGGGTTCCGCCGTGGACTTGAACACGCCCCACTTCTTCGCGCACCACGGGCCGCAGCCGCGCTCCAGGGAGTCGGGGTCGCGCAGCGGGCGGTGGCAGTAGACACAGTTGACTGCCAGCATCTGGGTCCCAGCTTCGCGTTCGTAGCTCATCGGCGTGTCTTTCTCTTCTTGGGCTCACCCAGCTCGGGCGGCCAGGGCAATTCCTGACCAGGGCGCGGCCACTTCATCCGATCCAAAATGGCATTCGCGCTGGTTCGATCTCTCCAGTGCGGAAACACGTACAGGTCTCCGCTCATCAGACCGAAAGCGCGCCAGACGTGTGGGCGATCGATGATTTCCAACACGGCCTGCTTGGTTGGCACCTTCAGCTTGTCTCGGTAGTTGTCGCACAGGCTCTCGTAGATGTTGCCCAGCGCGGACATGTTCTGGTTGCGCACGGCCGAGTCGATGCGCGCCTGAGTGCGCGCGATCAGATCCGCGCGCTTCTGCTCCCGCTCGGCGGCCAGCTGCGTAGCGCGCTCGCGCTTCTGGCGCGCCAGCTGCTCCACCTCTTCCTCCACCGTCTTGAGAGGAAGGGGTTCCCAGGTCGCGATGTGCTTCTCCATGCGCTTGATGGCTCGGGAAGTCTCTGCGATTCGGAACTCCAGACTGTGCTTGTACTCCTCGAAGTGCCGGTACCAGTGCGGCTCGGACGGAGTGACCTTCTCCACCTTGCGCGTTCGCCAGTTGGTGAAGACCAGCTCGGTGAGGCGCGGGAGGTTCTCGTAAGACGCTTGCAGGTAATTGAGTTGCTTGAGCAGATCGGCGCGATAGTCTTTGGCCAGATCCGGACTGACCTCGTGCGGCTCGCGGCCGACGCCGTAGCAGTCGCCGTGGATCATTCCGTCGCCTGGCCGCTGGTAGCCGTGGTGCACCAGGTAGTTCCGCCCGCGCTCTGACTGGCACTTGTGGTATTCCTCGCAGACGGGACAGAAACCGATGTACCGAGTCGCAGTGGTCATTCGATCAGCGTCTTTCCGGCGAACAGCCCCAACGCCAAACCGGCGGCGCCCCAGACCAGGGAGCCTCCAGTCGGGTATACGCCAGAGGGAACGAAATTCCCCCCTGGCCCCGGACAGCAGCGCGAGAAAGCCCCCAAGCCGGCGACGGTGTAGGGGCTTTTCTGCTCGGCGTTCCAGCGCGGGATGAGCAGCGTCTCCAGCAGCGCGCGCTGGACGTGCCAGGCCTGGAAGACGTGGTCGGCTGCCGTCGTTCCACCGTAGTCGAAATCGTACCAGTTGCCCCAGGCGCGCTTGATGAGCGGCATGGGCATCTTGGTCCAGGTCTTGGCCGGACCGGGCACGCCCTGCACCCAGGCCCCCTTGGCGGGCCCGATCGTCACCGGGAAGGCCTCCGCCGGCACGCCGTGCACGAGCTGGCTGAAGTCGGTCTGGATGTGCCGCGGCGAGCCGTAGCCGGCCTGCTCGTACTCCGGGATCTCGGACAGGCGCTTGGCGCTCGCGTCGAACAGCGCATCAGAGCTGGCGGTGGTGTTGCCCACCATGGCCTCCAGCGTGGCCGACTGCTTGATGTTGGTGTGGGCCGTCACGAACACGGGGCCCAGGAACGGATCCGTGCTGGCCGTGCCCGTCTTCGCGCGCACCCCGGCGAGCAGCGCGCGCGCGCCGTAGTCCGCCCAGCCCGCCATGGCCTGCGGCACGAAGCCCGCGGGCGACTTCGAGATCATGAGCGCGTCCAGCAAGATCACCATGTCGACCATGCGGCGGTCGACCTCGGAGTTCAGGATGTTGCCCACGAACGTCCCGCCAGCGCTGAAACCGATCAGCGCAATCCGGCCGGGCTCGGTGCCGCGAGCACGAGACTGGATGAGCTTGCGCAGCACCGAGCCATCCGCGTCGCGATACATGGCCGCCTCGCGCGAGAAGGGCGTGCCGCCCCAGGGCTCGCGGGGCGCGCGCTTGGTGTCGGTCGGCGCCATGTAGACGTCCGACCCAATGCCGTTGACGTCGATGACGAGGGGAGCGCTCTTGAAGCGGTCCAGCGGCTGGGCGAGGGCGCGCGGACGTGACTGCGGAGGAGTTGCGAACGCGCTGATGATGATGTCCCGCATGAGGCGAATACTAAGCGCTCCTGACCAGAACTGACAAAAATCCTAGCGCTGGCGTTTCTTGCGCGGCCTGGGTCGCCGATCGGCCAGCGCCACGACGGCGACGCTGACCAGCGCGGCCACGCCGACCAAGCCAATGGTCCACCAGATCCAGGTCGTCCGGGGCGGTGGTCCGGGCGAGACGGGTACCACGGGCTCCGGATCAGACCAGTCGGCCAGCGCGGGCGCGACCATCTGATCCTGCTCCTGCTCCCAGACTTGATGCGCGACCGCCCACTCGGTGTACCGGCGCTGCCAGTCTGCTTGCCGTTTCTCCCAAGCGGCGTGCTCCTGCTGCCAGGCGGCGTACTCGGTGTGCCACTTCGCCACCGCTGCGCGCCAGGTCTCCATTTCTGTCTTCAGGCCATCGAGCTGCTGGCGCCAGTCACTGGGAGCGTCGGTAGCGGTGGCCGGCGGCGGCAAGTTAGGGACGGACGCAAAGCGCTCTTCCTCGAACGCGGCGTGCTCGTCCAGATCGAAGCGCGAGGACGGATCCGCGTAGTGCCACCGATCGCCGATCCAGACTGTCACGACAAATCGAGTGGGCGTGTGCAGAACGAGCGCGGTGGGCAGACCCACGGCCGTGTACGCTGCGGCCAGGTGCGTTGCGCGCACGAGTGGACCTGCCAGGATGAAATCCTCGCTTTGGGCCGACTTGAGCAGCACCTGCGCGAGCACCCGCTCCTGGGTCACGTCCTGGCCGGCCTGGCTCGCAGCTGAGAGCGACACACTGGTCCAGGTGCGCAGGCGCTCGGTGCGCGACAGGGCAGGCACCTGGCCCGCCGCGTGCTCCAGGAGTTGCAGCGGCAGCTGGCGCTCGATGGCGGACCGGTAGTAGCCGCCACCGCCACCGCCACCAAAACCGCCGGGTGAGCCGCCGCCGGACGGCGCGAAGTAGCTATTGTCGACCACCGCCAGGTTGCGGAAGGGGTTGGGGAGCGGCAGCGGATCGGTGACGTCCTCGTCTTCGTAGAAGAGACCCAAATGGGCATCGGCTAAAGGCCCGAAGCCTGCTCCCAGGTGACCACAGGCTTCGGGGTCGACAACGAGGGTCATAGACGCTGCTTGGTGACCGTCTTACTAGCTCCGGAGCCGGCTTCCGTCATCTGGATGTCGATGAGCGATCCGTCAGCGGGCACCCGAATGTAGGTCTTGCCGTGTTTGGCCTGGAAGGCCGGATCCAGCCCTAGCAGCTTATACATCTCGCGCAGCATGGTGACCTGCTCGATGGTGAGCTGCATATTGCCCCCTTCCAGCTCACCGAAGCTGCCCGCGGCCACGTGAGCCGCCACCGGCTCATCCCAGACGGCAGCAGCAATGTCCGGCGCGGACGGTCCCGCGCCAGTGGCGACTGCGATCAGACCGGCGCTGTTACCGATGATGAGTGAGACGTTGTTCAGATTCTGGACGTCGGAGATATTGTGGTTCGCACCGACACACTTCACGCGGTAGGGCGGTCCCACTTCCTCGAAGGTCACGGTGTACGGCGCCAAGATCTCCACCTGGCGCGCGTAGGTCTCGCCCGAGAGCGTTCTCTGTGTGGCGTGACTGTGGGTGTCGGGCATGGCCATGCCCAGCTCGCTGTCCTCCCAGTCCTTCAGCGCAAGCCGAAACGCATCCACATCCAGCTCGTAGAGCGAGCCAGAGACCGGCAACAGATCCGCTTGTGGGACCGTAATGACGTAGGTGGCCGGATTGATGGATAGCGTCACGACTTAGTCCGGGATCAGAAGAATGGTCAGGTCGAGGCCAGAGCTGGTAATCGTACCGCTAACTGGGCTCGTCTTGTAGAGGGCACCATAACCCACGGTGGCGCGGCGCACACGACCCGTCACCGGCTGCGGGTTGGTGTAGTTGAAGCTCGTTGTCTGCAACACTCCCGAGGCATTGGTCAGCCCGGTGAGGATGTCGGTGCCCGCAGTGAGATCGCCGCCGCTGTCGGCCTCGATGAGCACGCGGGCATTCTCGATCACGGCGCTCGTGTTGGCGTCGCGCACGGTCACCTTCACGGTCACCGAGTTGTTGACCGTCGTCGATGCTCCTGCGCCGTTGCGCACCGTGGGGGTGGAGCCACCGCCCGAAATGTTCAGCGTCACCGCGCCGCCCGAGTCGTTGTATATCGCAGCGCCGTTCGAGGTGTCCGCCCCAAACCCCGTGAACGTATTGCCCACCAGAGAGTACGTTCCCGGCGTCGTGATGCGGATTGCGTGCCCGCCTCCACCAGTGAAGGCGCAACCGCTGAAGATCGAGGGGTCTGCCACCGAGCACCAGCGGTTGCCACTGGTGACGCTCGCGACATTGATGCGGCAGTTGTCGACGTTGGTCGAGGCGTTGGTAGTAAGCGAATCGTTGGCGGCTGGCGGGGTACGGATCGCACAGTCATCCAGGGTAGCGTTGGATATGTCCAACGTGGTGTAGTCGTTGATCGTCAACCCAGAGATCGTGACTGCTCGATTGAGCGTGATCGCGCCCGCGCCGATGACCGCGGTGCCGGAAAAGTCATAGCTCGCCGAGGTGTGGGCGCTCGCGTGCAGTCCCCATTTAAAACGGGATTGAGAAGAGATGACCGAGTTGCGGTGTTTGATGGTGTCGGAGGCCCCTGGGTAGTACAGAATGCCCACCTTGTCGTCGACCGAGTTGTAATTCACCTGCTTGGCGGTCGCCGAGTACTGGCGCGGGAACTCGACCGCAGTAGCATCCAGATCGAGGTACACCGGGTTGGTGCCTCCGTCGCCAATCTGAACGTCCTGCAGTAGCAGCATCTGCTTGGTGCCCTGCTGCAGGGCCGAGACGCGCTCCTTGCCGCCAGCGACTGCACGCACAATGCCCGCCACGTCGAGCGGCTCCGTACTGTTGCCACCCGCCACCACGGTTACGTCCATCAGCCACAGCGATCCAAATCCCATCTGTGCAGTGAGCGTTCCAATCCCGCTGGTCCAGAAGCCCACCGAGGCAATTACCGCGGTGTCCAGGGTGCCGCTGGTCGCCTTCGTGTTGCCGGCGCCGTTGTTGATCACGATCGGTATGTATGCACCCGATCCCCAGGGCACGTCGACACCGTGTACCTGCCAGATCTTGTACCCGGTCGTGGCTCCACCGGATCCCGTATTGGAGCGCACGCCCATCCAACAGCCACGGCCCGAGGCCACGTTAGGGAAACGCTGCAGGTGCGCAGGCGTGGACGCACGAACGTGACAGAGCAGGTTTTTGGTCCCTAGGTTGAATCGGTTGCCAGCCGCCAAAACCAGCTCGGCGCCACTGACCTGTCCCGCCGTGCCCAGGTTAGTCATGCCTCCCATGGAGTGGAAGCTGTTGATTCCCACGTCCGTGATCGCCGCTACCGTGGCGTCGTTGGCCGTGTAGCTCCCGAGCGTCGTGCCATAGTTGGTGTCGGCGGTGGCCGCGAGCGCGGTGTTGCTGTTGTACGCGCTCGTGCCCGCAATAGGGTCCACGTACGCGCACGAGTCACTGACGACGTAGCCCGGGATGATCGCGGCGCCGCCCGCGGGAGGGTTGATCTGTCCCACTCCCTTGACCGCTGCTCCCGTGACAGCCATCGAGCAATACACCGTCGCAGGCGTCGTCCCGGCCGCCTTCTGCCAAGCCCAGCCGAGCGCGTGTGACTCGGCGGCGCCGTCTGAGCCATGTATCTGGGTGACTGGGCCCTCCACGAAGGACGGCGTACCCGCCGATCCTGAGCCGCTTCCCAGGTAGAGCACCAGGGAGTTGTCGCGGTCAGTGACAATGGTGGGCATGTTGGTGCGGGCCGCCGCGCTCTGGTTCGAGAAGTTCAAGCTGAAGCGCTGCGCGTAGAAACAGACGTCGTGACCCGACTGAGCCGACCAGGTGCCAGCCTGCGTGCTCTTGTTGCCGGCATGACCGGGTGCGCTGGCGTCGTAGCCCACCTGCACGTAGTTCGAGGCGTCGCCGCCGCTATACTCCAGCGCGATGACGTAGTTGGTGCTGGCCGTGAACTGGTACCAGGTGGCGAACACGAAGTCTTTGAGAGCGAGCGTGCCAGTCAGCGCGCTCACATCCACGTTGTCCGAGGTGGCCAGCGCCGCCCCGGTGGGAACTGAACTGGTACCGAAGGTGCCTGAGTGAGCGTAAAGCTTAGCCACCACGTTGCCCGTCGGGCTACCAACCTTCTTGAGGTAAAACTTGGCGCGCGCAAAACAGCCACGGGCGTTGGTGTTGGCCGTCGCCGCGGGCGTAGCAAAGCTCTGCGCTACGCCCGTCGTGGTGCCGTCGCCCAAGTTCTGGAGGCTGTCCTGGTTGCTCTCGGAGTACGAGGACAAGTCGGTCGTGCCTACCGGGGTGACGGTGTCCACGTCACGGACCGCCACCATCGATCCATTGTACGACTCGTTGGTGGTGGCGTGCGTCGTGGCCGCGATCGTCAGATCGGTCTCGGAGCCGCCCGAGATCTTCATGTACGCGATCAACGGCGTGGTGTTGTACCACTCCTGCAGAATCGCCCACCCCGTGGGTGGCGTGGCTGTGAACGTCGTCAGCCCTCCGGTGTCCGCCATGCAGAAGGCGATCAGTAGGTCATTGGCCAGATTCGCGCAGACCGGTATGACGAGCCCGGCATCGGTCGTCGTAGTCTCATAGCTGAACGTGTAGTCCCGGACGGCCGGCATCCGGGCACCTAGGCGTCACTAGTGCGCACGGCCGTCGCGGAGCCACCGGCAGATCCGAGTGCGCCTGTCGATTGAAAGGTTTTGATTGGTGTCACCCCACCGTCCCGTACGCGAATGAAGAGCGGACGATCCGAGCCCGAGTAGACGCCGGTGAAGCTCTCGGTCGCTGCCGTGGCCAGCTTGTCGATGTAGGAGCAGTAGGCATTGGCGCCGTTCGCGGCGCCGTTCGAGCTAAAGTCATGCGCCGTGATCGTGAACGTCTTGGTGCCCGAGTTGTAGGCCGAGTAAGGGTGCCGGGTGTACGCGCCGTTGGCGCGCTGGATGCGGATCGTGCCCGAGTTCGGGGTGTCCACCGGGATGGCCTCGTTCACGACGACACTGGTCACCGCGCCGCCGCTGAGCGCGCCGTTCAGGGTGAACTGATTGACCTTGATGCCTCCACCTTCCTCGGGCGCGACCAGCACGTAGTCCTCTCCCGAGACCAACCCGCCGACAGTGAACGTCACGTAGTTCGGTGCCTGTCGCAGGGTGTTCGTCAGGTCGAACACTTTGTCGTTGGCGGACAGATCGGTGGCCTCGACGCCAAACCCAAAGGCGCCGATGATGGCGCTGCCAGTACTGACGCCGCAGAACGGAAAGCTCAGGGTGCGCTCCGTCACGGTCACGTTGACCTGGCAGGTCGCACCCGACGTGCCACCCGTGATCACTTGGTTGTCGGTCGGCGGCACGCCGGTGAGCAACTGGATCCACATCTTGGTCGGGGCATTGACGTCGTTGATCGCCAGCATCTGCCCGGTGCCGCCCGACCACGACACCGCCTCGAAAGCGCTGAAGTCCGTGACACTGGGCGTGTCCACTGTGATCTCGTGCGTGATGCCACGAAACAGCTCGCCGTTCAGTCCGTAGAGCGTCTCGGCAGTGCCGCGCCGAGTGAGGTACTTCATGCGCTCATAGAACTGGTTGATCGTGTACGTGTCCCGATTCCACTCCGAGTAGTAGAACTCGTCGGTGGTGTCGTTGTTCACGTCGATGCCGTTGTACCCCTCGCTGGTGTTCGTGATCGTGACCCAGCCGGCGACTGTGACTGACGCCGTCGCGTTGTTCAGATCGTCGGCGTAGGTAAGAGGCACCACGTTCACGCCTCGGCCGGTGCCATTGACCCGGAACTCGGAAAAGGTCTTGCCCCACTCGCGCGTCTGGAAGAGCAGCTTGCGCCCGTCGATGTCCGCCGCCGCCGTGCGCACCTTCACCATGAAGCGGTGACTAATGCCGTTCGTGGGGTCGGGGTTGATGCCCTTCAGCGCGGAGCCGTCGGGTATGCTGTTCCAGAAGTCGCTCGCTATGAGCGCTCCGGCCTGGACGATCTCAGCGTGCGCGCCAGCGTTCGCAATGATCTGCACACCGTCATAGATGACGTCTCCATTGGTCTGAATGATCGAGCCACCGTAAACGTACTCGGCCGAGGCGTCGTCCAGGTTGTACCCGTTCAACAGCGTGATGATGGTGTCGTATGCCTTGTCGCTCGGCGTGTCGCGCGTGATGTCCATGTAGTCATCACCCGATGACGAGGCGTCGTCAGCCAGGTCTTGAAGCCAGCGGTGCAGTTCGAGCACGGTCACCCAGTTGGCACCAGCCGCGGTGTGGATCGGGCCGATGTACCGCACGTCCTTGTCGTTCTGAATTTCCCACTTGGTTGCGTCGAGTACCATGGTGTCCAGAATCCTAGGCGCAGGGTGACCAGCCGGGCAAACTTTCCGACCACCGGATCACGGTGGGGGCACCATGGCCTGCATTCTCCACAGTACGCGCAGGAGCACGATGTAGCCCGCCAGGTCGTTCCACACGTCCTCGGTGTCTTCGGGATCCATGGTCTTCAAGCGACTGAGCTTGTCGTCGATGCGCGTCAGGATCTGCTCTTCCGGGGTGCTCCGGCTGGCGATACGCAGGGGCTCCAGGGCGCTGTTGCCGTACTTGCGGTTCTTCTCCAGCAGCATGTCCCGAAGCGCCTCGCACTCCTCGGTGATCAGCTTGGCTGCCAGTGCGATATTGTTGGGGTCGCTCATTTTGCTTTTCTCCGGGGCTTCGGTTTGGGTGCTCGCGGTGGCGGTGACTCGGCCCAGAAGAGCACGGTGACTTCTAGCGCCTCGCAGCCCAGCTCGCGCATGGCCACGGCGCGCGCCGCAAACCACTCCGGCGCTTCGATGATCATGCCCCTGCCGTCTTTCTTCAGACTAGCTTTCCACAACGCCACCGCGTCACCTCTTCGGTTGACGCTTGTCGCGCAGCTCCAGCACCGCGTCAACGCCCTGGCGCACGTACTCGGCCACCGGCACCCGCGTCTCCTGGCTGAGCACCTTCAGGCGCGCGAACTGGTCCGAGCGCAGCGTGACGCCGATCTGCATCATGCGGCCCGGTCCGATCCGTTTCATCGCAGCTCCTCGGGTTCCTTTGCGATCGGCGCCCGAGCCGCGCGCTCCGCACGCTGGTAGACCGCGCGCAGCTTGGTCAGATCGGCCGGCTGCACCGACCAGTCGGCCACGCGCGGGTCCTGCTCTTCGTCCGGCACCAGGTGTCCGGTCTCTAGATCCACCTCGAAGAGGTCTCCCAGGGGCCAGCTGATCACGATGCGGCCGGCGGCGGTAAAGTCAGGGCGCAAAAAGGCGTACACGATCTTGGTGCGTCCACAGCGATGCTCGACGGTGATGTTCATGAAGTCTCCTCACTCTTCGCCAGCGCCAAAGCGCGAAGCCCAGCGCGACTCAGCCCGCTGGCCACGCCGCGCAGCATCTCGCGCTCGGCGCTGTCTTCTGGAGCGCGGCGCGCCAGCGCGCCTTCCTCTTCCGCCAGCTGCTCGGCTACACGCGCCAGTGTCTCGACGCGCCGATACTTTTTCGCCTGCAGGGCCTTCTCCAGCTCGGCGCGCACACGCTCGGCCTGCCCAGGCACGAACCGGCGCGGCTCAGCCGAGGGATCCTTGCAGCGGAACAGTTCCCAGGCGGGCACGTAGACGCAGCGACCGTGCGAAATCAGGATCCACATGTTGTTCATGTTCGGGCGCACCACGCCCCGGAAAAGCCGGCCGTGGCGGCGGCAGTACAGCGTCTCGCCACTCACGATGGCGCAGCCGTCCCGGTCCTTGCTCCCCCAAGCCCCCGTCTCCTTGGCCGAGGGCCAGCCGCTCGCGTCCCGCTCGAAGCGCCCGCCGCACTGCCAGTCGGACTCGAAGTTCCAGCGGCGGTTGAAGGCCGCGAGCGGGTCGCCTTCGTCGGTCCGTTCCTGCGCATGGCGCAGCACGGCCAAGAGATCTGCACTCACGATGCCCTGGCGCGTGCCCTCCAACACGTAGCCGAGGGCCAGCAGTTTCTTGAGGACGTGACTCATCTCGACGGCGCACGCGAGCTGCATCGGCCGTGGCATCCGCGTGAACTTGTCAAAGTCGTATCGACCGCCGTGGCGGTTCTCGACGTTCACGTTCTGAAAGAACTCGAACTCGAACATTCGCCCCATGGTGTGCGCTGCGAACTCCAGCTGCCCCTTGCGCCCGACATAGTGCGAGCCCGCCAGGCGCGCCGCGACGCCGGGATCGCGCTGGACCCACCAGCCGCGCCGCACGAGGTGACCCAGGACCGCGCGGAAACGCTGGAGCACGGTCTCCGTGACGCTTTCCTCCCGCGCGCCGATGTGTGTCTTGAAAAAGTTGATCGTGCCCCGCGGCTTCGGGTCCACCCGCGCGCGACCGTGGTCTACATCGCAACGCAAACTGGGCTCGGTCATGACCCAGCACCCTCCATGCCGCAGGGCGATTCGTTCTCCAGCCGCGTGAGCAGCTTCAAGCTCATAGCGGCGTACCCAGAAGCAAGACCGTACTCGGGCGCGTCGCGCAGCACGTACACCACCAACGCAAGCAGCGTGCGACCGGTGAAGATCTCCTGATCCCGCAACTCGAACTTCGCGATCTGTTCCGGAGCCCGCAGTTCCTTCAGGTGCAGGACATCTCCGATCTTGAAGCCCCGGTCGTCTGGTCGCAGCTCGAAGGTCTTGCGGCTGTGCCAGATGTTGTGGAAGCTCTTCGCGTCCGTCTTCAGTTCGTGCAGCGTGCTCACGTGCTCTCCTTTTCCGGCGCGATCCGATTGCGTGCAATGTCGGACTGGCGCGGCTCGTCGTAGTCCTCGTTTCCCTGCAGTCGCTGCCTGAGGATGCGCAGGCTGGCACTCAGCCTGCCCTCCTGAAACAGCCGATCGATTTGCCAGCTCCAGCGCGCTCGCTCGCTCGCCTTCCCGCGCACGCGCCCGACGATGTATCCGACCACGAACGCCACCTGCATTGCGGCAATCACCGCCCACGTTTCCGTCTGCATCCCGTCGCCCCTTTCCTACATCAACCGATGCGCCGCGTAGCCCAGGCCCAACAGAAACAACCACATGGCCAGGTTCACGATCACGCGCGCCCAGTCTCGCTTGCTTCGCTCGAACTTCTCTTCCTCCGTCATCTCGGACGGCGCGTCGTAGCTCTCCGTGAACAGCAGTTCCCGGTGCGCCCCGCCCGTCAGTGCGCGGCACAGCAGGTCCAGCCCGAAGGCGTGCACGAACGTGATGGCCGGCACACCCAACGGCACCAGGAACCACCTCCAGAGCTGCATCACCGTCAGGGCGTGCACAGCCGTGCTGAGCCCAGAGAACCCCCAGAGCAGCGGCCTCACGAGGTCACCCTCGCCACGATCGCCAAAAAGCCGTCGTCCGTCTCGATCACCAGCTGGTCCTGCGCGCGCTTGAGCTGGAAGTGAGCGTCCGCGGCGCGCACGGCGTCCAAGAGATAGCTCGGGTTCACCAGGACGTCGCAGTCACCCGCCGGCTCGACCGGGATCACGTCACGTCCCGAGCAGTCCTCGTGCGCCACGCTGACCTCCATGGTGTCGCCGCTGACCACGATGTGCAGCGGCACGTCCTGGGTGGTGCGGGCCGCCGACACCGCTTTGAGCACGTCGATCGTCAGTGGCCCAGGCGCGCGACACACCGGCGTCAGCTCGATGCTCTCCAGCAGGCGACGCCACGGCGGAAACTCTCCCGAGGGCAGGGAAGCGCAGATCAGCGACTGCTCGGTTTCGAGGAACAGCGTGTTGGTCTCCTTGCTGATCTGCACGCCCCCGCCCAGCAGCAGCTGGTGCGCCAGCTTGAGCACCGGCGAAGGGAAGAACAGCTCGATGTCCGGCGCCGTCCAGGGCTCACGCGAAATGGCCAACGTCGGCCCAGACAGCGCAACCGCGGCCAGTTCGTTCTCGTGCACGACGACCGACACGCCGTCCAAGAACGGCCGATCCCGGTTGGTCGAGATGGAGTGCTTCACGCGCCAGAGAGCGCGCGCCAGCTCGGGGCCCGCCACGAAGCGCTCCACGTCGCGGTTGGGCTGGCTGAGCTTGGGAAACTCGGCGCCGTTGCGCCCCGCGATCGTGTACTGCCGCTGGCCGGCGCACGCGACCACTAACCGCCAGCCCTTCTCGATCGACAGCTTTACGTTGCCTGCAGGCATCGACGCCAGCGCCGAGCGCAAGCGCTTGAAGTGCACCGCGATGGGCGTCGGGCTCTTGACCTGCGCCTGCACCTCCGTGTCCACCGACACGATCAGGTTGGTGGCGCAGAGACGCAGCGCGTGCTCGGACGGCTGCAGCAGCACCAGCCCCGCGAACGGGTGAGCGGCGCGTTCCTCGGCGGCAGGCTCACAACGATCGAGCCCCGCCAGCAGCTCGTCGCGTTCCACAATCAACATGATGGGCATGGATGTCTGGTGCTCCTTGGGAATGGCCCAGGGTTACCACAAGCCCGTTGCTAATTGCTAACACTTTGTTAGCATCGCTGACATGACCGAATTTCATGAGGATCAGGAAGTAGCGGCGAGCCTGGTGCGCGCCCAGACCCTAGCCGTCGTGCGCAAGCTCTCGAAGGGCCTGGGGCCAGCCGAGCGCGCGCGCCTGGCGGCCACGCTACTGAACACCGTGTGCTACTCGCGCCTGGAGCTGAAGGGCGACTCCGAGTGGCTGGCTGAGATGCTACGGGAGTTCTGGCAGTGGGCCAGCGACGAGCACCGGAGGACGCTGGCCAATGCAGTGTGCGAGCAGCTGATCGCGTTCGTGCGCAACGTGGACTCTGCGCAACCGTCTTACAGCGAGCGCGAGGTGATGACGGACTTCATCAAGGCGGCGGCGCGGGCGCTGCGGCAGGACATGGCGAAAGCGGCGGTGACCGCGGACACCCTGAACGCGATCAGTGGTGACAAGCCGTGATCCTGCTGGGGCGCGAGCGGGACTACCAGATCCCGGACCAGTACGTCGAGCGCACTGACGACCAGGTGGGCGTGCCCGCACTGCACCTCTGGGTGCTGGCCGAGGACGGTGACCCGCCCGGCGCGCTGGAGGGCGCACTGAGCGCGGCGCTGGATGAGCTGTTCGAGCTGGCCGGACAGGTATCTATGCAGCTCCGGCAGCAACGCGATCCGAACGCAGTACCGGACGGCCGGGTGTGCACGGAGTACGAGATTGCGCTGGTGGAGCGCTTCTGTGACATGGTGAGCGTGCGGCACCATGGTGTGGTCGAGCGCGCCTTCGGGCGCGGGCGGTTGCCGGATAGGGAGGGCGGTGGAGTGTTCGATGACGACGTCTTCCAAAACTGATTCGCAGCACCTGCTGCGCGCGGCAGGAGGCCGCTGTCAGTGCACGGGTGAGTGTGGGCACAACCACCGCTGGAGCGCCGGAGAGATCACGTTGCGCTGCGGGGCGCCGCACGGCTGCAACATCCAGCGCAAGCTCGGTCATCCCAGCTGCTGGCGCCTAGCGGGCACCGACGAGCGCCCGCTACAGTACGCCGAGCTGTACGACGAGCAGATCATGTTCGTGGAACTCGTGCCCGTGGGAGAGAAGGTCTACTGTGGATTTTGTCGACGACGACTTCCCAAGTGAGCCGCACGAGGCCGACACCGACGAGCTACTGGACACGCTGACCGGTGGCGTTGTTCAGCACGTCATCACAAACGAGGCCGTGGTCACTAACAGTGGCACGTCTAGCGTGGTGATCCGGTTGCGTTTGATCGGCGGCTCTATGCGCCAGGTGCAACGGGAGCTGTGGTATCTGAAGACCGCGGCGCGCGAGCGCGGGGGTGTCTTCGTGTGTGACGTGGAACCTGAAAAGGGAACCGCATCGATCCGTGTTCGTTTGAGCTTCTGGAATGTGGACAACTTCGTGCGAGCGAGAGAGATCCTGAATTCGTTGCTGGATGGTTGACAGACGCGCAGCGCCTTTGTTAAAGGCTTGAACATGTTTGCCACAGCCAAAACCCCTCACCGTGGCAGATCGCCACAGCCCGCTTCGGAAAAACCTCAGCAAGTTCGTGAGCGGCGATTGGTGGTCGTGCTGGACAAGTCCGATGCCAAGGACATGGAGCGCATCGCCAAGCACGAGAAGCTCTCGAAGAGCGACTGCGTCAGGCGTCTCATCCGTGACCGAGCCCGCCAGCTCCCCACGCGGGTGGGCTGATGCGATGGGATACCCAATCGAACCACTGCTCTGGGATGACGAGAAGTTCGTGGGTCGCAGTCGGCTGGGCAAGCTGCTCTGGCTGTACCTGCTGACCGGACGGTGTCGCAGTCGGCTGCCAGGGCTGATCGCGACCGAGGTCTTCATCGTCGCGAGACGACTACGCGAGCCGCAGGCGGAAGTCGAGCTGGAGATGTCCCGGCTGATCGAGGACGGCATGGTCGAGCTGGACGAGCCCCTGCAGCTCATCCGGGTCAAGAACGCCCCCCGCTACGCCGGCATCTGCCCGAACCCGAACATTTTGCGCTCCTGGTACCGGATCTGGAAAGAGCTGCCCAAGAGTCGCCTGAAGTACGAGCACCTGGGCATCCTGCACCAGCACTGCGTGGCCGGGGCTCACGAGCAGGTGCGGGCGGAGTGGGGCCGGTCGTTCCAGAAAGACTGGGACACTTGGAACGGTTCCCTAAACGGTTTGGTAAACGGTTCCGGTAACGGTTTACCAAACGGTTTAAACGGTTCCGGTAACGGTTCCCTAAACGGTTTGGGTAACCGTTCCTCCGATCTGGATCAGGATCAGGAACAGGATCAGGATCTGGATCCAACCGTTTCGGAAACGGTTTCGGTAACGGTTCCCGAAACCGTTTCGGCAAGACCACAGCGTTCGCACACACACACTAAAAGTTCCTCTATTTCCCAGAGGATACCAGCAGCGCCAGCCTCTCCGGGCAGGGTGGCGACCATCGCCGAGCTGCGTCGCAACCGAAATTCCAGTCAGGTCGAAAAGAAGGGGTAGGGCATGGAGCCGGTCGGAGAGGGAGACGCCGCCGACGCCCTCCGGGGCGCCCTGGCGAGCGGCCGGGCTGCGCTGGAGGTCGCCATCGAGGCGGCCGGTGGCGTCGCGGCCTGGTGGCACCAGCAGGGCCTGGGCGAGCCTCCGGCGACGCTCACGGTCGAGCAGGTGCTGGCGGACACCTGGGGCTTCTGGGACTGGGCAGCGGAGCGCGAGCGGCTGTGCGCGCGATGCCCCCCGCATGGCGGCGCCTGCGCCGGCCCGGTCGAGCTGTTCCGGGGGCGGCGCCTGGGCCTGCACCCGACGGGGGACCACTACGTCGCCGCCAAGTGTCCGCGCTGGGTCGAGTGGGTGCTGCGGGACTGGTTGCGCCGCTCGGGCGTCGAGCCGCGCAACGTCGGCTACTCGCTCGATGACTTTGAGACCACCGAGCAGACCTTGCTCGCGCTGGACACGTTCGTCGAAACCGTCTGCGCCAATAACGACGCCTGGCTGATCGTCTCCGGTGCACCAGGTACCGGCAAGACGCACCTGGCCGTCGGACTGCTGCGCGAGATCAAGCGCCGCCAGCGCTCGCGCGAGTGCTGGTACAGCAACATGCTCAGCTTGCCGCGTGAGCTGAAAGACTTTTACGCGGACAAGAGCGACGCCGAAGATCCGCTGGAGCGCTTGCGCTCGACGCCGGTGCTGTTCCTGGACAACCTGCCGACGCGGCTACCGTCTTGGTTGCACGCTGCGTTCGAGGAAGCGCTGTCGGTGCGCTGGCAGTTTCAACGCCCGACGGTCATCACTTCGCACAACACGTTCGAGCAGGTCACCACCAGCTTGGGCGCGCTCACGGGACTGTCCACCTCAGCGGTTTCGATCACGTTGGGTGAGCCGTGACGCAACCTCACCGGCAAACGGAGCGGCCCACTGCTCAGGCGCGCGGCAACCTGATGCCGCCGCATGACCTGGATGCCGAGGGCATCGTACTCGGTCACCTGTTCGAGCATCCCGAGCAGCTGGAGAAGGTCGCTTTCCTCAAGCCCGAACACTTCTACGCGCAGGCCAACACGCTGGTGTACCGAGCCATGCTCGACCTCAGCGAACTCGGCACCGAGGTGGATGTCGTTGCGGTCGCCACGCGCCTGCGCGCCCAGTCCGAGCTGGAGCGCGTCGGTGGCACGCCCTATTTGCACAAGCTGGCCTTCGAGCAGCCCGCGTGCGTGCGTCCCGAGCAGCACGCCATGGTCGTTTTCGAGCGATGGCGTTTGCGTCAGGTCATCGCGTACTCCCAGCAAGCGGCTGCTGTGGGATTCCAGACCCCCGAGGATGTGCAAGCGTTCATCGAGCAGCACGAGAACGCCATCGCCGAGCTGGCCTACCAGAACCGCCGTCGTGGCTTGGAGCTGGCGGCCGACATTCTCGCCAAGCAGCTCGAAGTCATCCAGGACGCACACGAGCGCGGCGGTAGCGCCAGCGGCACAGCGACCGGCTTCAAGGATCTCGATAACCTGACCGGTGGCTGGTACGGCGGCGACCTGACCATTCTCGCGGCGCGCCCCGGCATGGGCAAGACCACGCTGGCCCTGACGTTGATCAATCACGTGGCTCGCCCGCGCGAGGAACCAGAGGACCAGGACGCTGCGGCGCTGTTCTCGCTGGAGATGCCCAGCGACCAGCTGGTGGTTCGGATTGCCTGCGCGCGCGCTGACGTGCCGTACACGGCCGTGCGCCGCAACGTGCTCACCAAGGAGCACATTCAGCGTCTGCTGGAGGCGCACGAGTACCTCAAGCGCGTGCCGCTCTGGATCGATGACACACCCTCGCTGTCCATTGCGGAGCTGCGCGCCCGCGTGCGCAAGCTACGGCGCGAGGTCGAGCAGGGAACGTCCAAGGTGGCTGCCAAGCGCCTGGGTCTGGTGGCGATCGACTACCTGCAGCTCATGACGGGTATCCGCCAGCGCGGCGACTCGCGCGAACAAGAGGTCAGCTCCATCAGCCAGGCGCTCAAGAACCTCGCTAAGCAAGAGGCGGTGCCCGTGCTGGCACTCAGTCAGCTCAACCGCGGCTTGGAAGCCAAGTCCGGGCGCAAGGACAAGCGCCCTCAGCTCCACGACCTGCGCGAGTCGGGCGCCATCGAGCAGGACGCGGACAACATCTGGTTCGTGTTCCGGGAGGGCTACTACGACGACGCGAAGGACAAGAACGACACCGAAGTGATCGTGGCCAAGCAGCGCTCGGGCCCCATCGGATCCGTGTTTCTGATCATGGACGCGGCCCGCGCTCGCTTCCGCGCGAAGGTCAAAGATGGCGACGTGGACCCAGACCAGTACGACGGCGACTACGAAGACAGGTGAGAGATGTATCGGTGGCGAATGATTCATGCGGTGCTTCCTCAAAACAAGCGGGACCAGGTCGTCACTGGGTACTCGGAGGTCGACGCCAGGTCCGCGCTAGAGGCGATCGAGAAGTGGCAGTCGCTCAAGCAGCCGAGTTGGCATCTGGTTGACATGGAGGTCGCGTGCTGAGCCGCCGAGCGTTCCTGTTGGCCAGCTTGTCGGCTGCGGTAGTCGACGCCGCTCCGCCCCCGCGCACAGCCGTGCTGCTGCTGGGCGACTCGTTGGCCTTTCAGCTGGGGCCCCCGCTGTGGCGCCAAGCGCGCGAGGTCAAGCAGCGCGTGCACGTACGCGCGCACGGCGGCAGCAGCGCCCGCCAGTGGATCCAGCGCCGGTGGGTATCTCGGGCGGCGTCGTCGGTGCGAGCTGAGCGCGTGCTGGTCAGCCTGGGCGTGAACTGCACGCGCTCCGAGCGTCCGCGCTTGGCGCAGGACATTGCGACCATCGTCGACATCATCGCCGATCTGGGCGCTCCCACCCTGTGGCTGTTGCCGCCACCGCTGCGCTTCTCGACCGAGTACCTGGTGCAGGCCGTCAGTGAGGCCGGCGTCCCGAGCTTCGCACCAGGCCCGCTTCCGATGGAAAGCGATGGCGTGCACCCAACCTATCGCGGCCAGCAACGCTGGGCGCAGCTGCTGGTAGCTCACCTCTGGGGAAGGAACGAACAATGATCAAGAAACTGTTTGCTGACGAACGCACGACCACGCACAACCTGACCTACTACGGCGTCAAGTTCTATCCGCTGGAGCCCCGCGCCAGTGACGTGTTGATCGAAGACATCGCCCATCACCTGAGCCTGCTCTGCAGGTTCACGGGCGGCATTCGCTGTCTGTACTCGGTGGCGGAGCACTCGGTGCGCGTGGCGCAGTTCGTCGCCAGCGTGCAGCCTGAGCACGCGCTGTGGGCGCTGCTGCACGACGCTTCCGAGGCCTACACGAACGATCTCGCTCGACCGCTCAAGCACACCAAGCACCTGGCTCCGTTCCGAGACATCGAGCGCAAGATCATGCTGGCGGTGCTGGAGCGGTTCAACCTGCCCCAGGTCGAGCCGGCCATCGTGCGCGAAGTCGATCGGCGCATCTGCCTGACCGAGGCGGCGCAGCTGCGCGATCACGGCAAAGAGCACTGGGGCGCCATGATGGAGCACGCGGAGGGATGGACGCCGCTGCCCATCACGATCGATCCCTGGACTCAGGACGTGGCCAAGCGGAGATTTTTGCAAGCCTTCCAGCTCTACGGAGGTCGCCTGTGAACATCCGGGTGTACTTGGTGCTCTCCCCGGAGTACCCAGACCGCGTCATGGTTTCGTCGCACATGCCCAGCGCCGCACGCGCCCGAGCGTTGCGCGAGCAGGGCTGCGAGGTGCACGTGGCTGACGTGCACATCCAGACCGACATGGAAAGTCACTGGCGTCCAGCCAAGGCTTCAGTGACCAAGGTGCTGCCGGACTACCACGGCCAACGGGTGAGGGGCCCCAGGACAGCTGGCGTCGCCAGTTGCCCCAACGACCGCCAGGTGCAGGTCGAGTGGACCGACGGCTCGGTGGGTACGTTCGATCGAGATCGGTTCGAGCAGATGCTGACAAGCGGGGCACTGGTGCCCGTCGTGGAGGAGTCATGAAGAAGAAGGCCGTCAACCGTCGCCTGCAGGCGCAGCTCAGCAAGGCCAGCGCGAAGTGGAACTCCGCAGATCCCTATCCGCGCCACAAGCAGCCCTGGACCTCGCGCGAGGACAAGCTGCTGCTCAAGCTGATGGGCCGCACAGCTCGGCCCAAGAGCCAGGACCCAACGGAGCTGTACGACATTGCGGTGCGCGTGGGCCGCACGCCCATGGCCATCGCGAAGCGCCACCAGTTGCTTTGCCTCGCCATCAGCTACGGAGCGCCGCTGTGAGCGAGGTCGAGCGAACGCTGGATGCGCTGTCTGGCTACCGGACTGAGCCCTACCGATCTCCGTCTGGTCAGCGCTCGCCTCCGTTGCAAGTGGTCACCAGAACAGATTTGCAATCCGGCGAGCACTACGACCTGCAGATTGGTCCAGTGATCGTCGCGACGTTTTACGATCTGTATTTGGCCAACGCGGTAGCTGCCGCGATCGACAGCAACCTGCCTTCCCACCCCACTTCTGTCGAGTGCGCGCTACATACGGCCGTCAAGAACTTGCTGAATGCGCAGGCCATGAAGTTCCTCCTGGTGGAGGTGCTGCGCAATGCTCGGCAGCAGTACGAGCAGCGCTCGACAGACCCTTTGGAGGGCAACATCTTCGGGTGCAGAAAGATCGCGGCGGTGCTGGCGGAAGAGCTGACCGCACTGGGACACCAGGAGGTCCGATGACCACGCGCTTCTATCTCGACACGGAGTTCATCGAGGACGGCAAGACCATCGAGCTGATCTCGATTGGGATGGTCAGCTCCGAGGGTCACGAGTACTACGCGATCAATCGCGACTGCCACTTCGAGCGCGCCGACGAGTGGGTGCGCACGAACGTCCTAGCCAAGCTACCCTGGCCTTGGCCCATGGCGACCCAGCACGACTTCCGCGGGTCCGCCATGCCTGTGTTGCGCGAGCATTTGGATACGCCGCCCTGGTCGCCTCTGAGCGCCATCAAGCCTGAGCTGTTAGCGTTCATTCGGCAGCACCCGCCCCCCTACGAGTTCTGGGCGTACTTCGCGGACTACGACTGGGTGGTGTTTTGCCAGCTGTTCGGTCGCATGATCGATCTGCCTGACGGCTTTCCGATGTTCTGCTGCGACCTCAAGCAGGAGATGAAACGTCAGGGCATTCGACGCGAAGAGCTGCCGCCCATTGCCAACGAGCACGACGCGCTGTCGGACGCGCGCTGGGTCAAGCGCTGCTTCGAGGGCGGCGTAGGTCACGAGTGGATGAAGGGACAATCAAGATGAGACTGAACGAGCTGAGAGACACGAGCTACGAAATCGCCAAGAGCAAAGGCTGGCACGACCCGGAGTTCGACACCGCGACATTTGCGGATCGGATGGCGCTGGTGATCAGCGAGCTGGCCGAGGCGCTGGAGTCACACCGGGTCGATGCGGACTTGCTTTACTTCACCGGCGTCGCGTCCGCCGCCGTTCCGGAGACTCACGCGGCCCGCTTGGAAATGGCGGAGCGCGGAGCGAAACCAGAGGGCACGCTCATCGAGCTAATCGACGCACTGATTCGCATCGGGGACTGCGCCGGCCGACACGAGATCGATCTAGAGGCCGAGGACGGTAACCCGCTCTTGGTGGAGCGGCTTCCCGTGCCCACCGACAACGGACCGCCCGTGCCCACGTTCGGATCCTGGATGTGCGCGGTCAGTCACTCGCTCGCGCTCGCTGCGATGTACCCCGATGACGCACCGTCTGGTCAGCGCTTCTTCCTGGTTAGCGCAACCAGGCAGATCGGTTACATGCTGCACTGGTTGGGGATCTCTGGCGACGAGGTCGTGCGCGCGATCGAGATCAAGCACGCCTACAACCGAACGCGATCGTTCCGCCACGGAGGCAAGAAGCTGTGACGCAAGACGGGCAAGAGGAGAAGTTCAACCCAGAGGACGACCGGAACGCATCGAATGTTCTGGTGCGTGCCGGATACCTGCGCGCCATGGCGATGAAGGCTCCGGCGAAGAGCGACGACCGGCTGTTCTTGCTTCAGGCTGCGCGTTCCCTGATGGCCTACGCTGCCAGCTTGCGTGGGGTTGCTGGCAACGGGTGGGACAACGCGCACGTTGGCGCTTTCGCTTTTCAGACCGAGGACGAGGACCCGTTGACAGACGACGAGCTGCTGGAGAAGCAGAATGCACGTTGACGACTTCATCGACGACTACAAGGGCGACGCCTACGCGCGCTGGATGTTCATGCACTTTCGGTTGCCGGCGACGCTACAGGTGGCGTTCCGTCCCTTCATCGCGGACCGGAAGTTGTTCTGCACGCACGGCGACCAGCGCTTCCGAGTGACCGGCGCGTCACGCCTTGGCGACGTCTGGCTCACCAGCAAGCACGATCAGGACACGGGATACGAAAAGAGGGTGGACCTGGAAGAGTGCACGGACTGGGGGCCGCAGCCCTAAGGGGCCTGGAAACTGGACTGCTCGGCAGCGGCAGACGTACTCTTGGGGCCCATGAGCTACCACCTCGCTGCACGCCGCCCGATCGGCGCCGTCGACACTGGCAACGCTGTGCTGTACGTCGGCGTCGTGGCCCTGCTGGGCCTGCTCGCGCTGGCCTTCGGCGGCGGCCAGCAGCGGCGGCGCGCCTGAGCCGAGATTTGACTCTCGACGCGACTCAGGGGTAGACCACCCTCCCATGAACCTCATCCGCCTGTTCATGGTGCTGCTGGTGTCTGTCTTCTGCCTGGGCGCGTCGTGCTCCGACGTCAAGCCAGTGCTGCCGCGCGCGCTCGATGTCGCCGAGCAGCTCTGTCTGTTGCTCAGCGCTGAGCAGAAGCCCGGACTGAGTCCGCGCGAGGTCGCCGAGCAGCTCTGCAAGACCGAAGCTCAGCTCCGCCCGTTTCTGGACTACGTGCTGCGCGCGAAGCAGCTGGGCGTGAGCACGGCCGAGCCGGCTACCACGGTGACGGTGACGGTGGTCAGCCCGGACGCGGCAGTGCTGGACGGTCCGGCAGAATGATCTCGACGCTCGTGCGCGGCGCGCTGGGGCGCCGCGGAACCGGGTACCGTTTCCCGACCTACCCGTCCGCGCGGGAGACGCCAGACTTCGCCAAGCTCGGGTTGCCCTCGCGCGAGTTGCCCGAGAGCTTCTCGTTGCGCGAGTACGTCGTGGAGGTGTTGGACCAGGGCCCGACCAATTCGTGCGTCGCCCAGGCCATCGCCCAGGCCATGCGCATCCAGCGCGCCTTCCGCGATGAGCCCGCCCCGCTCTACTCGCCGCTCTTCTTCTACTTCAACGGCCGCGCGCGCACCGGCGACGAGCGCTTCGATGACGGCACCTACGTGGCCTCGACGTTCGACGGCATCCTCGACAAGGGGATGACCGAAGAGAAGTACTGGCCGTTCAACAGCTGGAAGGTCAACCGTCGACCCAGCTGGAACGCCTATCGCATGGCCGCCGACAGCTCGCAGATCAAGGGCTGGTACCGCGTGTACGACGACGACGCAGACGCCTTGCTGCTCGCGATCAAGTCGGCCGTGCATGCAGGTCGTCCGGTCGTGGCGGGCTGGCGCGTGAACAAGACTTTCCTCGACGATCGCGGCCCTGCCGTCGTCGAGAATCCCAGCGGATCGATGGCCGGTGGTCACGCAATGGTCGTGACCGGCTGGGATGGCGACAACATCGAAGTGCTGTCATCGTGGAGTTCAAGATGGAGAGACGGCGGATACGTTTTGCTCAGTCCCGACTACGCGGCGCGCTGCACCGAGGCTACGGTGCTGGACTTGCGATCCTGATCACGCTGGGCTGCGATCCGGCGGCGTACCCGGAGCGGCCCAGGCCCGTGGATGCTGGCACTCCAGCGGATTGCGCAGCAGCGTGCTCTCACCTGCAGCAGCTGGGCTGCGAAGAGGCCAAGCCCACCCCGAAGGGCAAGACGTGCGTGCGCGTGTGTGAGGACGTCGAGGCGAGTGGCGACGTGACGCTGATGCCTGCGTGCGTGGTCAAGATCGAGCGCTGCGAAGACATCGAGCAGTGCTCCTATGGTCGTGACCCGTGATCGTGCTGGGGGTCGCACCTGGGCTGAGCGAGCTGGCGTACTCCGTCCTGGCTTGCTACCCCGATGCGGTCCTCGCAGATCCGATCGACGCTGACGTCTTGCACGGCGGGCGCGGAGGCCCGCCTGTCGGCGTAGTGCAGCTGCAGCGGCGCACGCACGTGCATCACATGATCCTTGGGTTGATCTTCGAGCGGCACACCCCAGCGCTGGTCGTGCTGGGTCCGCCCAGCAAGCTGAAAGAGCCGCCCGAGCACACGCAAGCCGTGCGCATGCTGCTGCGCGTGATCGCGGAGGGCATGCGAGTGCCGGTCGTCGAGCTGCCGGAGAAGGACGAGATGATCTCCGCGCTCGGCGCCGACCAGCGCAGCTGGCGCCGCACGGTGGACGAGCGGCTGCGCTCGCCGATGTCCTCGCACGACCGGCGCATCGTGCTGGCCACGGCCACGGCGATTGCTGGCCTGAACACCTTCCGCCGCCGGTCGACCTTGACGGGCGACTACCCCGCCTGTTAGGTCTGCGGTCGATGTCCGAGGCCAGCGTTCCTGCCACGCGGGAGATGCACCCGCGGTGCCCCATCGAGAAGCTGCGCGTCTGGAAGGACCAGCCCCGCAGCAACGCTGCCGCCAGCGAAGGGCTGGACGAGCTGGCCAGCTCAATTCAGGCGACGGGCGTCATCGAGCCACTGGTGGTCCGCCGAACTGGGTTCGACGAGTTCGAGATCTTGGCCGGCGAGCGCCGCTGGCGCGCGGCCCAGCGCGCGGGGCTGCTCGAAGTGCCCATCGTGGTGCGCGAGTGCTTGACGGACGCGGACGCGCTGACGATCGCGCTCACCGAGAACACCGCACGCGAAAACCTGAGCTTCGCCGACTTCGCGCACAGCGTGCAGCGCTTGCGAGACATGACCGGCGCCACCCTCGAAGAGGTGGGCAAGCGCATTGGCTGCTCCACGACCTACGTCTCGCAGTGCCAGGTCGTGGCGGCCATGCCCGAAGAGGTGCTGCAGCTCAACCGCGACGGGCACCTGGGCACCGCGGCTTTGCTCCACCTGCGGCACGTCAAGACGCCGACCGCGTGCATCGAGCTGGCGCAGCGCGCCGTGCGCGAGTCGCTGCCCGTCGCCGAGGTCAAGAAGCTCGTCGATTCCGCGAAAGAAAGCCGCCGCGTGCGCCCCGGCCAGAACACACCCCGCGGGCACAAGAGCGCGGGCGTGCGCGACCTGGAGATGCGTTTCGCGCGCCGTCTGGGCTTGCGCTGCGACATCGCGCACGAGCGCAAGGGCTTCAAGCTCACCCTGGTGGGCACACTGGATCAGCTGGATCAGCTGGTCGAACAGCTGGAGATTTGAGATGTTCCTAAGCCAAGTCATCGTATGGGCTGTTTTGGTGATTTCGATCGGCTGGATCGTGCGCCTGTACGTGCTGCGCCACCAGGACCATGCCCGCATGACCGAGGCGGCCGAAGCACTCAAAGAGCTTCAGGTGTTGGTGGATAAGTCCGCGGAATTGCACGAGAAAGCGGCGAACCGCTCCAAGACGTACTACGAGGCGTGTCTGGGCGTGCAGGCCGAGCGGGACCAATGGAAGAAGCTCTATTACGCCGAGGCGATGATGCACGGCAACGCGCAGCAGCTGCTGCTCACCGAGCTGACGAACCTGCGCACCCAGTACGTGCGCGCGACGGGAGGGAAGCAGCCGCGCGTGAGTTCGCTGGTCGACACGCTCACCCAGGAGTACGCCGGCACGCACCCGACGCCCAACCCGCCAGCGTCCTACGAGGTGCCCGAGACCAAGACGCTGGAGCCCGAGACCAAACAGGGCTAGTAGGTGGGGGAAAATTATGTCCGTAGACGACCACGACTCCGAGCTAGAGCACGAGGCGCCCTGGCGCATCGACGGCCCCACGCCTGCCCAGGAGGTCTACGAGGCCTTCCCCGAGGCGCCTGCGGCCTACGGCATCAACCCCGATGACGGCCTGCCGCAGCCGCGCGTGCCCGCCAGCATCAAGCTCGCGCGCGCAGCCCCGCTCTTGCGCGAGACGTTCGTGTGCATGGAGGACGTGCGCCGCTTCGTGATCCGCGACGACTGGGGCCGAGTGAAGTTCAGCTTCGCTCCCGAGCACGTGCGGCGGTACGAAGACGGGAAGTACCGCGTCGAGGTCACGCCGGCAGTCCCGCACGGTATGGAGGCGCTGGAGTACGTCGTCACGCGGCGTGGGTTGCAGCGGACGCGCCACATCGAGGTCGAGCCCGTGCGCCCGCAGTGCTCGCACTACGCGCGCCAGCTCGTCGACTTCCCCGACGATCCCGACTACCGCTTCGTGGTGCGGCTCTGCACGGCACGGCGCACCGACTCGGGTGAGTTCTTGTCGCTGCGGGACATGAAGATGTACGCCTGCGAGTTGCGCAACCCGCGCGCCTACCTGGTCGACGAAGACCAGCTGGTGCGCTCGGACGAGCAGCGTGTGCACGCTGCGGAGCAGCAGCGCCACGACGAGCAAGACTTCGATCCCACGCGGCGCTCGCACGAGACCATCCCGGCCTCGCCCCGCCCCATTTTCAGTGACTCACCGGTGGACGACAGCTAAAGGAACACTTCATGTCAGACGCAGACAAGGACGCACTGGATCGAGCCATTCAGTTGCGCGACGAAATCGAAGCTCACCGGGTGCGCCTGTCGGCGCTCGCCCAGAACCTGTCTCCCGAGGAAGCCGCCAAGGCGATCGTGAGCGAGGTGTGCGACACCATCATGCCGCTCTTCTCGGACTTCGCGACGGCATGCGTCGAGAACATGTCCGACGAGCGCGAGTTCCTGATGGACGAGATCGTGCCGACGCTCGACGAGTTGGCGGGTGACGAAGGCGACGAAGAGGGCGCCTCCGACGAGTCGCAGCTGACGGTGGCGGACGCCGCGGAGTACACGGCGCTGCTCTCGCACTACCGCGCGCTGCTGCAGGCTCAGCACGACGCGATCGAGTCGGAGTCCGTGAAGGAAGAGCTGGCTGCCTGGATCGGTCGCACTGACGCTGCGACCGCGCGCACGTTGGCCATCACGATCACGGACGAGAAAGAAGAAGAGCCCGAGGAGCCATGAGCGAAGAGACCAGCTCGGCCACGCCGCCGCCGGTCAAGCCGAAGCGCAAGATGTCTCCGGAGCAGCTGGCCAACCTGGCCCGGGGACGCGAGAAGGCTGCCGCCGCTCGCGCCTCCAAGCTGGTGGCCTCGACGACGGCGCCTGGCGAAGAGCTGGACGGTCAGCGACTGGTCAAGGTCGAGCGTCAGCCGTACCAGCACGAGGCGCCTCGGAGCGAAGTCGACGACGACGCCTCGGCTGACGACGACGACGAGTTCCAGGGACCGATCGACGACGATTCGCCGCCGGCCCGGGTGTCCTCGATCGAAGACATCCTGGCGCGCAGCAACCAGCGGCAGCGCCGGCAGCTGGACAGCAACGCGGACAGCGCCGCGGAGACCCGTGCGGAGCGCGAGGTGGAGGAGTACACCAGTGCGCCGGCTGTACCGCCCGAGGAATCGCGCCCCGAGCGGCGCGACGCCCCCAGCATCGGCGCTGTGCAGTTTCGTGAGGGACCGCCAGACCTGTCGACCTCACAGCAGCCGCGCACGCTGGCGGATCTGACTCGTTACCTGGACACCTCGGGTAACTACGAGATCGACGTCACGCGCAAGGCACCGCGGATGTACGGCAGCGTGCCGTGCGCCGGATCCCAGCGACCGATCCGTGGCTACATGACGATGAGCGAGTTCGCGGAGCAGTACGGCGGCGGCGACTACGAGCTGATCCTGTACGGCCCGCCGCGCCGGGGCGGCATCTTCGATCCCAAGCTGGGCAAGATGCGGCCGGTGGCTCTGACTGATCCGGTGCGCGTCACCGTGCCGCACCACTACCCGCCGAACCTGGAAGCGGGCGTTCTGGACGACCTGGAAGAGGAAGAGGAAGACATGCAGCGATTTGGGCCTGGGCTGCGACGGGGGCCCGCGACGGCTGCCGACGCCAAGATCTTCGAGACCAGTCTGCAGCACGAGGAGCGCATGACGGATCGTCAGCGTGATCGGGAGCGGGAGCTGGAGGAGCGCCTGCACTCGATGCCGGCACAGATGAAGCCCTTCATCGACTCGGTGCGTACGACCTCGGAGAAGATGGTCGACGTCGTGCGCGAAGAGTCTCAGCGTCGGGAGGAGCTGCTGCGTGAGAACGCCGAGCAGGAACGCCTGCGCGCTGAGCAGCAGGCCCGCGAGGTGCGTGGCCGTCCGACCGAGCTGGGCGCGATGGCCGACATGGTCACCAAGATGGTCAACGTGATGCGCCCTCAGGAGGGCAAGGAAGCGCACGTGATCGAGACGGCCAGTCGGGAGCGCGAGAATCTGGTCAAGCTGCACCAGGACGAGGTGCGGCGCATCACCGAGACCATGGACGCGCGCATCCGCGACGCGAACGCTCGCGCCGACGATCGCATTCGTGACATCGAGGCCCGAGCCGACCGCCGAGTGCAAGAAGCCGAGCAGCGCGCCGAGCGCTCGGTGCGCGAAGCCAAGGACGAGGTCGCGCGGCAGATCGCGGACGTCACGCGCGTGTACGAAGCGCGCATCAAGGACGAAGAGCGCAACCACGAACGCGAGTTGCGAGCGCGTGAATCGTCCAACGAGGTGCGCGTCGAGTCCCTGCGCACGGCCTCCGAAATGCGGATCGCAGCGAAGGACGACGAGGTCAAGCGGCTGCAGGGTGAGCTGGACCGCCTGCGCCACGATCTGGCCGAGGTGAAGGATCTGCCGACGCAGGTCGAGAAGTTCAAGTCGACGGCCACCACGCTCGGCTTCGTGCAGGCCAGCGAGCAGCACCAGGACGAGGACAAGGAGCCGCCGGACTGGAAGTCCATGGTGGGTCAGATCGGACTCAACCTGGTCAGCAACCTCCCCAACATCATCCAGAGCGCGTCGGACAGCGTGACGCGCATGCGCGCGCAGCAACAGCAGCCCCAGCAGGTCTACAGCCAGATGCAGGGCGACGCCTACCAGACGCAGCCACGCCAGATGGCCGGCGGCGGCGTGCCGGCGTTGCGCGGCCCAGGCGGCCAGCCTTTCGTGCCGCGTCGCCTGGCGTTCGCGACCGAAGACGGCCCGGAGTACGTGGGCGGCCCGCCCATTCAGCCGCCGCCGCGCTACCCGGGTCAAGCGCCTCAGGCACCCGGTGCGCCGCCTGGCGCTCCGCCTGTTCCGCCCGCGCCCCTGCAGGGCGCTCAGCAGCCGCTGGCGCCCGCGCCCCTGCCTCCGCAGGCGCCCCTGCAGGTTGCTCCGCCCATGCCGCCGCCCCAGCCCGCGATGCAGCCGCTCCAGCCGGTCCTGCAGCAGGCGGCTCCCCCGCCGCCCGCCGCCTCGGCTGCGGTCCTGTCCTTGCCCAAGGAACAGCTCGCGCAGATCCGACTTGCGCTGGAAGGCGCGTTCGAGCAAGCCGAGTCGGTCGACGAGGTCGCGCAGAGCTTCATCCAGCAGCTCGGTGCGCCCACGATCGGTCAGGTCGTGGCGAACATCAGCGCCGAGCAGGTCATCGCGACCGTGCAGGCGCAACCCGACGGCGCCACCAGTCCGCTCGTGCGGCGAGAAGGGCAGAAGTTCGTTCGGGCGCTGTGGGAAAGCCTCAAGCAGCGCGTGGGCATGGGCTGATCAACAAGGAGCGAAAGACATGGAACAGCAACTGCATCTGGATCAACTCGCCGGCTACCTCACGCGCACCGACGCGCTGCTACAGCTGACGAAGCAGCAAGCGACTTCTCTGTCTCCCGAGACGCAGGCCGCGCTGGCTGCGCTGGAGGCCGAGCGTGCAGCGTGGCCGGAGTGGGACATCGGGTCGATGACGTGCAATACCGGAGCGCAGAAGCAGCTGCCCTGGGCGCTGCCCGCAACGGTGGAGGTTTCGGCTCCCACCGACAAACCCTTCCTGGTGAGCGAGGTGGACTTCGGTAATGCACCGGTCAACGTGGACGTGCGCGCCCCGGGTCAGCTCAAAGCGTTTGCCACGGGCTCGGGCGTAATCAGTTGCTGGTGCGTGTTGCCCCCAGGCGAGAAGCTCACGCTGAGGATCACGCCCCAGGTGCCGGGGGCTCAGCTCACGAGTCTGCCCGTCGTGAAAGGCTACCCTCTCGGCCGCGCCGAGTAGCACGTGTCCGAAAGTTTGGGTGGCAGAATGATGCCAGGTAACCTCCTGGGTCATGTCGGCAGTTGGCCTGCGTAGGCTCTCACCCGTCCTCACGCTCCTGAACACTCCAGGTTTCGATCTGGAGGGCATCAACACTCATGAGCTGCCGGACGGAGCGATTTGCTACTGCGCAGAAACGAAGTGCGACTTTCAGCTCGACCTGACGTCCACGGCTGCAGCAGTGGTGGGTGCGGTCGTTGTGCCGCTGTCCGGACCTGGACGCTGGAAGTCTGCAGCGCCTTCGGTGCAAGGCAGCTCGACCGTGTTCCGGCGCTCGGACTTCACTCCGCTGACGACGCCGAGCAATGTCCAGGCCACGCTGTTCTCCTTTGCCCTGGATGCCTACCAGGACGGCACATACGACCTGGGCATCCTGGTGCAGCTGCGCAACGAGGCAACGGGTGACACGGCATCCTACCGGCGCGTGGCAACCTTCAAGGTCGTCGCAGGCGTGGTGACGCAAGTGTCGACCACCGACGCGACGTACGACAAGGTGGACGCAGCGCTGGCCGCGTGCGTGGTGACCATCGACACGAGCGGCGGCGACGCGCGTGTGCAGGTGACCGGCTTGCTCGCGACGCCGCTGACCTGGACAGGTGGGTACGAAAGCGCGCTGACGCTCTACTAGCCAGGTTCACATGCTGAGGATGTTCAACAACCTGGGCTGGTCTCCGACAGACGTCGCTGACCTCGTCTTTTGGGGTGACGCCTCCAAGGAGCTGCCCGGAGCAAGCGTGCTCTTCACAGACCGAAGCGGCAGTGGCAACCATGCTGTGGGTACCGGGACCGTGGGCACAACCGTGCAAAACGGTCTGCGCACGATGCGGTTCAACGGCACCACGGATAAGTTCGCCACACCCAACGTCGACTGGACCGCGGTCAACGCCTTCACGATCTGCACGGTGTTCAAGTCGAACAGTGTCGCCGTGGACCAAGCCATTTGCACGAAGGGCTACAGCGGATACCCGTTTGCGTCAGAGGGGACGATGTTTTACATCGACACCTCTGTGTCTGCCGAGGTGAAGGGGGCGCAGTACAGCGCCGGCAACAACTTCAACGTCAAGGATCTGGACGCGGACAACGGACAGAGTTTTGCTGTGCGCTCGCAGCGCGTAAATCGAGCGTTGGCCGCAGCGTACCAGCAGAGCTTCACGCGCGATGGTGGCATCTGTTACGACCCGGTCACCTTTGGTGGCACCGCTGCGGCAGCCGGCCTCGGGAACAGCCCGATCTACATCGGCGTGCACGGCAACGGGACCAACATCCCGCTCTCGGGAGACATCGCAGAGATCCTGATCTTCTCGCGTCGTCTGACCGACGACGAGCTGCGTCGGGTCGAAATGTACTTGGGCATCAAGTGGGCGTTGCCGTACCGCTCCATCTATCCGCTCGGCAACTCCATCACGTACGGAGACGTGAACGACGGGTGGCGAGGCCCACTGATGGACTCGAACCTGATCACGCTGGTCTCGCGAGGAAATCTCCTCGCCCCGGGCGTCTACCATCACGAAGGACACCCGGGTGCGGCGATTGCGTTCATCGACGCCAACATCACTGGCTACTGGAACTCTGCCCGAGGCAGAGAAATCCTGCTGACCATCGGCACCAATGACGCGCTTACTCCTGGTTTGCGCGCTGGCATGCTGGCTGCCTACGACACGCTGCTCAACACGATCGACGCGCTCTCGCCTGCGCCGTCGATCGTCTGGTGCGCGACGCTCACGCCCCTGGGTGACGCGCCGAGCGACGCTGCGGTCAACACCTTCAATGCGGGTCTGCCAGCGGTGGTCGCCGGACACCCCAAGGCTCGCTACGTGGACGTAGGCTCGTGTCTGACCGTGGCTGACCTGGCGGACTTCATCCACCCGACGCCTGCCGGATTCTTGAAGATGGGCCAGCGTTGGGCCAACGTCCTGAACGGCCTGGTCATCCCGCCCTGAGCGCTCACGTGTCCGAAAACTTGAGGCGGCTGGCGCAGGACCCGTACAGTGCCAGGTGAATGCAAAACCGCCTGGAGCTGTCGCCGCCAACCGTGACGCGCCCCTTCCGCGGGCCCGAGGACACCGTGCGCGAAATGGTGCGCGCGGTGCTGGGGCCGCGAGGCGAGCGCTCGATGCTGGTGCGCACGATGACCGAGCAGTGCGTGCACCTGCTGCAGGACAAGGACTACCAGAGCGAGCTAATCGCCATCCGCAACTTCGTCGCCACCAAGGGTCGTTACACCAACGACTCACTGGGCGTCGAGGTGGTGAAGGATCCGCAGCGCCAGGTGGAAGAGATCCTGGCCCGCGGTGTGACCGTCGGCGACTGCGACGACTGCGCCACGCTGATTGCCACCATGTGCCGCCAGGTGGGCCGCGAGGCCGAGTTCGTGACGGTGGGCTTCGGCTCCCCGAACACCTACTCGCACGTGTTCACGCGCGTGCGCGAGCCCAAGAGCAAACAGTGGATCGTGCTGGACACGGTGGCGGGTAGCGACGAAGCCAAGATGCTCCGTCGGGTGACGACCTGGCGAGCATGGAGGATTGACTGATGAGCTACGTTGCTGTCGGAGCCCTTACGCGCGTGTCCACCATCAACGCCCCCGCGGTACCGGTCTCGAACCCGTCGGCTGGGCAGGCCAGTAGTTTCAAGACGCGCATGACGACGTACAGCGCACCGCCGCCGCCGCCCGCTGCCGCCCCGACCAACCAGGTCGAGTTCGGCGTGCCCATGCAGAAGACGGTGCAAGCCCCCCAGGCCACGGTGCAACAGGTAGTGCCAGTGCCCCAGGCCGTGTTGCAGCAGGCGGTTCCGGTCGCGGAAGCCTCGGTGCAAAAGGTGCCTAGTCTGCCCGTGCAGCCCACGGTTACGCCGCCGCCCTCCAGCTGGTCGCCGCTCCAGGCGCCCGTCAAAGTCGAGGTGCCCGCGCCCGCGCCCAAGTTGTCCCCCATCAGCTTGGGCTTGCAGTACGCGCTCATTCCGCCGCCGGCCGCGCCGGCCGCGCCGGCCGCGCCGCGGGCTGCTCGTCGGCCAGCTCCGGCTCCGGCTGCGCGCCCGAGCGCAGGCAGCTGGCTGAGCCGCCCGGCCGCGCCGCTGGTGCCGCCGGCCGTGATGAGCTACCTGCCGGGCGCCAGCTGGTCAGCGGCGCCGGCTCCCGTCATCACCAACACGCAACAGGTGACGCTGCCGCCGTCGGTGCGCGAGCCATCCGAGGCTCCTGCTGGCATGAGCAAGCGTGACTGGATGATCGCGGGGTTGATCGGACTCGTCGCAGTGGGTGCGGCGGCCGTGTACGTGAAGCAGAAGAAAGGCTGAGAGCAATGTTGGGTCAGACAGGTTTCATGGTTCCGGGGCCGACGGCCTACAGTCCGCCGCGCGGATTCCCCACGTGCGTGCCGGCCGATCGCAAGGCGCTCGCCGAGTACGCCTGCAAGCGCTACCAGACCGTCAAGGGACTGGGCACGGTGGCCGATCCGTACGCGGTGGCCCCCGCCTGCTACGTCGCGGCCATGCCGACCTGTGCGCCGACGCTGGTGCGCAGCTCGTTCCCGACGGCGCAGCTCAGCACGTCCGTCCTGAACGCCCTGCGGACGCCACCCGTCCTGAACACCGAGCCGCAGCCCATTCCGCCGCCCCCGGCGCCCGCTCCGTCGAGCAACAAGGCGCTGGTCGTCGGTGGCATTCTGGCCGCCGCGCTGGTCGTCGGCGGTGGCTACCTGGTCTACAAGTCCAGGAAGAAAACCGCAGCCGCCTGACTTTTTGGGTCACCCGACCCAGAGTGATAGGCTGCACGAGACAGGAGACAGAATGACGGCTTTCCCCAATCAGCCCATCGGTGGCCGGCTCCCGACGATGTGGGAGGTCGGCCCGAGCGACTTGCGCTACTCGTCGAGCACTGCGCCGGCCATGCAGACCCAGATCGATCGGGCGCACGGGCGTCATCTCGCCGGGACCGACGACCAGGTCCAGGACGAGGCCGCCGATCAAGGCATGGCCAAGAACGAGCTGGACTACTACGCGCAGATGGACGACGTCCAGGGCGCGGGCGTGTTCGATCCGCCGGGTAGTCATGGCAACATCCACCCCGACGCCGGGATCTTCACGGCGCGGTTCGACGTGCCGGGCTACCTCGCCCGCGAGCGCTTCAACCGCCCGAGCGAAGTCATCGACGCCACCACGGGCCGCCCGACGATCTACGTCAACGGCGGCGCCGTGGCGATGGACGACAGCGCGCGCGTGGCGTTCATCGAGAACGATCAGTACCAGACGCCGCAGCCGGTACTGGACTCGCTGGCCGAGCACCGCATGCCGGGCCGCTCGACCGTCAACGTCCAGCAGAACCCGCAAGCCATCGGCGCCGTCTCGCAGCCGATGAGCGGGATCAAGCTGTTCGCGATCACGGCCGCTGTCGGCCTGGCCGCGGGCGCCGCCTACGCGGCGTTCCGCAAGAAGAAGTGAGCGCCAATGGACTGGGAGCAGGCAGCAGCTGGGACCGGGGACTATCACAGCTACCCGATCACGCCGGGCGTGGGCGACGTCTACAGTGACGCCGCGGTCAGCCAGGCGCGCGCCATTTGGGGTGCGCTCAGCGTCGCGGGCGCTGCTGCCAGTGCCTACCACGGCTACAAGCGCACGCAGAGCGTCGGCTGGGCGTTCGTGTGGGCGCTGTGCGGCTCGATCGCTCCGGTCGTCACCGTGCCCGTGGCCATCGCGCAGGGATTCGGCAAGCCGAAGCGAGGGTGAGCGGAGATGGCGTTCTATCGGGTGCTGGTGGCAGAAAACGGTCGCATGCGCGAAGCAGGCGAGGTGCGCCTTGTGGAGCGTGCCAGCAACGCCGAGCTGGAGCGCGTGCTCGCCGACATATCAGTCTTCGCGCCCCGGGGACAAGACCGAGTGAAGTGGACCGCAGAGGGCGCCACCATCACGGATGCGCACGGCGACCTGGTGGTACTGAAGAAGGTGGAGCGCATGAAGGCCAATGCAATGCGGATCCGTAAAGACTGTGCGCACTGTGGTCACCACATGTCGGCGCACCGGTACGACCCGGCAGTGCGCGGCGGTCCGCAACGCTGCTCTGTGCATGGGTGCCGCTGCACGGTGTTCGAGCGCGCAGCGAAGGGCGCGAGGAAAGTGAAGTTGGAGGCCAACGTGCGCAAGCAGCACTTTGCTGGGTACGACTTTTCCTCGGGTCCCGAAGGAACGGTAGTGCATCGTCCGCATGCGTCAGAGCTGCGCAGCGGCGATCGGGTCAAGTACAAGGACGTGAACCTGACCGACCAGGGCACAGTCGTATCGGCATCCGGTAAGTGGGCAGAGGTGCGTTGGGACCGATACCCGAACACTGCCACCAGAGAGTGGGCAGACAATCTGAAAGTAGTGTCTCAGATGAACCGAAACTCACGTCACGCTCAGCTCGACTCGCGCACGCGCGAGATCGCCGAGACCGCTCCCATCCTGAACGACGGCGAGTTCGACTGGAAGGGCGAGGAGGGGCTGCTGCGCATCTGGATGGGCCAGCACGCTCCGACCTTCCTGTACTACTTCGGCAGCAGCGTCGAGGACGCTTTCGAGGAAGCGGTCGAATGGGCCGATGACCACGCTCCGGGCTTGCTGTTTATGCTGGGGCTCGAAGAGTACAAAGGAGCGGCCGAGGACGAGGGCATCGAGTGGAACGACGCCTGGCCGGACTTCGAGGACCCGGACTTCCAGCGAGTGGTCGATGCTGCCGAAGCAGACATGACTATCATCGGGCACACCACGCTCAAGAACGGCAATGCGGTACCAAGCTGGGAGTGGGGAGTCGACGAGATCCACGGCGAGGAGCGCGAGATCGTGACCGCGCGCGCCGCGCCGTACACGTACCGCATGACCTACGAGATCGTGACCCCGGAGAGCGCCGAAGATGGTGACGCCGCGGAGCGTGGGTGGGAAGTCGAGGAGCCCGCCGGACCCTTCTCACTCGAAGACCTCGTGCGGGAGGTCAACGATCACACCTGGGTCGAGTGGTCGAACAGCAACCCCACGGGCCAACGGGGCGAGTGGCTGATCAGCGAAGCGGAGCAGAACTACTCCACCGGCGAAGACACCAGCTACCACCTGTTCATCGAACGGGTGGACGGGAAGCCGCTTTCCACGGCAGAGATCAAGGACATCAGCAAGGCGCTCGGTGTCTCGACGTTCGGCATGATGTTTCGGACCTGAGGAATGACTATGCAGATGCCCGGCTACCCTCCTGGAGTTCCCAACCCGCTCGTGCGGCACGTGCACCCGTACCCCACGCGCTTCCATGGCACGATCTACACGCGCCCGGTGTTCGGGCTGCCGTACGTGCTCAGCCCGGGCAACGTCGCCATGCCGGGTGAGATCGCCGGCCTGGGCGACTACAACGTGGGCCAGGGCGTGTTCCGCCCGGGCGGCTACGGCGGCGGCGTGTTCGACGGCAACCTCGCGGGACTCGGAGCCACGGATCCGGTGGCGGCGGCCCAGACCAACCTCACCCAGCTGCAAGCCACCATTTCGGCGCTGGCGTCCCAGATGGCGTCGGTGACGCCCAACCAGGCCGCTCTGCTGGCAGAGCAGATCGCTGCGCTGCAGAAGCAGGAGACCGCGCTCAAGGCGGAGATCAAGAAGCTGCAGAGCGTGCCGAAGGTGCCCGTGTCGTTCTCGCCTCCAGTGGCCGCTCCGCCGGTGCAGACGGCGCCAGTCGAGTCGCTGATGGTGCCCAGCGACAACAAGTGGGTCATGTTCGTGGTGGGTGGCGGAATCGCCATCGGTGCGCTGATCTACCTCAAGAAGAAGAAGAAGATCTGATGTACGTCTCGCTCGGAGCCGAGCTGCAGCACTTGCCACTGCCGGGACTCTCCAGCGGTGGCTCGTGCAGTATGGCGTCCAACGCCTACAGCGTGTTGACCGGTCGCGTGCAGGATGCCTTGGCCGAAGAAGGCGCCTCGCTGATCTCGGACGGCATCTGGAGCAAGCGCACCTGTGCGGGCTGGTGGCTGGTGATGGAAGAGGCGCCGACCGAGTCGGGCGTGCGCGAGCTGCTGGGCGACTACGTCCCGACGCAGTGCAAGTCCATCAGCGTGCCCGCCTGCCCGCGCCCGAGCGCGGCCGAGCTGGCGGCGGTCAAGGTCGCCAAGCCGGGCTGGCAGGCCGACATCGGCGGCAAGCCCTGGAACCTGTGGCTGGTGGGCGGCGTGGTCGCCGTGGCCGCTGCCTTGGCCTACACGCGCCGCAACAAGTAGCGGTCGGGATTTTTGCAGCCGTTGGCTGCCCCGTGATGTACTCGGCCTCATGAGTTTCGGAATTCTCGGAGGTCTGGGAGCAACGGGACTGGGGTCAGCTCCATACCCGGTGTGCTCCTACTTCGGCTACGAGTGTCAGCACTGGAACGAGTACCCGCCGGACATTCAGAGCCAGATCATCGCCGCGGCGAAGCAGATCGACGCGAACCTGCAGGCGCAGTACGCGACCATCCGCAACGACGGCGGCTGCGACGCCAACGTCTCGGGTCGTCTGGCTGGCGCGCTCAAGGAGAAGCTGATCAAGTCCGGTGGTGATCCGGCCAAGATGAGCGCGGACGACTCCAGCTTCGGCCCCAAGGAGTGCGCCGAGTGGTGGAGGATCTACGACCGCGGCGTGACCATGGACGACGTGCTGGCGGTCAGCACGGCCGTGCTGGGCGGCGTGAAGGCGTCGGTCCAGACGATCTGCCAAAACAAGATCACGCTGCCGACCTGCGTGAAGCCGCCGCCGCCGCCGCCCCCCGGCGGTGGCAGCAGCAGCGGTGGCGGTGGTGGCGGAGTGATCCTGCCGCTGCCCATGCCGGCCAAGCCCAAGGTCAGCTACGCCAACCTGCTGGTGACGGGCGGCGTGGTTGCCGCCGTCAGCGTGACGGGCTACTTCGTGGCGAAGAAGAAAGGCTGGCTCAAGTGAAGCGAGTCAACGTGGACGTGAGCAACTTTCGCGGCCCGCTCGATCCGGTGCCGTTCGCGGGGCTGGGTGCAGCGGCGCCCGGCTGGCCGGGTGGGCGCTCCTACTGGAACGTCTCGAACTTTCGCGCTCCCTACGACACCGGCCGGTTCAACGCGAGCCTGATGGGCCTGGGCGCGACGCAGGTGGCCGTGCCGCCGAGCGCGCTCTTGCCACCGCGCTTCCAGGAGTACCTCGCCACGGGCGCCCCGATGCGCTCGGTCGTGGGCGCCGTGCAGCCCGCGCTCTGCCAGATCCCGCGCTGGGCCTGGGCGCTGATTGCCGCAGGCGCCGGCTACGCCGCCTATCGGGCGTTCAAGCCCAAGACCTGAGAGAGCGACCATGGGAAGCCTACAGGCACTTGCGTCCAAGTTCGTGATGGATCCGCCGCCGGATGACCCGGCAGGTCGGCTGCAGTTCCTTGCTCAGCATCTGCAGTACGTCGAGCAGATCATCGCGAAGCTGCCGCTGCCCGGCTACATCGCGGAGGATCAGGCGCTCCGCGACATGAACTCCGTGCGCGATCTGCTGGACAAGCTCAAGGACGTGACGGTGTCCACGGCTTTCCAGCTGCCCGGCGACGTGATGCGCAACGTGATCCTGGGTCTCTGGCACGTCTGCAACTACGGCGTGAAGGTGCACTCTCCGGAGTGGCGCCAGCTGGCGCTGACCAACAAGGTCATGACGGCCGCCGAGCTGGAGCAGGACTACCTGGCGCGCCTGGGTGTGATGCAGGTGATCATCCGCATCCAGCAGTCGGGCGCGCTCAATCCGCTGTTCGCGAAGAAGGGTTCGATCACCTCGCTGGGTGAGCCCATCACGACCATCGCCATCGTCGCCATCGTCGCCACCGCCGTGGTGCTCGTCGCGCTGGGCTACGCGCTGATGCAGTGGACGGTGCTGTCCCTGAACAACAAGAAGATCCTGGACCGCCTGGACAAGATCTGTTTTGACTCGCAGGGGCGACCCATCGAGGCTGTCAAGGCCGACTGCGTGAAGGCCTACCAGGATGCCAACGACAAGCTCAACACGCAGGGCCCCAAGAACCCGATCGAAGACCTGGTGAAGTACGCGGCCATCGGTGGCGCCGTGTACCTGGGCGTGCTGTTCCTGCCTGACATCGTGCGCACGCTGCGCGAGACCCGCGCTGCGTCCAAAGCCTGAGGAGCATCCAGTCGTGATCTACTCACAGTGGAAGCCCGACACGGGGCGCTACGAGTACTACGAGTCGGCCGAGCGCTACGCGCGCGGCGACGATCTGCCGGTGCCGCGCCTGCGTGCCACCTCTCCAATCGGTGTGCCCAGCACCGAGATCGGTCGCACGCCGACCCAGGCTCTGCGGCGCGTGGGCGAGGGCGAGCATGCCCGCGGCATGATCCTGCCGCTCAGTCGCGTGGGGCTGCTCGGCAGCACGACGCTCGACAGCATCCCGACCTGGGTGTGGGTGGGGCTGGGCGTGGCGGCGGGGTACGTCTTGTCGCGTCCCATCGCCAAGATGCTGAGGAGCGCGCTGTGAGTCGACGCTACGTCGTCAACCGCGCCGAGTCGTTCGAGGCGGCCAAGCGCATCCGGGAGACGTTCCAGGACGCCCCCATGCGCCGGCAGACCCCTGTGCCCTGGCAGTGGCCGAGCAGCATGCAAGAGGTGGGGATCTGCATTGGCGTCATGTACGCCTCCAACAAGTGGCAGTCCAACCCGCGCACGCTGGTCGACTACAAGCACCTTGCCGAAGGTCCGCAGCGCCTCTACGTGCGCCGCGGTTTTCTGCGCGAGCACAAGACTCCCGAGCGCCAGCTGCGCGTCTGTGGCCCGATGGTGCCGCTCGACAAGCCGATGCCCACCGCGTTCGCGGAGCTGGCCAAGATCTTGGGCATCCAAGCCCAGCTCTATCAGGGCACCAACGAGCGCTTCGTGGTGCCCGAGGGCGACGAGCACATCTACCAGGTCAACATTCCCCGCGCGCACCTGGGGGCGGCCAAGCACCCCAAGACAGGTGAGACGTTCTTGCTGGTCTACAACGCCGACGGTGTTCACTGCATCATCTGCGGTGATGAGCTGGACGTCGAGAAGGACGGCATCGTGGGATGAGCTACGTCGTGGCCCGCCCGCAGAAGAGCCTCGGCGTCGTCCCGGGAGGACAGAACTTGTGGCTTGGACTCGCACTGTCAGTGGTCCTGCTGTACGTGTTCCGCGCGGAGCTGTTCGGTGGTGTGTCCACCGCGGGCTGGTACGTGGAGCTGTACGAGTATCCGGTGGGCCACCGGGAGCGTCGCATCAAGCTGGTGGAGGGACCGTTCGAGAGCAAGCGTGAGGCGAACGAAGTCGCGCGCGAGAACGACGACGTCTGGTATCCGCGCGTGGTCTACCGTGAGCGCGCGTACACGGAAGAGGACTTCTGATGGCCTACACCGCAATGAACCTGCAACCGATGGGCAAACAGATCATTGCCCGCGGCGGTTCGACCGACAGCTCCAGCATGCAGGTCTACGCACAGACGGCCGGCGCGATCGGTGGCGCCGCGATCTGCGCAGCCAGCGGTGCGGGCGCCGTGGCTGCTTCGATCTGTGCCCAGGTGGGCGGCGCAATCGTCAAGGTCATCGCGGGCAACATCGGCACCCCGGCCACGTCAGGCAACGCCTACGGCTTGTTCAATTTGTGGAAGGACGCCATGGTGCCGCAGGCGCGCATCGCCCAGGAGGGTTCGATGGCGGTGCGCGCGTACCTGACCATGCGCGATCAGCTGATCGACGAGCTGGCCCAGCAGCTGCGCCCGTTGCAGTCTGTGGAGTCAGGTAGGGCCTGGGCCGACGCTCGTCTGAGTCAGCTGGGCTTGCCGCCCGCACCCGTGTTGCCGCAGTGGGCGCCCCGTGACGACCTCTGGCAGGCCTACAAGGACAACCAGGTCTGGAGCAAGAATCCGCTCGGAGATCCTCCGACGTGGAAGTCGTCGCTGACGACGCCACTCTTCCCGACCAAGAACTACTGCACCTACGGCGAGATCTGGGGCTACCAGAGTCCGTCCATCAATCAGCTGCGCGACAAGGTCGGGCTGAGCTGCTCAGATCTGTTGTTGCTCTGGCTCTACCCGATGGGCGCTCCTGCACCGCCGGGTGAGCCGATCAACTGGGCCATGGTGGGCGCCTGGGAGCTGGCGCAGCGCTTCACGCAGCTGAGCATGATCAGTATCCCAGTGCACCAGGCGAGCGCCGTGCGCGTCGTCCGCCCCGGCGTGAAGGTGACGCAGCTGCCGTACAAGAGTCCGCAGCAGGTCGTGACGGCCACGGTGACTCCGTCGCAGCATGCCACGCTGTTGGTGCTCAACCTGCAAGAGGCCAGCGCGAAGCTCAAGCAAGAGGTCAAGGCCCGCTTGGCTTCGTCAGCTGCCGTGGCGCTCGTCCAGCTGCGCACCGAAAGTGATCGCAAGCTCACGTGGGCTGTCGCAGCTGGCGTACTGGGCGTCGGCGCTGCCGGCTACTGGTGGCACCGACGCAGCAAGCGATGAACGTCTTGCCGCCGCGTTTCCCGTACTTGGGGACCGCACAAAAAGCGAACGCCGGGCGATCACTCCCGGCGCACGCAGCGCCCCACCTGAAGCAGGCAGGTAGGACATGAACAAGATACACGACCAGTACCTCACGAACCAGGCGCAAATTAGCCTGAAAAATAGGCCTGTCGGGCACGTGTGTGAAAAATTGACGAGCTGCCCGCCTCCCCGCTAGGGTGCTCTTCAGTAACGGAATCCCAGGTTGGTCCGGAACCACTTGGCCTGCTCCGCGACAGCGGTGAGGTGTGCCCAAGATGCCCGGAACCATCGGACGAGCGTTCAAGATCAGCAGCAAGCAGGCGAAGAGCTACGGCTACGCCCGCCCCAACCCTGGCGTGACGGCCATCGCCGCCGTCAACGGCCGCGGGTCCTACACCGCGCGCACGGCCATGACGGGTCGCAGCGCTGCCGGTCGCCTGTCGCACGCGCGCAACGCGACTCGTCGCCAGCTGAGCGCGGCCGACCGCGCCGCGTTCGCCAAGCGCATGCGCGACGCGCGCCAGCGCAAGATGACCGGCAACATGTCCCGCTCTGCGGCGGGCAAGAAGAACATCAAGCGCGCCATCGCCACCCGTAAGGCATGGGGTCGCAGTCTGCAGCGCGGGCACCGGTATCGCGTCGGCGCCGCCGCTTACGGAAAGTCACCCGGGGCCGCCAAAAAGCTGTCTCCGGGCGTCTACACAGCAAATCGGAGGACAAGAATGCTCAGGAAAAATCGCACCACCGCACGTCGGCGGGGGCGGGTTCTCCGGAAGAGCCGCAAGGCGCGCCGGATGACCAGCAACCCGAAGGCGCGTCGCACGACTCGCCGCCGCCGGAAGAAGACCACCGCAGCCGCCGCGCCGAAGCGCCGCCGTCGGGTGAAGCGCCGCCGCAAGGCGACCGCTCGCAAGACGCCGGTGCGCCGTCGCCGCCGCCGCAAGGCCAAGGCCAGCTCGGCAACCCCGAAGCGTCGCCGTCGGGTGAAGCGCAAGAGCCGCAAGGCGAGCGCTCGCAAGTCGCCGGTGCGTCGTCGTCGTCGCCGCAAGGCCAAGGCCAGCTCGGCCGCGCCGAAGCGTCGCCGCCGCGTGAAGCGCCGCAAGGGTCGCAAGGCGAAGGCCATGTCGCCCAACCGTCGCCGCCGGGTGAAGCACCGCCGCAACCGTCGCCGGTCCGGCCGTCGCCTGGGGATGTTCCGCCGCAATCAGGGCTTCATGACCACCCTCAAGGAGGGCGCGAAGGTCGGCCTGATCGTGTTCGCGGGCGTCGCGGCCCACAAGGCCGCCACCAAGCTCCTGACCGAGCTGGTGCTGGACAAGTTCCTCGGCGCCGCTGCCACCCCGGCCACCCCGCCGGCTCCGGCCGCGGTTTCGGGACTCGAAGTCCTGCAGCCCTACAAGAAGATCATCGCGGGCATCGCGGTTGCCGGTCTCGGCAGCTTCGCAGCCAACGCCGTGATCAAGGACCAAGAGACCAAGAAGTACGCCATCGCCGGCATGTGGGGCTCGCTCCTGCACACCGTCATCGTGGACCTCTTGGCCGCCTTCGGTGGAGCCACCGGTGGCAAGGTTGCGCAGTACCTGTCGGGCTACGACGACAGCACCGCGTACTCCCTCGGCGCTTCGATCATGCCGATGTACCGCCCCGTGGGCGAGTACTTCGATCAGGGCATGGGCGAGTACTTCGAGGGCGCCACGGCCGGTCTCGGCAACTACGGCATGAACGGCGACATCTACCAGGCGCAAGCCGGGTACGGCGCCATGCCGGACTCGAACTCGGGCCACATCGATCCGTCCAGCGACCTCGACCGCGAGCTGACCCTCGCGGAAGCGGCAGCGGGCGTCGGTGCTCTGCCGTCGTACGAAGCAGCCGCCGGTCTCGGCGACTTCATCGGCAACGGCCACAAGGCGATCGGGTCGCGTTCCACCTGGATCCCGGGTGAGACGAACCCCGGCACCTGGGCACCGGTGACCAGCGTCAGCCGCGGCCAGGCCGCGACGGCCATGGTCCCGGCCGGCATCCTGCAGACCGGTGGAGGCTCGGGCGTCTTCGGCTGAGCCACACGGGCGATGAGCTGAGCGCTTCGTCGGCGCGCAGCGAGGCCCCACGACGAGCCCGGGAGGGTGCGGAAAACCGCATCCCCGGGCTCGACGTGTCGAAAGAGGACGAGAGGAACCACGCCTCTCAAAAAATGGTGCTCGCGCTTTGCGGGCAGTAGTCCTCAGGAGAACAAGGACCATGGCAAAAGTAGTTTCCATTCGCGAGCGCGTTCACCAGCCCTTCTACGACACCCTCGTCCGCACGGCGGGTCTCACGGCCGGTGCGCTCACCGACAACACCTCCCTCTTCACCAGCAACGGTGCACGCACCGAGGCGACGACCAACCTGATCAACGGCGCCACGCTGCCCTCCGATCAGAGCCACGTCGTGCTCGCGCTCCGCGTCTTCACCTGGTACCGCAACCCGCGCCTGCGCGTGGCCGGTGCCGGTGCCGGCGAGATCGCGCAGAACGGTGACTACAACTTGCTGGCCCCCTGGCTCGCGGGCGGCGCGGCCGTCGGCCAGGCCCCCGGTCAGGTGCAGGACGTGTACCGCCTGCACTGGCAGACCGAGGAGCAGCTGCACTGGTCGTTCGGGACCGGGCTCAAGAACTCGATCGACAACATGCCGACCTGGTACTTCCCGGCGGGCGGCGGCATCTCGGGCGACATGGGTGGGACGACCGACCTCATCCACTGGCAGAACTCGGGCTACGACGGGCACGCCGGCATCCTGCGGCTCGCTCGCGCCGTCCTGATTCCGCCTCGCCAGAACATCCTGTGCCAGGCCAAGGTCTTCGCCCTCCCGAACGCGGGTCAGGCGGTCACCTTCGGCACGACCCAGGGTGCGCGCGACATGCTCAACCTCCGCGACAACCTGAACGCCATCGACGCGATCGGGAAGTGCGTGATGTTCTGCTTCGACGGCCTCTTCTCGCGCGACGTTCAGTGATCCCACACGCGCCGGTGGGGGTCCTCTCCGGCCCCCTCCGGCGTTCGTCTGCTCCCGAAGAGCGTGGCACGAGCGGCGCCGCGCTGGCAGCCCAAGCCGCTACGGGATCTGGTTCGCCAGGTCTCGTAGCGGCCCGCTCAGACCCTTTGATCCTCAACTCCCAGCCCTCGCCTGAGCGAGCACGGGGTTTCCCATGAACGTCAATCAGCAGCTCTTGAACCAGCTCAACGCCGCGGCGCAGAACGCCCGCGTCGCATTCGAGCGCGCCGCCCGCGCCGAACAGCAGGGCCAGGCCTTGTACGCCCAGGCATCGCAGCTCGCCGGTGAGCTGGAGGCCATGAAGCGCGTCGTCGCCAACCTCGAAGTCTCGCGCTCCGGCGCTCCGGCTTCCATCCAGCGGGTGGAGAACATCCCGGGCCGACGCATCCCGTTCGATGCACTGGTCGACATCGCCATCGGTGACTCGGTGCAGTCGGTGCAGCAGGGCTCGATCACCATCTCGCAGGAAGGCCCGTTCGTGGGCGTCAGCCGCGTGATGGCGCTGCTCAGCACGTTCGAGTTCCAGTACCGCGATCCGGTCTCGGGCGCCGCCAGCGCCTTCCAGGGTCGCTCCTACGGCCGCTACCGTCCCGCGCACAGCGCCTGGGACCTGAACGACAGCATGGTCTCGCCGCAGGTCTCGCAGGCCGTGGGCTTCCCCGGCACCGGCGCGCCGCACGTGACCAGCCCCGGCACGGCGTCCAGCTTCCGCTCGATGGAGGGCGACTTCCGCATCATCGTCGAGAACGCCGGCTCCAGCTTCCCGCGCTCGAACCAGGAGGTCCCCTCGGCGTTCTGGTCGCGCGCCATCAACGAGCCCTTCGAGCTGGGCGCGCTCGACGTCTTCGAGCGTGGCGAGGTCATCGTCTTCAAGGTGCTGCCGCTGCACCCGAACAACCCGAGCTACGGCAACCTGAGCGCGTTCGGCGCGCCCAACGCCAGCTTCCCGTTCGTGACGGCCGGCTTCGATGCCGTCGAGGGCGTCAACGACCAGAACGACGCGAACGCCTCCACGACCGATCCCGTGACGCGCCTGGCGAACGCCATCGTCACGATCGGCTACCACGGCTACCGCATCATCCAGCAGCCGGGTCTGCCGGGCTGAGGCGTGCCGACCGAGAGGGTCACCGGAGGGATTGCGAGCCTCCGGTGGCCATTTCGAGGTAGGCTCACACCATGACGGACTACCGCAACCAGCTGTCGTCAGCCTTCCAGCTCCCGAGCATGGGTCATGTGCCGCGCGACGCCGGAGGCCCGCTCGGTCCCGGTGGTGGAGCGCACCCTGCGCCGAGCGCTCAGGCTGCGCCGCACCCGGAGCCCGCGCCGGACTTCGTGCGCACGGTCGCAGCCGGCGGCGCGCTGCCCGAGCTGTTGCTGCACCCGACCTTCCTGCCCTTCGAGAACTTGTTCCGGCGGCTGCCGGAGGAGGCGATGTTCAACGCCTCGCCCGACCGCCCCTACAAGTTCGAGCTGGGCGCGTTCGAGGTCCCCAAGAACCAGGCGCTCCTGCTCGCCGACTTTCGGTTCGCGCTGCATCGCTTGAGCGGCGCCGCCGCCTCCGACACGGTGCCGATGGAGCCCGAGCGGCTGAGCATGCTGCTGGCGTTCGATCTCACGATCGCCAACAACCGCAAGGCGCAGCTGCGCATGGAGATCGATCCGGTCACCATCCAGGCACAGAAGGAAGCCTTCCAGAGCCAGGTGTCGGGCGGCACGATCTTCCCCGGCGCGCGCACGGGCGGCTCTGCGCTCAGCCCGGCCAACAACCTGCAGTACGCGCTCTCGCGCTTCGCGCAGTCGGTGGTGCCGGGTGGCCTGGGCCTCTCGGGCTTGCCGAACCGCCCGCGCCGCCTGGGCGCCGAAGACTTGCCCTTCACGATGGTCGCCGTCGAGACCCAGCGCGTCCAAGCGAGCTGCGTGGTCTTCCGGCCCATCCCCATCCCGATCGCGTTCTTCCAGTGCGACATTTCGGGAGTGCTGATGAGCATGAACACGATGCGCGCGCTCTTCGATGCAGTGAAACCTGCCGTCGAGCGTGGAGGCATCCGATGACTTGGGAAAGCGACCGGCCCATGGAGCCCGCGAGCGTTGCAGCGGATCGGACAACTGCTGCAGCGAGCACGAGCCTTCCGGCTTGGGCCGGTCGTTTCTCCATTCGTGAGGTGAGCTGATGGCCCTGGGAGCATATTTCCGAGCAGTCGAGAGTCAGCCGATCCCGGAGCCGCAGCTGGACGGGCTGGGCTCGCAGGATCAGTTCGCGGTCGAGGCGTTGCAGGAGCTGCTGGAGGCACAGGGTATCCGGCCTGCGGCGGCGATGGCGCCCTGGGGCATCCAGGAGGGCAGCGTCGACTGGCAAGCCGAGCACCCGGACCACAGCCTGCTGCTGTATCCGATCAGCGATGGCCTGCTGACGCAGGTCGAGAAGTCGACCTTCGGCATGCCCGTGCCGGCCGTCGCGATCTTGACCACCACGCCCGTCGTGCTGGCCAAGGCGCGCGAGGCCTACGACGATACGCCGTACCGCTTTCACGCCGTCGAGGGCGTCTACCGCCTGGACGACAAGAAGCCGGTGCCGACGATCTACTTCCTCTACTGGGGTCACTACCGCGAGCCCAACGACAGCGGAGGTGGCCGCTCGGCGCTGCAGAGCGTCGCGTCCATGCTCGGCGGCTCGCTCGTCTTCCCGTTGCAGCTGCCGCGCACCGGCCAGGAGCGCCAGCACCCGTCGGTGACCTTCCAGCTCGCCCTGGCGGCGCAGCTGAGCGGCCAGCCGGCGGCAGCGCTGCCGCCGACGGCGGTGCCCAGCGCGCTGGCACCCAGTGCCGCCCCGGCGCCTAGCGCGGCCTGGTGGCTGCTCCCGGTGGTCGGCGGGCTGGCCGCCTATGGCGGCTACCGCTGGTGGAAAGGACGCAAGAGCTGATGGCCAAGATCGTTGCTATCTCGGGCACCGAGCCCCAACCCAACCAGGCGGCACTCATGAGCGCAGCAGCACTCGGATGGACGGTCGTGCTCGGCGTGACCTTCTACATCTTCTGGAGCACGGCCAAGCCGGCCCGCAAGCGGAGGTAGATCATGATCTCGCTCACCGATCTGGGAACCGTGGCCGACGTCGCCCAACAGGTCGAGGCCAACCCCTTCATGCTGGCGGGCCGTCTGATCGGCCTGAGCGGTGACGAGCAGAAGGCGGGCGTGCCGATGTGGGCGTGGGTCTCGCTGGCGTTCGTGGGCGGAGCAGTCGCGACGCTGAAGTACGGTCCGCAGATCCGCGCCAAGCTCAAGCAGCTCTGATTTTTGGAGGTCGAGCAGACCTTTGATAGCGTCGGACCTGGAGCCACTCAACATGTACCAGCCAACCAGCAAAGCAGACGGGATCTTCTCACACGGTGTGGGTCCGAGCTACGCCTACGGCGCGCAGCGAACGGCGCACGCAGACGGCTCGCTCGGCGAGTACGCCTACGGCGCGCGCACCTCTTCGTTCGCGGACGGATCACTGGGTGGCTGCAGCAGCTGCTCGGGCATGGGCGCCCTGACGCCCGAGCTGGCGACCAAGGTGTTGTCCGCGATGCAGCCGCAGTTGCCCGCTGCACCGCCGATGTCACCGGTGGTGCGTGGTCTGCTCATCGGCGGCGGCGTGCTGGTCGTGGCCGCCATCGGCTACGCCGTGATGAAGAAGAAGGGATGAGGTCATGGCGCTAACGAATAGGTGCCTGAGCGGTCTCGGCGCGGCGTTCATCGAGATGCCCCGCGCCCGCCTCGGGTTCCGCGCGGGCGGCGTGTTCTCGCCGCGCGCTTCGGCCGCCGAGTACAAGCCGAGCCTGGGTGAAGTGCAGGCCGTGACGGAAAGCGCCAGCTCGATCGAACAGCGCCAGGAGAAGCAGAAGCTGCTGCTGGTGACGAGCCTGGCCAGCCTGGCCGTCGGCGCCGCCATCACCTACGCTGTGATGAAGAAGAGCTGACCGCCATGCAAGACGGTATCTTTCTCTCGTCTCCCACGCGGGGAACGCTGCCCACGTCGCGCAACGCGCTCATTGTGGCTCAGCGGCCGACTTCGCTGGGCCGAGTCAACTCGGCCGGCGTGGCCCTCACGTTCGGTGTGTTCGGTTTGGTGCTGGCCGGAGGAGCCTACGGGGGCTACCAGCTGGGTAGGCGTTACAAGCATCCCCTGGTGGGCGCCGCCGCGGGTGCTGCCGTCGCGTACGTCCCCGCCTGGATGGCGGGTGCTGTCACTGCGCTTCTCACGATGGGCAGCGTGTGAGGATCCATGCAAGACGCTGGAATCGGGCTCCGCCGACTCTCCCCTCGCGACACCCTGGCCGGCGATCCGGGCGGGAGCATAACCGGCGTCAGCACCTACGAGCTGCCCGACGGAGCGATCTGTTGGTGTGTCGAAACGCAGTGCGACTACCAGTTGCACAAGAGTTCCACGACAGCGGCTGACGGAGTCTACGTCGTGGCGCCGGCCGCTGGCCCTGGTCGCTGGTTTCAACTGGCAGTGGGGAACAACGTGCTGGTGCAGCCGAGCTGGTACGTCAACGCGGTCACTGGTTCAGACGCCAACGACGGCACGACGGCGCTGACCCCGCTGCTCACGTTGGCGGAGCTGTACCGTCGAACGGTGGGCAAAGTGTTCGCCGTGAACGCTACGGTGTACCTGAGTGGTGACTTCAGCGCAGAGGCACTGGTGCTGGACGCCTGCGTCGCGCCGGGGGTGCAGGTCACGGTGCGCGGTGAAGTCCGACAGGACGGCAGTTACTCTGTCGGGGCGTATACCGCGTACAACGGTGCAACGAGCACTCCGGCGGTAGTGAGCGACGGCGGAGCGACCGCATACGCTGGCGACGTGGGCAAGATCGCGCGGATGACTTCGGGAGCGGCAATCAACTGCTCTGCTCCGATCATGAAGGCGACGGCCGCTGGAGCGTTCCGACCTGGACACTTCCAGTCGGTGGACTACGTGACGATGGCTCCGGGCGTCGGCGACACCTACGTGGTCGAGGAACTGCTCACCAAGGTAGGGACCATCCAAACGCGCATGAGCGGCAGCGGTGGAGACTACTCGGTCTATGCCCCGCGCCTGCTCGTGCGGGACCTGGATGTGTACCCGCCGGCAAACACGCCTCAAGACCTGTCGTTCAACGCAGGCGACGCGAGCGGAGCGGGCACCTTGCTCTACCGCGTGCGTCTGTCCGGTGGCGCCCTGGGCAATGTGTGGCTGACCGGTAGCGGGGTCCAGCTGCTCTGCACGTACTCCAAAGCCGATTGCTATCTCACCGTCGCCGGTTCAGCGCTCTACTGCTGGGGCTTCGTGGCGATGGGCGGGCTGCAGGTCAACAACAGCATCTTGAATGTCCCCTTTGACATGATGCTGGTACAGGGTCACGCGGTTTACTTCTACGGAGGCCAAGTCGCCGCAGTCGCAGGCATCGGGTTCCTGGACATCGGAGCCGGCGACGGTGCCGGGCTGATCGTCAGCACCGGAGCCAACGTCGAGGCATCCGCCGGGACGTCGTACCTCTGGAGCAACGGAAACCTGTGCGCGTACGGTATCCGAGTAGGAGCAGGATCGATGGTCACCTACGGAGTGAAGCCGACGGCCACCGGCGTCACGAACGACACGCTAGTCGGCGGGACCGCCAAGGCCTATGCCGCGATCCCCTACTTCGAGGCCGCCAACGGCGCGGGCATCGTGGTCTACCAGGGATAGAGCAGCCACCGAACCCTTGGCAGCGCCAGGCGCCCAGTGATAAGTCACCAGGCAGATGGCCAATGAGCTGTTCGAGGCGCTGAGCAAGGTTGCGTTCTCCCTGCAGGGCTTGCCGCGCGGCTCACTGGGTGGCCCGGTCTGGGAAGAGCTGAAGCCCTGGCTGGAGAAGTTGATGTCACACGCGGCGCCCAAGTGGTTGCCGCGCCTGAGCTTCGCGTTCCCCTGCCAGGTGGCTGTGCATCGACAGGGCGTGCCCATTGGGCCCTGTCCGCACCGGGCCATCGCGAGCTGCGACGTCTGCGGTGGCGCCTGCTGCCTGCACCACGCGCGCATCGACCAGCTGGGCGACGCCATCTGCTACCCGTGCGTGGCGCGCGCTGTGGCGGCACACCGTGGCGGCGGCGCACCTCCGGCGCCCCCTCCGCGCAGCAAGGCAGAAGAGCTGCGCTGGGCCCGCAAGCTGCTCAAGGTCAAGCCGGAGGACGACTGGGAGACCATCCGCGCGGCGCACCGGCGCGAGAGCGGAAAAACCCACCCGGACCGGCAGCGCACCGACAAGGCCAAGGCCAAGGCCACCGAGCGCTTCAAGCTGGTGCAGCAGGCGTTCGAGGTGCTCAAGCTCGAACACGGCCCCAAGACGGGCTGACGTTCAGGTTTTTGGTCGATGGCCGAGCCGGGTGGTAGCCTGACCTCCATGAGCTACGGATCGCTGGGTGAGAGCTACGCCATCACGCTGCCGGTGGTGGGGCACACCTCCATGGAGCTGCCGGTCCAGAAAATCACGCACGACGCCATGAGCTACGCGCTGGAGGATCTCAAGCTCCGCGTCAAGGCGAAGCTGCCGGTCGTGATCGGTGTCGGTCTGCTCGGCGTGGCCGGCTATCTCGTGATCAAGAGGATGTGATGAGCTACGTGAACACCAGCAGGCCGTACTACGAGCAGTTCCAGATCGACACGCCCCTCGAAGAGGGCACGATGGGCTGGTCGCGCGCTCCCTGGCCCGGGTGGGGTCAGAACGCCAACCTGATCGGTCCCAAGCAGATCGCGGTCGGCTCCAGCCCTGACGGACTCGGTGCGTACTACCGGAACCAGGAGAACCGCGCGATCGGCCAGGACGCTGGCTCGGGCGGTGGTGCGCTGGTGGTCGTGATGTTCGCGTGCGCGGTGGTCGGCGGGCTGGTGCTGCTCGGCAGCATGCGCGAGATCGGCAAGCAGCCGCGTCGTCGGTGAGATCGTGATCGCGCCGCTGACCGATCCGTGGTTCGAGGCGGAGTTCTACGGGCAGGCCACGCAGTACAGCTACCGCTTGCAGGGAGCGAGCATCGAGGGCGCGCAGGGACTCTTTCTGTGGTGTCCCTGTGGCTACGGCCAGGCGCAGTACCCGCTGTCCGGGCCTCGTCCCCATGGCCTGCTGGTGCCCTTCGCCAACCCTCGCAACGCCCCCGCGTTGCCGGCCGAGCATGGACCAGTCGGTCACTCAGGAGAGCATCCGCGCTGGACGATGGCCGGGTCCGGGCTCGCAGATTTGACGCTTGCGCCGTCAGTAGACGTCGGCGCGCCGCAGTCCTGCTGGCACGGATTCATCCGCAACGGAGAAGTCAGTTGACAGCTCTGCTAGCGCGGTGCTAGCCATCAGCGAACATGTCCGAGGGAAACAAGCTGATCCCGCCCGTTGCGCCGATGGGCTGGGTCAAGGGTGGCACTCCGACGAGCGCGCACGAGCGCCAGATCGCCAAGCAGGATTTCGACGCCGAGCAGCGCAGGAAGTTGCTCGATGCGCAGGTCGGGGCGACGCAGACCGGCAAGCTGCCGGATGCTTTGCGCGCTCCGGGCATGGACGGCGGCCCCGGCGTCGCGCGCATGAACAGTCTGCGCCTGGGCGGGCGCGACCACGCGGCCATCGTGCTGGGTGTGCGCCACCCGAAGGACAACCAGATCCTGGACTGGATCACCTGTGAGCTGAGCGCCGAGCCGAAGCCGGACGGCACGCAGGAGCTGGTCCTGGTCCTGGCGTGCGTGCGCTGCATCAAGACGCTGGGCAAGCACAGTCAGCGCTCGCAGATGACCATTCGCCAGAGCAACCGCATGTTCTGGTTGGACCAGCGTCGAGCCGGCGAGATCTGGGTCAACCCGAAAGACAAGAACGAGGTCTACACGCTGGCGGGCACCATCACGACCAACGACTGGATCACCTGCCCCAATGAGGGGTGCGGGTGGAGATTCAAGATCGACGACAGCATCGTGAGGTGTGACTGATGGGACAGGATCGCCGCCGCCGCCGCTTGGCGGCCAAGGGACACTTGAAGCTCTTGCGCGGAGGCGTGGAGCCCGCCCCGGTAGGGGCGCCGCTGTCTAGTGCTCCGGACCGCTTGGGTCAGGCCGTGCTGGTGCTGATTCAGAAGATGCGCACGATGCCGGAGCGCTGTGATCCCGCGGCCGAGGTCAAGGTGTTGCTGCAGGTTGCAGCCAAGCTGGCCGAGCAGCTGGGAGCTGACGCCGATCAGTTTGCGGCGGTCGCCCAGCACGAGTTCGTGGAGTACCTGTCGCAGCCGTCCAAGCCAGGAGCCTGAGGTGGAAGAGTTCACGGAGCCTCCGACTCCGACCGCCGAGTCGCTGCGCGAGGTGGTCTTCGCTTCTGGTACTGCCGCCGAGCATGCGTTCGGGGTGCTCTACCAGGGCGAGCACGAGACGCTGTGGGACGGTACGGGCGTGGCGGTGCGCTTGCACGCGCGCGCACTGGCCTCGACGGGGCTACCGCTGCTGCTCAAGAGCTTCAGCAACGTCGTGATCAACGAGAACGGCATTGCGGAGCCGCTGCACGTCGTCGGCCTGGATCCCAAGCTGCAAGAGCAGGTCGGCGCGCTGCGCAACAGCTCGATCGCCACGCTGGTGCCGCTCATCAAGCACCTGGTCGTCCGTGACGCCGATCACCTGCGCAACGTGATCTACCCCAAGGGCGTCGTGGCCGCGGACATGGATCAGCTCATGCAGATGCGTGAGTCGGTGGCCCGGGCGACGATCCTCTACACGGTCTGGGAGCGTGAGAAGATCGATCCTGCCATCGCCAAGCACCTCGCGCGCGTGGCCGAGTGCTGGGTGCCATGCGAGGACAACGCGGCCATGTTGCGCCGGGCCGGTGTGCAGCGCGTGCACGTGGTGCCGCACCCCTACGACCCCGCCGATCCGTTGTGCACCTTCCGCGCGACGCGCCGCCCGCTGGCGCAGCGGCGCTTCTACTCCATCGGGGCCTGGCAACCCCGCAAGGGCTATGATCGGCTCCTGGGCGCCTTCCTGCTCGCGTTCCGGCCGGGGGACGATGTGCACCTGACGCTGAAGATCAGCGGCGGCCAGTGGCCCAGCTACGAGCCGCCGGAGGCCGCACTGGGGCGCTGGCTGCAGGACAAGCGCGTCGTGCAGCGCGGCTGGACGTACGACAGCCTGCAAGGCTACCTGCGGGTCGCCACCGCACGCCTGCCGCAGCCGGTCATCCAGCGCATGCACTACGAGAACAACATCTACGTGAGCAGCTCGCACGGCGAGGCCTGGTGCTTGCCGGCGTTCGACGCCAAGCTCGCGGGCAATCGCCTCGTGCACGTTCCATTCGGGGGGACGAAGGACTTCGCTGGTCCGGGGGATGTGGCGGTGCCGATGCGCCCCGGGCCGGTGCACCCGAGCTACCGGTGGGAAGCGGATGCGACCTGGGCGGACTACGAGGTCGAGGAATTGGCGGCGGCGTTGCAGACAGCGGAAGCCCCGACGACGTACGAGTTGCCGCCAGGTTTCGAGCAGCGGTTCCAGCTTGGCCACGTGGGCCAGCAGATGGCCGAGCGCGTGCTGGCCGTTGTGACCGCGACGCAGATCCGGCTGGCCGAGGCCTATCTGCGGAGCCAAGTGCGTCCGTGGTTGCCATGAAGACCTGTTGCTGGTGCTCTGGGGTGAGTGCGCGACCGCTCGACGTGGACGGCGAGCACTACCATGCGCGCTGTCTGCGCGAGTGGCGAGCGCTGGCGCGCACGCTGCGCGCCAGGGCCGGGCACAGCACGCAGTTGCACGACAGCCTGGAGGTCGTGCCACCGCAGATCCATTCCAGCGTGGGAGTGCTGCCATGAGTCAAGCCCGGTTGTATGGTCGCGTGCTGGGCAACGGCTCGCACGTGCAGGTGACGCGCGGCTTCCAGCAAGCCCTGAGCGCTGCGGGCCTGCTGGCGGGTCAGGTGCACCTGGATCTGGACGAGGTGGACGAGGTGCCGCCTGGAGCGAGCGCGCCCGTGGCGGTGTTCACGGGGCCGCTCAACATGGTGGCGGCCATGCGGCGCAACGCCGACCACCGCGAGCGCTGGACGCTGGTGGCCCCGAACAGCGACAAGAGCCCGCCGCGCCTGCTGGCTACCGTGGTGGAGCACTCCACCCGCATCCTGACCCCGAGTGACTGGGGCACGCGCGTGGTCCAGGCGCAGCTCACGGAGCTGGGGTTGAGCTGTCCCGTTTCGACCGCTCCGCACGGCATCGCCCCGGAGCTGCGAGTGCACCCCGAGGCGCGCGCGACGATGGAGCGGAGCTACCAGGAGGGCGCCTTCAAGGTGCTGCACTTCTCGACCAGTGATCGCCAGCGCAAGGGCACGCGCGAGCTGCTGCAGGCCTGGCAGGAGCTGGCGCCGGTGCTGGGAGACCGCGCACACCTGATCTTGGTGCTGGATCCTCTGGCGGAAAGCGCACTGAGAGCCTGGTGTGTGGACGAAGATGCGCAGCGCCTGATCCTGCACCCGCAGGTCAGCTTGCTCACTCGACTGGATTGTTCCCCCGCGGACATGGCCCGCGTGCTCTCGTCGGTGCACGTGGTCTGTCAACCCTCACGGGGAGAAGGTTTCGGACTGGTGCCGCTCGAAGCGCGCGCCTGTGGCGTGCCGGTAGTCATGACCGACTGCACCGGGCACAGTCAGCACACGCACATTGGGGATCCGGGCGTGCTGGTGGTGCCGACGTACGACCCCGCCCCCATCGACGACTGGGAGGGCGCACGCGCCCCTGCGCTGCGCGTGCCCGATCTGATCGAGTTTTTGGCCGGTGCGCACGCGCTCTGGCCGTCCCTGAATGCCTCCGCGCGCGCCGCCGCGCCGGAGATTCAGTCCTGGTGGAGCTGGCCCGAACAGCTGAGAGGAGTGCTAGATGCCATCCGAGAAACCTGAGGGCGCGTCGGGAAATCTTCCGGGCCCGTGTCGATCGCTAACGGCTCCCGAGATCGTTCGCATCATCAACGGTATGTTGTTCTTCCTGTGTGGAGCCGTCTCGGGCACTCGGCTTCAGGCTCGGCTACCTGCGTTCAGCGATGAAGAGCTGGCCGAGGTCGTGCAGCAGTCTCTGCTGGGCATCGAGGCCTACTACCAGACGCCGATCTCCACGGCTGCGGAGCTGGAGCGCACGGCGCGCGGGGTGCGTAGCAACCCCTTCGTGGCCATGGTCATGACCCCAATCGAAAGTTTGCTCAAGTCCAGCGCGCTGCTGTTTCCTGCGCCGGTCGTGCAAGAAGCGCTGAGCTGGTGGGTGACCTCACCCAACGGCCGCGAGCGCATCCGCCTGATCGCCGAATTCACAAAGAAAGAGTTCGAGGCGCACGCCGACTTTTTCGATCAGCTGCTCAAGCAAGCCACCGCACCAGGAGAACCAGATGGACAGTGACAACAAGAAATCAGATCCCGCCGCCGCCGCCGCTTCAACGCTGGCCGTGCCCGAGAAGAACAACGGTCTCGGTCACGCAACGGAGGGTGTGTTGCCGCCGCCGCTGGCGCCTGGGGTGGAGCGGCTGCAGCGCTACTTCAACAAGCCGGTGGCCGTGCAGCTCAGGCGCCCGCTGATCATTCTGGACTACGCCGGTGAGGCACAGATCGGCGATCAGCGGTTCGGGTTGCTGGGCCCCGCCATGATGACCGAGGGCGGCAAGGAGTCCGCCGTGGGCTCGCACTTCCTGCTGCCGACCGTGTTCCTGAACCCGTCTCCGAATGGCTGTGACCTGGTGGCGTGGATCCAGATGCCCGCGACCGGGGCAATGGTCGAGGTACTGATCGATCCCGCGGACGTGGAGTTCGTGACGTTCGTGGCCCGCATGCCGACGCCTCCCTCTCCGCTGGTGATGCCCAGGCAGAACTGATGCCCAGTCCGCTGGAAACGCGCTTCCGGCGGTGGCTGATCGACAAGCTCAAGGTCACGCGCTGGGCCTCGTCGGAAACGGTCAACGCCGAGCTGGCGCGGCGCCTGGGCGTGCAGCTAGAGGTGCTACTGGCCGCCCAGGCCGAGCTGGACCAGGAGAACCGCGCCGCCGGCCGCCCCCTGACTCAGCTCGGCCGCCCGACCATCGCCAGCTCGCCCGCCGCGCGCAAGGCTCAGCTGACCCTGCAGCTGCCGCAGGTGGTCTACGCGCGCTGGACCACCGCGGCCCGCGACCGAAACCTGAGCCGCGCTTCCCTGCTCCGCAGCGCCGTGCACACCTTCCTGCTGCAGCCCGAGCCTCCCTATCACCCGCCGACCAGCGGGTGGGTGATCGATGGCGTGCTGCAACCGCTGCCCTGGGAGCCCGAGAAGGCCATCAAGGGCAAGGGGTGGTGGCCGTACTGGGTGAACGCCTCGGTGACCCGGGGCGCCAAGGAAGCGCTCACGCGCCGCGCTCGCGCGACGGGCTGCAGCGAGTTCGCGTTGCTCCGGTCCATCATGCTGGACGTGATGTCGGGCCAGTTGCAGCACGTGATCTACTTGACGTCGCACACGGGGATGTGGGACGACCCTGACAAGTACCTGACGATGGAGCCAGCAGCATGGACACGGAAGACCTGAAGGAAGCCCTCGCTGAAGCCTGTGAGAACGGTCTGGATGGTCTCGACGAATGCGAGATCACCAAGAAGGGTGTCGTGCTCACCTTCATGACCGGCGCGCAGTTTCGGTTGGTCGTCGAGGATCTGAGCGAAGACGAAGACGACGACGAGGACTGAGCGGTCAACGCGGAGGCGGGTCGAGGCGCATCAGACGAGCCTTGCGATTGCGCCAGAACCTCCAGACGTTCCGGGCGTCCATCCCGAACATGCGCTTGCCGATCGGCGCTCCCCCGACCACCTTGCCGTCGTGGACCGCCAGACAGAAGACAAGCCACTGGCCGGTCTCCCCCTGCACCTCGATGCGCATCCAAGGCAGCTCGTGCAGGGGCGGAACGTCAGCCATGCCCAAGCACGTAGCACCCCTGGCGCTCGTTCCGCAAGCGGGTTGACAGCGAAGCTAGCGCGATGCTAGCGTCGCTAGCGCATGGCCAAGAAACTGCTGTTCGACATCAAGGATCTCACCCGGCTGGTGGTGGCCGGCGTAGTGGAAGAGTACGCCTGCTCGGGCACCGAGGTCTCGGTGCGCTGGATCGTCGAGCCCGGAGCGATCAGCTGCATCGTCCTGGTAGGCGGCGCTGCCGAAGAGCACGAGGAGTTCCACAACGAGCCAGCTCGCGCGGACACCGTCAAGACCACGATCCCGATGGAACTGAAGTCATGAACTCCAAGCATTTGTCCAAGACCGCAGAGCAGTACACGCCGCTCTGGCTGGTGGAGAAGGGGCGCGAAGTGCTGGGCGGCACGATCGATCTCGATCCTGCCTCGACGGCCGAAGTGAACTACGACGGAGTCTGCGCGCGGAAGTTCTTCACCAAGCGCGACGACGGCTTGAAACAGGACTGGGGTACCAGTCGCCGCCCCAGCACCGTGTTCGTGAACCCTCCCGGGGGACAGTTCAGTCCACGTCAGGCCAAGCAGATCGGCACGCGCAGCAAACAGGTGGCCTTCTGGGTCAAGCTCATGGATGAGGTGCACGCAGGGCATGTGCACCGCGCGATGTTCCTGAGCTTCAGCGTCGAGCTGTTGCAGTCGTGCCAGCGCGCGTTGCCGTCGGAGCCGGGCTGGTACCCATTGGACTTTTCGTGGTGCATTCCTGCTCAGCGCATCAAGTTCGAGAAGATCAAGCGCGGGCAGCGCATAGTCGGCAAGCAGCCGAGTCACGCCAACATCCTGATCTTTCCAGGCTGCAACCTGAGCGAGGTGCGGCGCGTGTTCGGGGATGTGGGGCGCTGCGGCAGGGGCGGGTGATGAGCGCGATAGGCATTGGCTCGAAGCTCTGGAGGTTCGACCAGAACCGGCGCTTCTACGCGCCACCGGAGAACAAGGGGGGCTTCGGCAAGCTCATCTGGCGTGAGCACTGGGTCCCCATGGTGGTGTGCGGGGAGACGCGGGTGTCCTGGCTAGTCGGGTACGCGCCCAGCGCGATCAATCGCCACCGAACGCCGTCCGTCACGCACAAGCTGCCGAAGGCGGAGTTCCGAAACGGTGGGTGCCCCAGGGACTGGGCGCTCTCAGAAGAGCATCTGGACGAGCTGGCGTGGGCTGAAGAAAACCGGTGTCGGCTGTCCGATCTGGTGCAGCGCTGTAACGACCCCAAGGTGCTGCGCGCGGTAGATGAGGTGTTGCGTGGAGGTGCACGGTGACAGTGCTGTTTACAGCTGCGGAGCTGCGAGCAATGCGGAAGGCCTTCGTGGTGCAGGACGACGGCGGCGAGGGTCACGGCGACGTCGTGTTTGCGCGCAACGCGATGGAGGCCCGCCGCATCGGCGCTGCCGACCTGGACACCGACGAAACTGCGCTGACTGTTTGCCGCGCACCCGAGTTCGATGCGTGCGCGAGCATGGAAGCAGTGCGTGCGGAGCAGCTGGATCGAGGCTGGTGGTTCACGTGTGGGCACTGCGAAAGGCATGTTGATCAGGATGGCACCCGATACGTCGGCGAAGCTGACTACGAATATCCGTTCGATCCGGTCATCCGGGGCAGAGACGTGTACTGTGACGGGTGGTGCGCGGGCGCGGAAGCGGTAGCGCACGTCGAACGACGGATTCAAAAGTGGACCGTGGTCGAGGCGGCGATGGAGAAGTTCCCGGGTGCCGTGATCTGCGACGTGTCAGCGAACACCTATCACATGACCCGCAGGAACGAGATCGTACCCACGGTGCGGTTTCAGGTGCCGCCCAGGTACCACGCGACGTTTACTTGGCAGCTCGGGGACGAGACGCTGCTGATGAACGAATGCGTGCTGGAGGAGTGGAACGAGTACAGGGTGCTGAGGCAGGAGAAGCGGACATGAGGCTCGACAAGGTCATCGAGGCGTTACGCCCGTTTGTGGATGAGGGCTACCCGCATGTCGTCTCCAACGCTGACAAGCTGCGCGCTGCGGGCATCGTGCGCGAATACGACCGGCTCCCGCGTGCGAAAAACTACGACGCAGGCGCCGCGCAGCCAACGACTGTGGTTCTGGGGACCAATGGGCGTCACGTCGTGCTCCAGTCTTCCGGCAACGAAGAGGTCGAGCCGAGCTACATCGTCTGGTCGCCTGCTCAGGCCAGAGAGATTGCTGAGCACCTGCTGCGACTGGCGGCGCACTTGGAGGAAGGAACAAGGGTATGACCGAGCTGGAGTCTCCGGAAGAGTTCGCCAGTGCGCTGGCTGCTAGCATGGATGTGCTGGGAGGCGGAGTGTGGTCACCTTCGGTCAGCGCCACCCGAGAAACCATCGAGCTGATTCTTACTCGGGACGCAGCGCTGGCGACCAGGCGAACTGCGCTCGATGAGGCTGCTGAGGAAATCGCGCACCTCTGCGGGTGCTCGACGTGGGACTACCCGGCCCAGTTAGTACGGTGGGTGGCCGACCTCAAGGCCGAGCGCGACGTGCTGCGCTCTGAGCTGTCTGGCGCCGCTCGCGCGCTCGAACAGGCCGATGCGTGGATCGGCGGGTTTGCAGGTCACGTGCGATCTGCGCGCGCCGCGCTGGCGTTTGGCACTCAACCCAGTAGCGGTGTGAATGATGCCGACGTTCGCTTTCTCGCCGAAGCCATCTCCGCCCGCGATTCCACCATCCGCGCGGCGGTGCTCGAAGAGGCGGCGCGCACCTGTTCCGACCTGTCCCGCAACGCCTACCGGCACGCGCCGGACATCACCGCCGAGACAGCCGCGCATGAGTGCGCCGACGCCATCCGCGCCCTCGCCACGAAAGGACCGACCCGATGACCGACACCGACGACGTGATTCGTGAGGTGCGGAGGCTGGACGCGGAGGCAACGAGTGGGCCGTGGTTCTACAACAGCTACTCCACCGTGTTCTCCGAGCCGGCCTCTGAGGCGTACGAAGCGCTCGTCCAGGCCATCCCCGACGACGCGCCGGACGAGGCGTGGGAGGCCCTGCCCGCTGGCTACGTCGCGTCGGTCCCCGTCGTTGGCGGCGACACGGCTACTGCGGAGGGGTCAAAAGACGCCGCACTGATAGCCCACTTCCGCACCGCCGCCCCCCTGCTCGCGGCCGAGGTAGAGCGGCTGAGGGCGGAGAATGCGGCACGTCGCGAGGAGCTGCGCCTCGCCCAGTGTCCGAACCCGCGCGACCCGGAGTACGCCGGCCACTGTGAGACGTGCTCGGGGCTGTCCGTCGCGCGCACGCGGAGGCTTGCGGAACTGGAGGCTGAGAATGCGGAGCTGCGGGAGGCGTTGGTCGTCGCCGAGCAATCGCTGGGCTGGTGGGCGTCATCGAGCCACGCGAAGCGGTTCGTGTGGGACGGGCGCGAGCAAGACCCAAACGGCACGCACCACGCACTGGTAGTCGCCCGCGCAGCGCTCGCGAAGGGAGGCGGCAAGTGAGTGAACTGAAGTTGGCGACGGGAACCGATGGCAAGTTGTGTCTGATGGCGAGCGTTCCAGGTGTCGCAGCGATGTTCGGTCTAGATGACCTGGTCCAGTGCCTCAAGGCCAACCCCGAGGCGTGCGCGGAGGTGTGGGACGCGCTGTGCGAGACGGAATGCGCCGGGCTCGTGTCGCGCCGCTGGTACGTGGGGGAGCAGACCGCGCGCAAAGAAGCCGAAGCCCGCGCAGAGAAGTTCGCCGCAGAGCGCGAGGAGAAGCCCGCGCAGGGAAGGCGGGAGGACGAACGCGAGAGAGGGGAGCCCGCTCTGACTTGCCGTGCATGTGGCAAGCCTCTCGTGGGTGAAGAGCAGCGCATCGTCGTGCCTCCCTGGATTTGCACCTGCGAGGCGTGTGCGGGCTACCCGCCTCGCTCGCGTGACGGGATTGCCCCCGACCCAGCGGTAGCGAAGGCACTGATCGAGCTGCAGGACACGTGGGGGATCGACGGAGAGCAAGCGGAGCACGTCGCCGAGGTGCTGAATGACGTCTACAATGCGGCCTACCTGTCGGCGGCGACCCAAACACATGCGTGGCGCCGGCTGACCGCGGACCCGGAATCCTGTCCGGCTGAGGGGGACACGGTGGTGTTGCTCGACGAGGACAACCAGGAGCTGCGCCTGGCCGAGTGGCCCCCGCTGGTAGCGGATCACGGCTGGACGCACTGGCAACCGGTGCCGTGGCAGGAGCCACCGTGAGCGAGTCAGCTTGGCACGAGTGTGACCAGTGGATGGTGAGAGTCGATGGGGGTCCAGGGTTCTGGGCTCCCAGCTGTGGCGGCGTGTTCAGGTGCGACGAATGCGGAGACCTGGTGGGGTGGTGTTGCGGCGGCTCCGAGGACTGGGTAGACGAGACCAAGCCCGATCCGGGGGTTATCTGTAACGAGTGCTGGGTGGAGCACTACGGAGAGGAAGACGACGACGATGGTGGTGGAAGGCAGAGATCTGATGGTGGTCACGCTGAAGGCACACGCTCAGCACGTGCTGCAAAGGCTACTGCGACCCGTGCGACGAATCGTCAGCGCGGAGCTGGTCGAGGACCAGCGCGTCACCGGAGACATTCTGAGTGAGCTACTGGGCTCGCGCCGGTGCGCGGAAGGCAACGCTTGCCTGGCGCAGGAGCTGGCGCTCCGCATCGAACGATCGGAGGCGCAGCTGTATCAGGTGGGCGCGACGCGCGGAGACATTCTGCAGCGGGCCACGCGCGTCCGGGCCTTGTTCGACGTCATGCTGAACGAACCCGACCCGGTCGAGCTGCTGACTGCATTGGAGGACGCGCTGTACCTGGCCGAAGAGGGCTGGTCGTACGCGGACGAGTACTTCCAGAAGAAGTGGGAGTTCAAGCAACGGCTTGCTACGCTGCGTGCCGTGGTCCAGGACGCAAAGGAGAAGCTGCAGTGAACGTCGGCAAGCTGTTGGCAACGGAGGAGCGTGAGCCCGTCGAGCGCTGGGTGCGCGCGCACGTGCAGACGGTGTACTGCGGATCCAACGTCGCGCTCTGTCGCGTGCTGGGGAAGTACCTGTGCCAGGTCGACACGCGCGACTTGTCGCTGGCACCGTACCTGATGTTGGACGGTTTCTGGGAGATGTGGATTTCGCAAGCCATCGCGCGGCACGTGCAGCCGGGAATGATCTGCGTGGACGTGGGCGCGTGCTTCGGCTACTACACGCTGCTGTTTGCCGAGCTGGCGGGCCCCAGCGGTCATGTGATCAGCTACGAGCCCAACCCGGCCTGCGCTCAGCTCCTGCGGCGCACGTTGGCCTTGAACGGTCTGACTGAGCTAGTGGACGTGCGAGAGAGCGCCGTGGGCAGCGAGCAGGGCATGGCGAGACTGTGCCTCATGCCAGACCGCTGGGGCGACTCGCGGCTGAGCGAGTCCGTGCCACCGCGCGAGACCGGACAGCCCGAGTCGCTGTCGTTTGCTGTTCGGAAAGCTCCGCTGGATCTGGATCAGCGCGTGGACGTGATGAAGATCGACGCGGAGGGCTCCGAGCCGGACATCTGGGTGGGCATGCAGGAGCTGCTGCGTCGCGACAACCCGTTGGTCCTGATGGAGTTCGCGCCCTCGGCGCTCAAATCGCCCGAGGCGCTGCTGGCCCTGGTGACGTCGTCCGGCTACGAGCTGGCCATCGTGGACGAGGCGGGGCTTCGTCGCCCGGCGACCCGTGAGTACCTGCTGGGGGACGGGGAAATCAGGACCCTCTGGCTGCAGCGCCAGTAGGGCCCGAAAAAGTTGACCCACGCCGCCGCCCAGACCTAGCATGCCCACATGGCACTAGGTGTTGGCAGCGTCGTCATGATGTCTCTCAGCTCGGCAGACTTGCCGGAGAACACTGCACAGGGTCCGGACGTGCAGCCGCAGCCGCCGGTTCTGGGCGTGGTGGAGGCGGACGCTGGCGGCGGAGTCGCCTGGGATATCTCCTGGGGGAACGGCAACCGCACGCTGGCCGTCCCAAGCGGTGGCATTCAAGATCTCTACTCGGTCAGTCCGGCGGAACGCGCTCGGCTGTTCGGGCGCGTGGTCTCGATCGATGGCGAGAGCGCCGAGTACTGGGGCCAGGTCGTGGAGATGTATCGCCGCGGCTCGACCGAGTCCGAAGAGAAGGCGCTGGTGTGCATGTTCAGCACCGGCGCGTACCGCGAAGTCAACACGAGCGCACTGGTCGCCGTCCCGGGCCGCTGAAGGAACTGAGGAGCAAGACACATGGCATTGGGAGTTGGATCGATCGTCACGCAGAAGGTTGCCAGCGCAGATCTGCCCGAGAACCTCGAAGGCCCGGATGTGCTTGCGCAGCCCCCTCAGTACGGCAAGGTCGTGGCCGTCGGCAGCCCGGGCTGGAACGTGCTCTGGCAGCAGGGCGTCCTGCAAACGAACATGGCGGCGACCGTGTTCGATGACCTCTACGCGGTCAGCGCGAACTCGCGCGCAGCGTACCTGGGTCAGGTCGTGCGGGTGGCCGGCGAATCACCCGAGTACCAGTACCAGGTCATGTCGATGTTCCGGCGTGGCGCGGCCGTCAACGCCGAGCGCGCCTCACTGAAGGCCCTGAACTCCCGCGGCTACCGCGAAGTGCTCGTGACGCAGCTGGTCGCCGTCACGGGTCGGTGATGGATCTCGACCGCGCCAACCTCCTGGCGTGCGCACAGGCCTGCCTGTCGGCCATCCGCGAGGCGGATGTTGCCTGCGATGCGCTGGACCAGGACGACCGGGACCAGGCCCGCGCCCGCGCGGAGGCCGCCCAGGCTGCCAGCCAGCGCGCCCGGCGCATGCTCAAGCAGGTCGTACAGCGGCTGCCCTCCCATAGCCGCCAGGCGCGGCTGGCGCGGGCCGCCGTGGAGGCCACGGAGACGGCCATCGAGGGCTCCAGTGGGGCGGTGGAGACGGACGTGCTGGACAGCCGCCTGGGGCGCGCCCAGCGGGCTGTGGTGGCGGTGTTCGACTGCCTCGGCGAGCCCCGGCCGCCGGTGCCGGTGCGGCAAGGTCCGGCCGCCCAGCTCCCGCGCCCGCCGCTCAGCGCCTCACGGTGAACCCGAACAGCCGGGCGGTGTCGACGACCACGGGCTCCTCGCCCTGGTTCTCGAAGGTCAGGCTCAGACACTCGCCCGGGGCGCACCAGACGAAGGTCAGCAGAAGATCACGCCCCCAGGCTTCTAGCCCGTTCTGGCGCCGCAGGTTAATGACCAGCCCGGGCTGCTCGATGCGCGTCAACACGAGGTGCTGGTCGACGGCGACCGTGCGCGTCAGGTGCACCTTGTCGCCAGGAGGCACCACCCACGTTTCTGGGTTGGGCCAGATCGATCCGTCTGCCAGTGTTCCATCCAAGGCCACCAGCACGTCGATGGCGTTCAGTGTCGCGCGCAGCTCCTTGTCACCCAGTTGTTGCAGCGCGCTGCGCAGCAAAGCGACCTCGCTGCTCAAGACCTGCACGCGCGCCAGAAGCTGAGCAGGGGTGTCCATCTACCGCGCGCCGTGGGGAAAGCAGAAGGGACAGTACGGTGAGCACTCCGTCGTGCCCGGGTCCAGCTGAACGCACACGCGCTCGTGAGGCACAGACTGGCGCAAGGTCGCGCGCAGCTCGGCGATGTCGTCCAGCGCGCTCGCCAAGCGCTGCTCCGCCTCGTTCCGTGCGGCCAGCGCGCTCTGCCACTTCTCGAACAGCTCCGCAATGGCCGCCCGCGCGGCGCTCGGCGAAACGATGGCCCCGAACGCTACCGAGCGAATCGCTTCCGCCCACTCGTCGGCTTCACTGCGCGCGCGGCGCAAAGCCTCCCGCAGTGTCTCTAGCTCCTGGTCAGCCATGGTGCGCCCGTTCGCGTTTGGCGCGCGAGCGACAGCGCGGCGAGCAGTAGGTCGGGTACCTTCCGCGTACGCGCCTCACCGGCAGTGATCCGAAACACACCGGGCAAGAACCCTGGGTCAGAATCACTTGGCGCTCCGTCCACCGCCGCTCCGAGCGGTTCAGATCACGCGCAGGGGACATCACAAACCCATGATGAACTTCTCGATGATCTCCCGGTAGGAGACCCTGCGGTTCTCGCGCTCGCTGCGCTTGAGCGCGTACGACTGGAGCTTGTCCATCAGTGCCGGCTTGATGCGCACTGCGAGCAAATGCTCCGACTTCTTACCCTTCTGCGACGAGCTGCTAGCCATGTCAGCGTGACGCTAGCCGTGCTAGCAGTGCCGCGTCAAGCGCGAAATCACAGGAGCCACTGCCAGAGGGCGCCTGCCCAGGCCGCGTAGCCCTTCGCCGTCGGGTGGATGCGGTCCGGAGCCCGCGGGATCTGCAAGGTCTGGCTCGGGAAGTACTGGGAGGCTGGGATCTTGCTCTGCAAGAAGGCGACGATGCCGTTTGAAGGTTTGGGCAGCGTCGGCGGGCCGATCCAGACCACCTCGGCCGGAGCCAAGCGTTGCAGGAGCTGGTCGAGGTAGGGGGACTGGCGCTGGACCGCGTTGCCAGTCAGGTACTCGTCGTTCGTGCCGAGCGAGACCAGCACCAGGGTCGGGCGAAAGGCCGACAGCGTCTGCTGCAGAGCCGCGCTCTGCGCCCACTGGTCGATGCGCGTGCTGACGGTGGCCGTGCCCAAAAACGGCACCTTCTGCTCGGCCGCGAGCGCCTTGAGCTGAGGCGCCAAGCCGACCGCCAAGCTGTCACCGATCAGCAGCAGGCGCGTCCCGGCGTGCACCTTGGGTGCCCGGATGGCACGCACCAAACCCACACCGAGCGCCGCAGCGAGCCCCGCGTATACCCAACGACGATCCACGATCCCGACGGTACCGCCGCCCGGGCCATCCTCACAAGTTTTTCAGCAGGCCCGCGCGCTGCAGAGCGAAGTAGCCGAGCACGGCCGCGCCGGCTCCCAGCGTGAGCGTGCCGAGCGACGCCGCCACCGAGGACGCGCCCAGCTTCAAGGTCACGCCCAGGTTGTTGTACGCGATGACCGAGTAGGGGTAGCTGCCGCAACCGGCCATGTTGAGCTGCTTACTCCAGCAGCCGTTGGCGAGGTTGGTCTGGCTCGGGCAGAGGTGTCCCGCGTTGTAGTAGCTGGCGGCGGCGACTAGCCCGCGTCCCGCGGCGCGCTTGACGTTGTCGGCGAGCAGGTGGGTGCCCATGTCGATGTTCTTGCCGGGATCAAAACGGTCCTCCAGCGAGTAACCGTACATCTTGGCGACCATCGGGATGGGCTGCATGATGCCGATCGACGAGAACCCGTCGGCGCTCATGATCGTCGCCTGCTTCGCGGTCGGATAGCCGCCGGTTTCCAGCGTGGCGATGGCGACAGGCCAGCGCACGGGCAACCCGTACTTCTTGGCCGCGGCTTGAAAGTGTGCGCCCCAGGCCGTCCACATGCGGATGAAGTTCTTGCCCTGTGGACTGGTCGGGCTGTGCTCGGGCACACCTATTCCAGCGACCTCGATCTTGCCGTCAGGGAGTTCGCGCCAGTTCGCTCCGCCGCAGGGATTGGTGATCCAGGTCACGAGCTGAGGATCGCCGAATCCGGCGTCCTGGTCCAATTCCTCGACGCGCAGGCGCCCAGCTGCGCAGAGCGGTGAAGGTCGCGGCCAGCTCGACCAGATGCGCCAGGGGCAAGAGCGGCAGCGCCTCGGTCTCCGTACTCTCGGCCAGCAGGATCCTCACGATGCGCTGGTCTCCCACGCGCTCACCGGTCACACGCAACACGCTCGCGCGGTACCGCCAGAGAGCCGCCCGCGCCAGCCACTGCACGCGCGGCAGATCTCCCGCGAGGGCCAGCTCGATCTGATTCTCTCGCGGGTTCAATCTCCAGCAGGACAGCATGGACGGAGAAAGAGCCAGCAACAGCTCCAGGCACTGGTCCTGGCGCAACGGCCCGTGCCCGACGATGCGCCGCACGCGCGTGCTGTGCCGCGCCCACGGAGGACGAGTCAGGGCAGCGCACATGTGGACCTCAGGATGACCCCGTGAGCCATCAGCACGCTGAGCACGGTGAGGCGAAACAGGGTGTCCTTTGCACGCTGTTCGGGCGGCAGATCGGAGTAGGGCACCAGGCACGGGTGCTCCTTGGTGCTCTCGTCCTTGACCGGCCCGTGTCGCCACCCATCCCGCAGCTTCAGCTCCATCCAGCGCGCGTGCATGTCCGCTGGACTGCTGTGCGGGTTGTCCAGCAGCGCCTGCACGCCCTGCAACGCCGAAGAGCGCTGCCAGGCTGGCGCGTAGTCCCAGCAGGGGTGAGAGAAGTCGTGTAGCCCACGACAGAAGGCACGGTTGACCTCGTGCGCCGTGCGCGCGGCCAGCTCGATCAGAATCTGCTTGTTCTCAGGTGTCATCAGGCCGTCCTTTGCTTCTTGCGTTTGCGTGCCACGGTCAGTCCATAGAGCGTGGCCAGTAGCAGCTGCGCCCCTTCGGGAAACCGCACCGCGGTGTAGGTGCGGGCGGCGACCAGCTCCGCCACGCGCTGGCAGCCCCAGCGCTCCTCGGGCGCCCGGCCGCTCAGTGAGTCCAACACGGAACCGGCGCGAGCGGCAGCCCACAAGTGCGCGTTGATGTGATGCGGAAACCTCACGCCGCGCTCAGTCAGCAGGACGGTGCAGGTGCCGTCGCCGCACTTGACCCGAAACTTCCTCACGAGAGGCCTCGTTGCACGTGCACCACCGCGCGCACGTAGCTCGGAACGGTCGAAACGGGCGCCGCGTGCGCGCCGATCAGCGCCACGATGATCTCCTGGGAGGGCACTGGCTTACTGGTGGGCCAAAGCGTGTGCCCGTCGGTCAACAGGATGACGACGTCGCCGTGTTTGCGCGCCGCCTCCAGACCGTTGCCCAGGTACGTGCCGCCGCCGCCCACCAGCTGGAGCTGGTCCACGTTGCGTACGAGCTGCGCCGCCGCGGCTTCGGTGTCGCAACAGATGACGGACACAGCGTGCTGTCCGATGGCGCGCACGATGCCCGGGATCTCGGCCAAAGCAAGCGGCAGCTCTTCTGCGGCACCCATGGAGCTGGAAGTGTCGAGCACGATCACGACCCGGGGAAGCCGGCGCACCATGGCAGGCAACAGCACCCCATTGAACGTCCCGCGCCGGCTGCGGCGCGCGTAGGAGTAGTCCTCGCAGCCCGTCGCCAAGCGGCAGGCCGCGTGAGTCTGGGCCATCAGGGTGCGCTCCCAGGGGATGGTGGGCGCGCGCAGGCGCTCGGTAGCCCAGCGCACGGTGCGCCCAGGCAGGCTGCCGTGCAGGCGCACGTGAGCCAGGATGTCCCGTGCGGTCTGGTCTCGAATCAGATCCACCTCGACCGGCCCGTAGCCTGGCACGGAGCTGTCGTCCCCCTCTTCGTAGTCTTGCGGCAAGCCGTGCGCAGCGCTGCCGCACATCAGGGGCGGAGTACTGGTGTCGTCGTCTCGGATCGCAGCGTAGTACTGCTCCCAGAACAGGTCTACGGGCTGCTGCAGCGTGCGCGGGAAGATCCGGGTCTCGTGTGCGGGCAGCCGGCCACCCTCGGCCTCCAGGTCGTCGTTGATCTCGGCGTCCGTGCACCGATTGATCAGCCACGCGGTGTGGGCCTTGCACGCGCTGGTGCCCAGCAGCGTCTCTGCCCGGTCAGCGTGCCCGCGCAACCAGTGCTGCAGCTCGTGCAGCAAGGCCCACGAGGCCTCCGCGACCTTCCAGCTCAGGGTCGGGTCCCAGTAGACGCGCCCGCGACGGTCCACCGCAAACGTGCCAAGGCCAGGTCGCCGCACGGGTACGAGCGCCGTGAGCGACAAGGCCAGGTAGGGGCGCTTGGTCAGCGCCGCGAGGCGCACTGCAGCGAAGTCGAGAGCCATGCTGATCCATGGTACGGAGCCATCAGCCAGAGCTTCCCTGCAGATACTCACGCATCTCGCGTAACGTCTCAGCCCAGCCGTTGCCGCCGTCTTCGCCCGCGAAGGTCTGCAGCCCGAGGTCGATGTGCCGCAACAGCTCGGGCGTCGCGTCCCGCGGGCAGCCGGCGAGGCTCCACTGGTTGACCAAGCGGATGATCTGATTGAGCTGCCGGCGCCCCTGGTTCCACCAGTCGATCGGCGTGTTCTCGGGCCACTCTTTCCAGTGTCGCGCGGTCATCTGGAAGCCTTCACCGTGCGACGCAAGGCTGCCAAGGAGACGTCCGCTTCGGCCTCCTCGCGAGTCTTGCGCAGCACATCAGAGGGTATGAGCACGGCGCCGTCGCCGCGCACCAGGGCGGCAGGAAACCACGCCACGCCCGCCGGGTCGACCAGCGCAAACCACTGCGCGGGTTTCCCCGAAACCTCCTGACGCACGTGCGTGCGCAGCGTGCAGACGAAGACCTGTCCCTGCCAAGCGACGTAGTAGAGCGGGGCCATTAGATCCACCGAGTAGACTGTTCGAGCTGGTCGAGCAAGCGTTTTCGCGCGCGCTCGATGCCGGCCACCACCCGTACCGCCGTCTCGGTATCGCCGCGGATCTTCTCGATCAGGAGGGTCGACGCGATCATCGGATCGGCGGTCGCGACGACCTTGCCGGACTTGGCGCACACCTCCACCAGCCGCACAGTGTGCTTCTGGCTGCCTGCCTGCCAGGTGTCGAGCAGGATCGCGGCCCGCGCGTTGTAGCGCAAGCCGATCCGCACGGGCCGCATGCGCAACAAGCTCACTCCGTGATCAATGAGCATCTTGCGCAAGTGCATGACGGTGCGTAGACCAGCGCACAGCAGCTTGTGCAACCGCTCGGGGTGGCCGTCCAAGGCGTCCAGCGTGATGTCGGTGCGTAGCCGAGCCTTCATCGCCCACCTCGCATCATGCCAGCGGCCTGCAGCAGCGGCCGGAACAGCTCGACGGCCTTGGCCGCCTCGACAGGGTAGCCGTCCTGGGGAGCCACTTTTACCGACGCCAGTGCGCGCATGGCCATTGCCGCGATGTCCCCGTGCCCGAGCTGGTGCGCCCGGCCCATCACACGCACCCCAGCCGACCAGCGCGCCTTGGTGTTTTCGCGCAGTACCGCGTTCGTGACCTCGGTCAGGATCACGAAGATCTTGTCTCCGCGCGGCGGCAAAACGAGCCGATCGGGATGCGCCAACAGCTCCTCGGGATCGGGCAGATCCAGGTCCACGGCGTAGGCCAGGAACGCGGTCGCCGCAGCCGGGCCGACGCAGCCAGACACCAGCAGGCGAGCCAGCGGGCTGATGTTGCCCTGGTGCTGAGGCAAGCCCTGCCCGAACGAGCCCGCGGCAGCCAGCAGATCCATGGCCGCCGTCCAGCTGCGGAAGCTCGGCCACGGGCCGGACCGCGCCGCGGCATCCGTCGGCAGGTTGTCGATCGCGCTGGGCATGTGCTGCGCGAAGCCCGCCACGACCGCCCGCACGCGGTCGAGCCCCGCGCGCCAGTCGTCGGCCACGGTCACCACCGGTGGCGGCGGAAAGCCGCGCAGCATCTGCTGCACCCAGTAGTCCACGGGCATCTGCCAGGTGAGGTGGCAGAAGCGATTGGCCAGCGGCGCGCTCAGCGCGGTGCCGCTCTCCGCCTGCTCGGGCGGGTTCATGGCCGCCACGGTGGCCAGCTTCGGGATGTGCACGTCCCCCCAGGTGCCCTCGTGCACGCCGCGCATGGCCGCGGCCCGGGTCGCCGGTGGCCCGTTGCCCAGCTCGTCCAAGAACAAGCCCGCGCGGTGCTCGGCCTGCGCCAACCGGTGCACCCAGTCGCACGGCACGAGCGCGACGACGGCGGGCTGCGTCTCCGTCGCGGCCTGGGGACACGGATAGCCGCCGTACTCGGGCGGCTCGTGCAGCGCCGCGATGCTGACGTGCGACTCGTCGCAGAGCGTCCCCAGCAGGTGCCCCACAATGGAGGTCTTGCCGCAGCCCGGCGGACCCGTGAGTAGGCAGGCCACGCGCGCCTGGATGCAGACCGCCACCGCGTCGATCGTCGTCTGAAAGTCCGTGCTCATGTGTCGTGGTACTCCAGAGAAAGAGAAAATCTCCCCAGCTCAACTAGACTTGGGATAGAGCCGCTCGGCCAGCTCGCTCAGGCGGTTGCGCGTGTCGGTCTGCTCCGTCGCCGCGAGGTCCAGCAGCAACCTGATGACATCGCTGGCTCGGAGATAGGTCACCTCGCCCACGACCACAAACCGCACGACCACGTCGGCTTTGCCCATGTCTCCTGGTACGGAACCGCTCTGTAGTTCTCCCCTGAAAAAAAGTAGGGGAGATCGCGGTGCGCTTCGGGGTACCACGAAGCATGACCGTCTCCCACGAAGCCGCCCGAGGGTGCGGCTACCGCAAGCCGAGCATGAATGGTGTGGGCATCTACCTGGTGGGGCCCGACACCCAGCAGCCCTGTGGCCGGCTGCCCATCCCACTCACGCACTGCTCGTGCTGCGGCGCGGGCATCAAGCCCAGCCGCGGCTGGACCTGGATCCGCCCCCGGGAGCTGTTCGGGGTGCCGGAGAAGCCGTGCCCGCCCCAGCGGGTCAACAACAAGTTCACCAAGGCGCCCTGTGACACCTGCTCGCTGGGCACCGGCATGCCCGCGGGCCAGCACGGGCTGTTGTGGGTCGGCGAGGCGTTCTATCCTCGCCCCGAGGACTTCACCCGCGAGGCGGCGCGCATGGGGCTGTCGCGCAAGCTGGGCGCCTTGCCGCGCGGCTTCGAGCTGGGCGTGACGCGCGTCTACCTGGCGCACCGGCGCGCGTGCTGGAACCCCGAGACGCAGCAGTACACGGCGGGCGTGTTCTCGTCGTTCATTCCGATCAGGATCGATCTGGTGGTCGCCGACGACGAGCACCCGCCCGAGCGCGCGGTGCAGCTAGCGAAGCAGCTGGGCGACCGTGCCAACATCCTGCGCGTGGTGCCGCTGACGCAGCAGACGGAGATGTGGCCTGTCACTGCTACGGAGGAGCCTGAAGCAACGACGACCGACGAGGAAACAGGAGGATCGCATGGCGAAAGAGAATGAACTGCAAGAGTGCTTGCGTCAGGAGCGCAACGAGATCGCTTATCGGCTGTACTGCTGCCAGAAAGAACGCGACCGTGGGCTGGACGAACGTCTGCACACGGTCGATGCACTGAACGCGGTCACCAAGCAGCAGGACGAGATCCGGCGGGCCCTGAACACCGCTTTGGGGTCGACTGAGCCTTCCTGCCACATCATGAACCTGGTGGGCGCTGCTGCTGATGCGTTGCGCCAGCTGCGCGATGAGCATCTCAGCGTGCGCGCTACCCTGGCCCCTGTGCTGGCGGCGCGCGGGTTTCCCGGGTATCCCAACCGCGCGCCAATCACAGAGCTGGTCGCGGAAGTGGGAAAGCTGGCTGTGCGGACCTTGACAGCCGAGGACGCCATGCAGCAGGCGCACGAGCGCGCCAGCGCCGCGGAGGCCAAGTTGTCAGCTCTGCAAACGCTGGTCGAAAGCAGCCCGAAGAGCAAGCTGGCCACCGAAGCATTGCTGCTGCTGAAGTCTCGACGCTGAGGAGCCTGAGGCATGAGCAAAAAGAAACGCATTCGCGAGTTGCGCCGCACGGTGGCGCAGCTGCAAGCCGCCCGCGCGCGCACTGACGCGCTACTGCGCGATTTGGACCGCGAGCTAACGGTGGTGCTGGGCTCCAAGATCGCGCCGCAAGCCTCGGGTCTCTGGGGAACCGCCCCGGAGCTGTTCTGGTTCGCGGAGAATTCAATCACGGCCCAGGTCATGCCGGCGTGGGTGCTCCTGAACGGGCACGTTGCGCACAGCGCGCATCCCGAGATGGATCGCTGGCAGCTGGTGTCCCTGATGGAGCTGGAGGCGCTGGTTGGTCCAGCACGAGCGCAGCGTTTCAGGGAGCGCCCCACGGACGCGCTGCCCAACGTGCCGTGTCCCGAGATCCGGTTTCCTCTCGGCACCTACGAGCGCCTGGACGCGCTGCGCGCGAGGGTACGGGGCAAATCATGAGCTACCACGACATGCACGATCAGCGGTTGCGCAAGCACCAGTGGTCGATGAGCGCATTGCTGGTGGAGCACCAGCTGCAGGCGGAATCGTACTGGCCTGGCGGTGCTCGCTGGGTGGTGGGCAAGCCGGGGACCAGCGTCCTGAGGTTCGAGGTGATCGCGGGCATCTGCGGCTCGCTGATCGTCCACGGTGATATCGACATCGTGCGGTTCGGTCACTACAGCGACCGGCGCGATGCGTGGAGCCGGTTGCAGTGGATGGCCTTTTGTACCGACGTGGACTACTACGTGGCGCAGAAGGCCTCCATCGGCATGGGTCGGGTTAGCGATTCAATGATCTACGACGAGGACGTGGCCCGGGCGGAGCTGTTGCGTGACCTGAAGGAAGCGCAAAGCGAAGGGCCACCTGCGCTCGCAAAAGTCCTGGAGGAAGCGCTGGAGCACTACACCGAGGACGAGCACGAGCTGCGCAACTTCCTGGCGTCGGCGGGCAACTGGGACCTATGGGAGCGCGAGTACGGTAGGTGTCTGTCTCCCTCGGTCATCCTGGCGCACCTGGCGCTGAACAAGACCGCTTGCTTGCTGCAGGAGAAGTACGGAGAATCGGGACCTCCACTGGGAAGGATGCAACATGATGGAACTGGAAGAGCTGAGTGACGACGAGCTGATCGAAGAGCTGCTGTGCCGTCAGGGCAAGGTGTCGGTGGCCACCGCCGAGGCGCGTATGCAGGTGGCCATCGAAGCCGCGAACGGCGACGAGCGCCAAGCCCTGCAGGCGCTGGAGCGCGCCCGCCTCGACTTGGTCGAGACCGCGCTCAATCTGCTCACCACCTCGGGCGCTTCGGCGCCTGCGCCGAGCCTGGCCGCACAGGCGCACGTGATCTGGGCACACGACCTGCTGCTGGAACGCCTCGAACCGGACGGCGAAGACGACGACGAGTCATGAAGCGCAAGCGCTGCCCGCTGTGTGGACGTAGCCGCTGGATCACGTCTTTCTACCCCTGCAAGGCGGCCAAGGACGGCCATCAGCGCCTCTGCAAGGACTGCGACAACCAGGATCGCAAGCGTAGGTACAACCAGCCCGTCTCGCGGGATGCGCCCTGGCGACCCAGGCTGGTCCGCAAGATCTGTCCGGTGTGCAACAACCTGGGTCACGCGCGCCCACCGGAGGGTTGCCCAGGCTGCAAGCGCCCTCCCACCCTTGACGGATAAACGCTAGCTGTGCTAGCGAGGAGCTAACACTGATGGCGGAAGAGGAGTTCGAGTACTACGAGACGCTGGGCTACGACTCTGGCGCTCCGCCCGATCCGCCTCGCGAGGCGGGCGCCGGCTGGGTGCTGCACGAAACCTTGCCACCTGCTGCGGGCCGGGCGCTCTACGTGTTCCGGTGGAGGCGCGCGTGTCCCCAGACGCAATCTGGATCCTGAACTGCCGGCGGTGTGACGACTTGTTTCGGGTGATCGAGACAATGCGGAGCTGCCAGTGCGCGCACGTGTCGGGCCAGCTGGATGCGCAAGAGCGCCCCCAGGTGGAGGGCATACAGGGACGACTGCTGCGCATCGACTGGGAAGAGTACGACGGCGCCGCGGTGGGCGAGGCGCGCCGGTGGGTGGTGGCGCAGGACGAATTGCCGCTGAACGAGGAGGGCTGAACCGATGCAAGAGGACGCATTCGACGGCGCGGACTACTACGACTGTCAAGACGCCGAGGAACTGATGCACGAGAGCGCGAGCGAGGCCATCGCGGATCTGCTCGACTGCTGGGTGACACCCCCCTGCGACACGCCCGCGGTGATTCAGGAGCACTCTCCGATCACGGTGACGGCCTACCGGCACGTGGAGATCTCAGAGGCGGAGTTTGCCACCCGGGCGTTGCACGCAGCGCAGTCCATTTTGGAAGCGCTCGACGAAGAGTACGGGGACCCCGACGGCCACCACGTGTTGCGTCAGATCGAAGAGTCGTTGGGAGCTGCGCTCGCACCCGCACTGCGCGCGTGGTGCCAGGAGCACTACCAGCCCTGGATGTGCAACCCGAGCGGCAAGCGCGTGTACGACGCGGACGCCGTCGAGGCACTCATGCGAAAAGACAAGCCGGAGTGGTTCGAGGCCACCACCGAATCAAAGGAGCAGAACCCATGAACGACGAGTTGCGCCACCGAAACCCGACCCTTGCAACCGCGCCACTGGCACTGCAGTCGCTTGTCACACGCGCCTACCTGGACGATCCGGTGCGCACAGACCGAGAGCTGCGCGAGCTGGGATTCGAGGCGTTGGCGCGCGAGCTGGCGATCGACCACCAGACGGGTCGCCTGCGCGAGAATCAGGCAACGCTGGAGCCGGGATATGCGCCGTGACGGACTTCAGGGAAAAGGTCGTCGCAATACTGGATGGGTGGGGAGCGAACGACCCCGCGAACCGTCCTTGTAGCGCGCGGGGGCTGTACGAGCTGCTGTGGCCGATCTTCGCGCAACACTTTCACGTTGCGGAGGCAGCGCGCGCGGCGGCGCTCACGCTGCAGGTGGCGACCGAGTCTTTGGAGCGCGGCGGCTACTCGTCGTCGCGCATCGTGGAGCGACTGCGCGAAGAAGGACTCGCGCTCACCATGAGCGATCTCTACCCGCACGCACTGAACTTCGCCAACGCGACGGTCGACAGCCAAGCGTTGTTGGCGTTACGCGAAGCCATCGACGAGCATCTCCCGCACTACGAACCCGAGCACGAGAACGGCGACTACGAAGCGGTCGTGCGGATCGCTGGTGCGGAGCTGGTCAAGCTTACCGCCTAACTGAATGTCCGAAAGAAGAAAATCATGAAAGACCTACAGACACTGAAAAGTGATCGTGAGCGCGCAACCGTCGTGACGGTCACTCCGGCGCTGGCCCAGGAGCTGCTCAACAACAGCATCGGCAACCGTGCCTTGCGCAAGGGGGTTGTGGAGCGATACGCGCGCGAGATGTCCGCCAAGCTCTGGAATTGCGAAGCTCCGATCTTCATCATGGTGGACCAGCGCGCCAGGCTGATCGATGGCCACCACCGACTCACAGCCCTTATTCGTGCCGGGGTCACATTGCCGTTGCGCTTCATGCTTGGCGTGGATCCTGTGCACATGGCCAAGCTGGACGGCGGCGAGATCCGCACTCTCGGAGACCGGTTCACGGCGTGGTGTCAGGACAAGGCCGTGCGCGACCTTGTGGGCGCCTCGCCGGGCCGCGCCACTCAGGCAGCCGCCATCGTAGGATTCGTCTACAAAATGCTCACGGGACAACAGAAGCCCGGTCTCGAACCGGCCATCCGTATCGTGCGGCACTACAAAGACAGTCTCGACTACGCCCTTACGGTTTGCGGGGCCAACCACATCACACGGCGCTCTGCAGTCATGGCAGCGGTGACGATCGCCCACCGCTACGCGCAGCAGGCGGGCGAGATCAAAAGACTCACTCACTTCACCGAAAGCCTGGTCTCCGGAGAGATGCTCGAAGCCGGAGAACCGGCCTTCACGTTGCGCAACTACCTGATCTCGACCAAGGGCAAGCGCGACACTCGAAACGTGGCGGTTGCCAGGGTGGACAGTCAGTGGGTGATCTTCGTCAAGACCCTGCACTGCATGCGGCTGGCGCTTGAAGGCCAGCTGACGCGCAAGCTCATTCCTCCCCGCGATCCCGTTGCGGCCATCGAATACTTCACTGGCGACCGGCGCGAATTGGCGCGTGCCTTGCGACTGGACGCAGCTCTCACTAAAGCCGTCGAGTAAGCGGCCAGAAGCAAGTGCTAGCGACGCAGCACGCGAGGCAGGAGGGCGTTCAGGCGGCGCTGGCGTTCTTGGCAGGGGGAGCACTGCTCGATGCCCAACGCCCCGGTGGCTCGCGCGACCAGATCTCCAGCACCGTAGAAGCGGGGGTCGACCGGCTGCACCGGGTGCTCGTGCTCTTGCAAGAAGCGTTGGGCTTGCAGCTCGTCCTGGGGAATGGCGGCCACGCGGCAGACCGAGCAGAGCAGCTGCGTGCCCTGGTGGGTGCGGCGCGAGAACACGTGCGACATGGCCGTCAGTATACCGAGTTGAGAATCAGGTGTCAGATCTCTGGGCGGGTCGGCGTCTAGCAGACAGGAGGCCACGAACAATGAAGCTCTCGCCCGACTCGCACCTGGACCACGCCCTCACCCCCGCCCACCTGGAGTGGCTGCTGTGGCGCTTCCGCGACCGCCAGGAGTTCTTCCTGGAGACCATCGAGCTACCACCCGAGCTGCCTTCGCTGGAGTGCGGGCTCCATGGCCCGCTGGTCGGCGATCCGCCGGTGCCCGAGACCGAGGTGACCTACCTGGTCCGCGGGCAGCGCTCGGGCCCGAGCCGGCTCTGCGCCCGGCCGCCGCGTCCCACGCGGTTGCTGACCGTCATCGCCGGGCCCGACGGGGAGGAGCCCTGCGTGCTCTACACCGCCTTTGGTGGGCCGGCGGCGCCCCGAGAAGGGTTCGACGTGTCCCTGCAGTCCGACGAGGTCCAGCAGGCGTCCAGGGCCTTCTGGGAGGAGCATGCTCTTTCCGGGGGAGATCTGATCCAGGCTGCCCGTACCACCGAGGAGGAGCCATGAAACTGCCGCGCAAGGACTGGTTGACTCCCCACCCCGAGCTGCGAGGGGTGTTCGTGGGCGGCTGCGTCGAGCGCGGAGTGGGCTCGAAGTTTCGGGCCAAGGCGCACGCGCACACTGCGGGCCCGTTCCGGGGGTGGATCTGTTTCCGAGGCAGCCGCTGGCTGCACGTCCGCATGCTCTGGTTGCACGAGCTAGCGCACGTCGTCACGCGCGAGGGGCACACGCGGCGCTGGCGAGAGTACCTGCTCGCCATCGGCGGCACGCTCGATCCCGTTTACGACGGTGAGCCGGTCGACAAGAACTGCGTGCTGGGGTCCTATCATGCTGAGACCAGGAAGGTGGCAGCATGAGGGAGCTTGCCGACCTCGCGCGCAGCTACAGCTCTGGCCAAGTCCAGGGTCTGTACCGGCGCTGGTGCCAGTACCGCACGCTGGACTCCTCGGTGTCCGTGCTGGCGCCGCACCTGGACGCGCTGCCCGATGACGAAGCACGCGATCGTGGCCTTGCGCGGTCGCTTCTGAACACCCTGAACTACGCCACCGCCCGCTCGAAGATGAGCCGCCCGGACGACGAGGAGGCGGCTACTCCTGCGTGTATCGCGGCGGGCGCGCTGCCCTGGTCGCTTCACCAGCAGCTGGACGAGCTGGAGGGCTGGATAAAGGCGCACTACGGCTCAGTGAGCGATGAGTGGGAATTCCTGCCGCGCACAGCGCACGAGACCATGCCTCCGATCGTTCTGATGGGGCAAGTTTTTCAGGGCCTGATCCAACACTACTCTGCGGATTCCTGGGTCGACGCCTTCGGTTGCTTCACCGACGACTTCGTGCGTGTCTGGCCGATTGCAGTCCTTTGGATCCGAGGATGGCTGCAGCGCGACATTGAAACGAACGGTGGACTGGTGGACTTCGGCTCGACCTGGTGCCAAGCGGGCTACGCGCAGCTGGTCGTGCACCAGCCGCTGGCAGCGGCGTTCGCGCTGACCGACGTGCCCGACAGTCTGATCCCGGAAGAGTTGCCCTGGCAGGCGTTCCGAATCTTGCTACCGAAGAGCCCAGTCCTTGTGCACGGGCCCAATTTCGAGGGTCGGTTCGACGAGCTGTGGCTCTGGAGCACTCTTGCAGATGGCGGAACCACAACGATGTGGTGCTTGGGCGGCAGTTTGCTGTCTACGTTTACGAACGGATCCGTCCAGCGCAACTTCTGGGTGATCGCGCGCGGAGCGACTTCGTTGCGCGCAGTCACTCAGACGGTGCAGCGCCACGTGTCTGAGCTGTCAAAAACGAAGCGCACCGAGCTGGTCACCGTGGCCAGCGAGTCGGCGCGCGCACTGGTGAACATCTTGCTGTGCGTGGCCGTTCAGCTGGCGGAGCGCAACTTCGAGCGCGCGCCGGCAAAGAAGGCACCCAAGGGCAAGCGCTGGCGCGCTCCGAAGCAACAGCCGGTCACCACGGACTACGTGTTGGGTCGCGACATCAGGGTCACGGGGCCAAACCTGGCCCCGGTGGTCGAGGCGATCTGCCGGGGCGAGAAAAAGTTTGGGCTGAAGCAGTGGATGGTGCGCGGGCACAAGCGCGAGCAGGCGCACGGGCCGCGGCACAGTCTGCGCAAGACGATCTGGATCCAGCCCTTCTGGAAGGGGCCAGTCGATGCGCCTATTCTCAAGCGCTCGCATGAGCTGCAGGAGGATTCCCATGCTCATGACAGCTGAGCAGGCCGAGGCAATGCTGCAAAAGCTCGTGCCGCTCGAACGCAATCGGTTGCGGCAGGCAAAACTGCTGTGCGAGCTGCGCGCGCAGTGCTACCGAGCGCTGGCGCTCCACAAGGGCAAGAAGAGCGTGGACGAGTACCAGCATTTCGTCCAGGAGTGCGACCAAAGGTTTTGGTCCGAAGTACGAGAGGACAAGCCATGACGACCACGAATCCGTATCCGCCGATCGGTGTCCCGCACGTGGACGTCGAGACCAGTCGAGAGGCCGCCGAGTCGATGGTTCCTCACTTCAACCGGCTGGAAATCTTGGTACTGAACGCCATTCGCGCGCGCGGCGCGCACGGGGCTACGGACGACGAGCTGGAGCTGATGACCGGTCTCAGTCACCAGACGGCCTCTGCGCGCCGCCGCACGCTCGTGCTCAAGGAAGCCATCCATGACTCCACGCAGCGCCGCCTGACGCGCTCGGGGCGCCGCGCCATCGTGTGGGTGGTCAATGGAGCGTGACCTGTGCGGGGCCTGTGCGGGGCCTGCCGGATGCCGTCGCCAGCTGGTCGTTGTTCCTTTTGTGGCGCGTACAACTTCACAGAAACGAGGAGAAGCATGAACTGCGATCCGGCTTGTCGTTGCCCCGGCTGCGGCACGTGTGACAGTGCCAAGAAGTACCAGGAAGCGCTTAGCAGGCTCGCTGCCGCCGAAGAGCGGGCAGCGAAAGCCGAGGCGGCGCTCGCCGAGGCCAAGCGCCAAAGCAAGTTCGACTGGGAGTCCACCAGCATCCTGGTGACCGGTGGCAGGGGCTTTCTGGGTCAGCACGTACTGGCTGCCATGAAACGCCGCGGTGCGACCTGTTTTCATCCCACGCCAGAGCAATGCGACTGGACTCGCGTGCTCGCAGTGCGCAAGTGGCTGGCGAGTTACAGTCCCGACATGGTGTTGCACCTGGCCGCCGTCGTCGGCGGCATCGGCGCGAACCGGGCGCGGCCAGCGGACTTCTTCTACGAGAATGCCCTGATGGGGATCCAGTTGCTGCACGAGAGCTGGGAAGCGGGCGTCGAGAAGTTTGTGGCAACGGGCACCATCTGTGCCTACCCCAAGCACACGCTGGTGCCGTTCAAGGAGGCCGATCTCTGGAAGGGCTACCCCGAGGAGACCAATGCTCCTTACGGCATCGCAAAGAAGCTCTTGAGCGTGCAGGCAGCGGCCTACCGCGAGCAGTACGGCTTCAACGCGGTGGTGGTCTACCCCGTCAACTTGTACGGCCCGGGAGACCATTTCAACCTGGAGACGAGCCACGTCATCCCTGCCATGATCAGGAAGTTCAGCGAAGCGAAGGTGACGGGGCAGCGCAGCGTCGAGCTGTGGGGCTCTGGCAACGCGACGCGCGAGTTTCTGTACGTGCAGGACTGCGCGGAAGCTCTCCTGCAGGTCATCGAGTCCTACGACTCCAGCGAGCCGCTGAACCTGGGCACGGGGGAAGAGATCCAGATCTGTGCGCTGGCCGACAAGATCCGGCGCCTGGTCGGCTACCAGGGCACGATCACCTGGAACACCACCTACCCCGACGGGCAGCCACGGCGCTGCGTCGACACGACTCGGGCTCAAGCGCTGGGGATCCGTCCGCAGACCTCGCTCGACGAGGGCCTGGCGCGCACCGTGGAGTGGTACGTGCGCGAATTTGCCGACCGGCCCTGACCCGGAGATACTGGAGCCATGCGCTACACCCCAAACAGAGGTTCCGGCGAGGACACAACGGGCGAAATGGACTGGGGCGGCTGGGGTCCGCCCTCAGGTCGACCCAAGAAGAAGCCCGAGCCGAAGGACCCCGAACTCAAGATCTCGCTGACCAAGGACGAGATGTGGGCCGTCGGCGTCCTGGTGCGCGGCGCGCTGGCTGGGGGCTACGATCCGACGCTGGCTCGCATTCTGGAGAAGATGAAGGGCGTGACGTGAAGTATCTCGCTGAAGTGAGCTGACGTCAGAAATGAGTTGACGTCGACCGCTAGAGCGTGCTGTAACAGTGGGGCAATGAACTCGTGCCATTGACAGTCAGCCCCTGGAGGGCTCCGCTGCTCAGCCGAGGATAATCCGCCCGTTGGCCACTTTGTGCCTGACGGGCTTTTTGCGTTTTGGGGCCGTAGCTCAGCTGGTAGAGCGCTCGGGACTTGTGCCCGAGAGGCCGGAGGTTCGAGCCCTCCCGACCCCTCCGGGGTGCGGTGCGTTCGTCTACGGACGGGCGCATCCACCCCGACCAAGCACCTGTATGTCTCAAAGGTAGAGCACCGAGAGTAATGGCCTCGGGAGTGGTGGTTCGAGTCCACCCGGGTGCGCGAAAGGACACAGCCTCCATGGACCGTCTCTACATCGTCGTGCGCTCAGATCTGAAGCCCGGCCTGCTCTGCGCTCAGGCCTGCCACGCGCTGCGCGCGTTCGTCGCCGAGCACCCCGAGGTCGAGCAGCAGTGGTTCGAGGGCTCCAACAACCTGGTCGTACTACAGGTGCCGGACGAGGCAGCTCTGCTGCGCCTGGTCGAGCGCTCCGCGGGCGTCCCGTTCTCGGTCAACCGCGAGCCCGACCTGGACAACCAGGTGACCGCCGTGGCGCTGGCGCCCAGCGCGAAGCGGCTCCTGCGCACCCTGCCGCTGGCGCTGGCGAGCTAAGGGCGTCTCGATCTGACAGCGCACCCGGCAGGACTCGAACCTACGACCCTCGGTTCCGTAGACCGACGCTCTGATCCAACTGAGCTACGGGTGCAAAAGGCGGGGCACCCAGACTGCCCCGCACGCATCACTTCTTGTTGCGGTGCCTGCGTCGCCAGCAGGGCCGACACCAGGTGGGTCGACCGAGCAGGCGCGAAGCAAGCTCGCACCATTTGCAGAACATGTGCGCCTCCTTTCAGGATGGCGCGGGTCTACATCTTCATGGTGTCCTTCCTTTCCTTGTGGAGTCGCCGGGAATTGAACCCGGGTCCGAAAGTCCTCTGTCTGCTTCCTCGTCCACGTGCGTGGCCGGCGTACGAGGCCCACCGACGGGCACCAGGGGCGCTTGCGCGCCTCCACCAGCAGCTCTGAGTCGTCACCCCGCGGAAGCTGCGCAGCGGGGCTCGTAGCCCTGTGGGTTGATGCCGACGAGCTACTAGGGCGACCTAACTCGTCGACACCCGTCAGGCCGCAGCCTGGACCGGGAGGGTGCCGTTATCGTTGGCTTGTGCTTCGGCTCGGTTGATCAGGGCGGACCGAGCGCCGCCCGCACGCAGAAACAGTCGTTGAACCTCCGTCGAAACCGATCGACCCCTTGAGAACGACTGAGGAATACTGCTATCCGGGGCACAAGGGAAGCATTTTGAGCGCGTGCCCGTACCATCCCACATGACGACGCATCAGGTCGCTGGCGAGCTGTACCTCGTGCTCTGCATGTCTTCGGGGCGCGCAGGGTTCGAGGTCGCCACGCGCCGCATCTTTTCGACGCTACCGGAGGCGAACGCCTACCTCGCGACGATCAACCCGTCCTGGCGGCCGGTCGTTGCGCAAATCGTCAGTCCTCTGGAGGTGGACCGCTGCTCAGGCTGCGGGGCCGCCATGGAGCGTGGGTATCGCTGCCCGCGCGAATGTGGAGACAAGTGACCATGTCCCAACCCGTGGTGATGCGTTCGATGCGACTCGTGGAGTTGTTCAGTGACGAGGAGCTGGGCCAGGCCGAGCTGTGCCTCAACATCGAGGAACTGCGCACGATCGTGATCGAGCCGCACATCGAGGCGATCAATCGCCGGTCGGGTCAGGAAAACTGTCCCCAGTTTCTCGCGTACCTGCTCGGAGCCGTGCTCATGTCTCAGGGCTGGCCGCACCAGCGAGCGGGGCAATCGTGACACGTGTAGGAGACCTCACCATGCGCATACCCGATTCACTACTGAACCAAATCATCCAGAACGAGGGAACCGTGGACGGGGCCAATCCGCCGAACGCCTGCGGCGCGCTGCGGCTGGCGCTCGATCTGCGCGACGCTCGGATTCAGGCTGGGCCACGAAAGGTGCACGACCTCAGCAAGAACACTGGGGCCGAGGAGTTCATGCGCGAGATCCTGACCCGCGTTGGCGAGCACGAGCCGACTCCGGACTACGCCGTGTACCTGCTCGTCAAGTGCGCAGCGGCCATCGCCGCAGAACTGGCCCACTCGGGTGATTCCGGTGCGCTCGCTGTGGCTGTAGCCGCAGCCATCGAGCCGGGCACGCTCTACACCGACAAGGCGAAGGCGAAGGCGAAGAAGACCCAGAAGAAGCGCGCGCCGCGGAAGGGCGTGCACTGACCGATGCGCACCACGGCCACCAACCGATGCGTGCATTGCAACAAGCGGCACAATGACACGATGAGCGCCAAGGCCTGCTGCCTGTTCGCGCCCAAGGCCACTGGGCACTGCGCCTGGTGCGGGGACGACGTAGTGGGGAACGTCACCTTCTGCAAGCAGGCCTGCGCCATCTCGTATCGAGAGGACGTTCTCTCCTCACCCCAGAGGCGCACCAGATGAGCAACGAGTGGTGGCACCTCCTGGTCGCGTTCGGCGTGGGCTACATCCAGGCCACGGTGACGGCCGTCTGGGTCATCAGAAGGCAGCTCGAAGCGCCCAGGACCCCTTGCAAAGACCCTCCGGTTAGGTGTAGTTATCGGAAGTAGCCATGAGGATCGCTATCGTCACGGGCTCGCGGAACTGGACCGACGCCACCGTGGTGCGCGGCATGCTCGCTGCGTTTCGCCCGTCGCTGCTCATTCACGGCGACTGCCCCAACGGAGCGGACCAGATCGCCGATGCGTGGGCCTGCGAGCAGGGCGACGTGTCCATCATCGACATGCCGGCGCTCTGGGTGAAGGAAGGCAAGGCGGCGGGCCCGGCGCGTAACTCCGACATGGTCAAGCTCGGGAGTCTCCTGGCACACCGCGGGCACCAGGTCTGTGTGTTCGCGTTCTTCCCAGCTACTGAAAGGCACAAGCACATGAAAAAGCCACCTCGTTTGCATTTCGAGATTCGGTTCGATCAGTCCTGGAGGCTATTTGCTCCAGGCAACGAGTTCGTGCGCAGCTCATACAACAAGCTTTCGCTGGTGACATGGGCAGCGATCGAGCTGGACGAGCTGTGGGACAAGTTTCGAGTGCGCTCGGAATTGACCATCAAGACCAAGGCGGGTGAGATTCAGGACAAGCGCACCTACGGGGATGACCCGGCGCGCTCGAAGGGATGAACTTGGGCCATGGCGCAACCGTACAAGAGCAAGGTGTTTCTTCTCGAAGAGCGCGAGCTGCCCGACGGCAAGTGGGCTGCTGACACCATGATGGGTTCCGACGACCTGGACGAGGCCATCGAGATGGCCGAAGAGTGGGCGAACATGGAGTACGACGATGACGTCGAGGTCGAGGTGCGAATCGTCGAGTTCGAGAAGGTCGGAGCCGTGCGGCTGTTGCGCAAGGGACAGTGCAAGGTCGTGAGCCCGGGATCAGGGAAGCGATGAGTTTGTTCGCGGATCTGTACGGCTACTGGGAACCGCCCGCCGGCTGGAAGCGCACGTCCGACGGCGCTCTGCGCGCGTCGCTGCACCATCCCGAGCACGGCAACCTGATGCTGGAGACAATCTACGACGACGACGACATCAAGGTGACCTGGATCCCGGGTGCCGAGCGCAAGGTCACTGCCTCGGAGCTGGCGAAGGCCTTTCTGGCCGACGGGCACCAGGTCACCCGATTTCACGTCAACGTACCGATCGCGGGTCAGGTCACCTGGGTCATGCGCCCACAGTCGTTTTGGGAGCGCTTGTTCGGGGGCAGGTGAACCTCTGATGCCCCCCGGAACGCCGCTCTCGCTGAAATGTCCCCGCTGCCGCAGAGGGCAGTGGGGGCACGCGCCCCGGGAGCAGGGCTGTCGTCCCACTGGGCGATTGGAGCCGCGAGTTACCACGACCAAGCAGAAGGGGAGCGGCAACGGCGGGCCCGCGCGCACGGGGCATCGCGGCGAAGCGCGCTGTCTCGATTGTGGGCACACCTGGTATTTCACCCATCCCTTTGCTGGCTGGACACGCTGCTACTTCCCCTCGGCGCTGCTGCCATGGTGCACTGCCTGCGTGGAGACCAAGCAGCCGTGACCAAGGCCATCGTCCGAGTGGTCGACAGCCCCGAGCTGCCTGTAGCCGTCGAGGACGAGCTGGAGCGGCTCCGTGAGCGCTTCTGGCGCTACGCCCAGGCCAGTACGGCCGAGAACACCAAGCGTGTCTATGGGCGCGCCTGGCGGGACTTCGTGGACTGGTGCAACACCAAGCACCTGAACGCGCTGCCGGCGCACCCGGAGACCGTGGCCTGGTACGCCGTGGCCCTGGTGGCGGGCGAGGCGGGGCGCAAGCGACCCCTGAAGATCAGCTCCGTGCTGACCGAGCTGGCAGCCATCACGCGGGCGCACGTGGAGTCCCAGCTGGCGCCGCCGACCCGAGACCCCTACCTGCGCGTCATCCTCCGCGGCATGCGCCGCGAGCACGGCCAGGAGACCGACCAGGCCGACCCCATCCTGCCGCGCCAGCTGCGGGCCATGGTCGCCTGCGTGCTGCCCGGGCTGACCGGCACGCGCGACCTGGCCCTGCTGACCTTCGGGTGGGCGTCCGGCCTGCGGCGCTCCGAGCTGGCCGCCCTGACCGTCTCCCAGCTGCGCTTTCGGGATGCGCAGTGCCTGGTGACCCTCGGACGCTCCAAAGGCGACCAGGAAGGCCACGGGCACACCCGCATCGTGCATGCCGGGGCGCACCTCGACACCTGTCCGGTGTCGGCCCTGCAGACCTGGCTGTCCGCGGGCCAGATCCGGGATGGCCACGTGTTCCGGAAGGTCACCGGTGAGCGCACCGTCGGCGATGGGCTGAGTGACCGCGCGGTCGACGCCATCGTGCGCCAGTACATCTTCCGCGCTCAGCAGCGCTTCCCCGAGGCCATCCCGCCCGGGCAGTACTCGGCGCACTCCCTGCGCTCGGGCGTGGCCACCACCATGTGTCTGGCCGGCAAGACCGACCTGGAGATCCGCGACCACCTGGGCCACAAGTCGATGGGCACGACGGCGCGCTACGTGCGGTTGGCCAAGACGCTTGGTAGCTCTGCGACGAAAGACGTTGGGCTGTGAAGTTCGCGACGAACAACAATGGTCTGCCTGCGAGCTTGAAACACCTCAAGTCGTCTCTTGTCGAATGGCGTTCCTCCGATAGCCGCCGGGCAGTGGCCAGTAGCCGAAGCTCGTAGGGTCCCCGGGGCGTGGCCCGAAAAAGGTACCGGCGGGCGCGTAGTCGTTCAGGGCAGCAGAGAGCCCCAGGAAGGCCACCATGGCGGTCTCCGTCGACCCCAGGCTGCGCTCGGCCACCACCAGCATCCGCTCGGCGTCGGCGTCCTCCGGGTGAGCAATGCTCGCCAGCTCCTCGGCGAAGCGCGTCACCGCCTCGGGCACGTAGTCGGTACGGATCAGCTCAGTCATGACCGCTTGATCTTGGTGTCGACGTGATCGAACTCGCCCTCCTGTGCTGCACGCAGGAAGTGATCAGCCAGCGCCTTCGCCACCAGCTCGCGCGTCGGCTTGTTGAACATCTCGTGCCACTTCATCGAGCACCCGTTCTCCTTGCAGTACGCCTGGGCCGCGGCCTCGACGACGTAGCCCCAGAGCTTGGGCGCCAAGGCGTGATCGTAGTTGCCCTTGCGGAACTTGCGCAGTTGGTTCACGAGCGCCGAGTTGCCGTGTCCGTGGGAGCTGTGCATCGAGAAGCGCGCGTCGTTCTCCAGGTACAGCTCCAGCTCGTCCGCCGCGTGCTGGTCAGCCGTTCCGCCGCGTGCGTTGCTCTCCATCTCGTCGTCGCCAGCAGCCGCGTAGGCGGCGTTCATGAGTGCGGCGTCCAGGATACCGCTGCCCTCGTTCACGAATTGCTTCAGCTTGCGCTTCAGGAAGTCGTTCACGGCTCCACCGCGCCTCAGCTGGGCGTGGTCATAGAAGTCTTCCCAGCGGCCGTCCCAGATACCGACGCCTTCTCCGCGCAGCGTCATGAGCACCAGGTAGGGGCCCATGTTATCCCAGAGATCGTCGGCCGTGGTTCCGCCCTTCGGTGGATGGGTGCGCACCAGCTCGTCCAGCGCGCTGGCGAGGGCGGCGTCGTACTCCTTGGCGACCCGCAGCACCTCTTCGGTCACCTCGACGTCTTCCGTGCCCAGGTCGCCGCTCTCTGCTTCCATCTCGATCAGCTGATGAAGCAGCTCGACGTCTTCGGCGAGACCGCCACGGAGCGAGTGATGGTGGTTCGGGCGCAAGCGTGAGCCACCGCGCGCGGTCGGTTCCGTCCCGGCTCCCTTGCACATGGGGCACGCGGCGCGTTCTCCAAACACCACGCCCTCGCCCTCGCAGTGCCCGCAATCCTTCCTTGGCACCTGCACGCTCACCACCTTCTTCCCCGTGCCACCCGGACTCCGCACGACCACCTGGTAGGCGCCTTGCCCCGCCGGGATGACCCACTCGGTCTCCACGGGCTCGTAGCCCTGGCGGCGCGCTTCCGCCCACACGCGCTCGTGCAGCTCGCGGTACTTCTCTGGCGGCGCACCGTTGGGCTCCAAGTCAGTAGGGTCAGGGTGCACCTGATGACTGCGTGTCGCGTGACCCAGTTGTCGGAACTGTCCATCGGCGCCGACTCCGAAGATGACGCCCGCGCGAATGCCTCGACGTTGCGCCTCGTAGCGCGCGGCGTCCATCGCCTCGGGCACCGAATCGTACCCGCGCGTTGGGCCGATGGTCAGGTGGGTGCCACCTCGCTGCACGAGATCCACGACGTACCTCCCGCGGTGATCGGCATGGATCACGAAGTCGTCTTGGCTTGCTCCGGTTTCTTGGTAGATGCCTCGGGCGTTCGGGGAATACGGGGACTTCACTCGCGGAACACGTTGGGCCGGGATGCCCTGCGCTCGCAACTTCACGAACGCAGCGTCGCAAGCCTGGGCCGTGGGGTAGGACTTGAACGTCGTGTCCGACACTTTCAGGACGCGGCCTTCCTCGACCGCGCGCGCCCAGTCCGTGCGCTGCTGCCGAGATTCCCTCTTCGAGATGTTCGCCTCGTACTTCGAGCCGTGCGCGTAGTCCTCGAAATAATCGTCCGCTCGGTCCTCGTCTTCGTGCGGGGACTGCTCGAAAACGGACTGCCAGGAGCGCTCCAGGTCGTGCTCGGTGTCGTACAGGTTGACGTCCACGAACCCCTGGCTGTCCGTGAACACGATGACGCCCGCCGCGCTGGTGATCTCGTTTCGGTCCACCGAGTTGAGCCTCGCCACTTCCTCGGGCCAGCTCTCGGCGAACTTGTCCAGGTCGAACGGACCCCGGAAGAGGTCTGCTCCCGAGCCGTCCTCCCCGAACGAGATCTGACCGTCCGAGAAACCCTCCAACATGATCGCGTGGAACAGCTCACCGGACGCTCCACTTCTCTCGAACTTCCCCGGACGCTTCTGATAGCTCATGTGTTCGGCTCCAGTGGCAGGCTAACGTGGACGCGCGCTGGCAAGCCAGTTTTCGCGCAGGCTCACCAGTCGGCTGGTTTTTTCAGCTCGTCTGGATACAGCTGAAAGCTCGTCGCTTTCCCGTTTCGCTCTTCGCAGAGGACGATCAGGTTGCCCAGGTCATCCCAGAACCACGCCTGGGCGCGCCCGAGCGTGACCTTGCCCTTGAGCGTCAGCATCCGATTGCCGTATTTCACGCGGCGGCGGTCCGCTGGATCGAGCGCGTCCAGCCAGTACGCCAGCACCGACTCCTGCGCGGCGGCCACGTGACGGCGGGCTTGTCCGAGCGACTTGCGGATCCGCTTGAGCGCGAAGGCCTCAGCAGCTTCCAGCTGCAGCGGTGACCAGTCCGAACGCTCGTTGCGCAGGATGGCCACGTCGCCCTGCTCGTACATGTCCAGCCGCTGCTGCAAATTCTCCAGGACCACTTCCAGGTCGGTGTACGACCCGTAGACGTAGCCCCCGATGATGTCCACCGCCTGCGGGCCGAAGTGATGGTTGGTGACGCCGTCGCAAATGGCCAACCAGACCTGTTCCTGCTGCACGGGGGTCAGCGCTTTCATCGTAGTGGCCACCCCAGTCTACGGGCGAGGGCCGCCTGAGCTTCCCCGAACCCGCGCCGGGAGGTCATCTTGCCCACGCACTGGGTCCGTTCTCCGCGCAAGACGGTCGGGCGCTCCTCCGAAAAGACCCCGCGGCGCACCGGCCGGTTGCCCTTGTAGTAGATCACGGCATAGGCCGTGTGGACTTGGTTCGTTCTACCGAAGGACACGGCGCGGGTGCGCGGAAGTTTGGGCTTGACCATGCGCCCAAGCTACCATGCGGCCGTGCAGGATCCCAAGCAGCTGCTGCCCCACGTGGAGTGGTCCACGCGCCGCGCTTTTCTGCAGATGGCAGCGCGGTTCGAGGCGCAGACCGGCTACGTGCTGCGCGTGCGCTCGGGCCGACGCACCTGCCAGGAGCAGGCGGAGCAGTACGGAATCGGCCGCACCTACAACCTGGGCAGCCCCACCGTCACCGGCGCGCGCGGCTGCCAGAGCTGGCACGTGCTGGCGCGCGCAGTGGACGCGGATCCGGTGCACCCTGCGACCGGCAAGGTCGTAGCCAGCTGCGAGCTGGCTAGCGTGGCCGGCGGGATCTGGGAGCAGCTGGGGGGCGTCTGGGGTGGCCGCTTCGGCGGTTTCGGCGGCTGTGGAGATCAGGGCCACTTCGAGTGGCATCCCGGACTGTCCATCGGCCAGTTCTGCCCTGACTGGACGGCCTGTGAGGCGGTCTCCCGCAGCATCCAGACCCGAGACCCCGTCAGCGGCACCGCGTGGGCCCTGGGCGGCTTTGCTGTCGCGTTTCTCGCCGGCTGGGTCGTGCTGACCGCTCCGGGCTCCAAAGGGCAGCTGGGGCGTTTCTTGGGCCGGCGCTGAGCCTCGGGATAGGCTGCTGAGCATGGCCGAGGACGTCGTATTTTTCTTCAAGACCTTCCCGGACGCGGGGACCAAGGCCTTGCCCTGGCCGGGCCCGGTCCGGCTGATCGGGGTCGACCCGCCCGCGGGCTGCCTGTGCGGGGGCTCGGACAAGCTCTGCAGCTCGGCCTACTCCTGCATGTGGCAGTCGCTGCGGGGCGCCGACGGCCGCGCCCTGCCGGGCCTGCTCGCGCGCTACGCGAAGGGCGTCACGCCCAAGCGCGTGGCCCTGGTGGGCTTCAGCGCAGCGCACGGCATCCTGAACCCGCTCCTGAACAACGACGCCGACCGACGCGCCGTCAGCGCGGCCATCCTGATCGACACCTGCTTCGGTGGCGGCAAGACGGGCTTCCAGAAGTCGCTCAAGGCCGGCGCTAGCGGCGAGCAGCTGTTCGTGACCATGACCTCGCACGACGGCAGCCCGTGGAAGAGCGCCGACGATCTGCACTCGGGCACGCTCTGCTTCGAGCGCAACGTGCTCGCTCCGACTGGCCTGCAGCCCAAGCTGGTCGAGGTGCGGGCGCCCGCGCTGCCTCCCTCGGGCGGCACGTTCCGGATCGGCAGCAACGCCTACTGGCTGCGCTACGCCAACGCCGCCGGCAAGACCGAGCTGCCGCACTACGAGATCCGGGTCAAGCACCAGAACGCTCTGCTCGCGGCGTACCTGCTGCCCTACTGGCGCGGCGAGCTGGGCGGTGGACTCCCCACCTGGGCGTACGGCGCGCTGGGTGCCGCGGCGGTCGGGGGCGGCTACTACGCCTGGTCCCGCTGGAAGAAGCGGCGCAGCGGCTAGGGCGCGGGCAGCCAGAGCGGCGGGTCCTGGGTCTCGTAGAGCCAGGGCGCGTCCGGCACGCGCACGCGCACCGGCGGCTTCGCATCCGGCGGTCGGATCTTCTCGCGCGTGTGCACCTCGCGCACGCAGCCGACCGGCCGCCAGTCGGGCTGGAACGTCCCGCGCGTGCTCCCGAACTCCCAGGTCTGGCGATGCCCCAGCGCACTCGCCACCTGGTGCTGGTGCTCGACGATGGGTGGGCCGTGCGCGCGGATCTTCAGTCGCATGCGATCGATTGCCCAGGCGACCGCGCAGTCCCAGCTGTGCAGGTTGCCCTGGTCGCGCATCCACCGCAGCGCCCCGCGTAGCACGGTCAGCACGTCCGCCGTCCAGTAGAGCACGCCCACCGTGCCGTACCAGGGCACCGCTTCGGAGTACCAGACGTCGTTGCCCGCGCAGTAGCCCCCGGGGTTGTAGAGCCAGCCCGCCCCGAACTCCACGTGGTCGGGCCAGGACCACATGCGCACGTTCTGGAGAAGGTGACGGTTCACCAGGCAGTCGTCCTCCAGCAGGATGACCTGCGGCGCGGGCGACTCCGCCATGCGCTCAAACGTGCGCGCCCAGTGCTCCAGCGCCTTCATGCCGGTTGGGTGCTCGCACCAGTGGTAGTCCTCCCCGACGTCCGAGGCGTGCAGCGACGCCCGCAGCGCGCGGTGCGCGACGTCGCGCCCGGGCGCTGCCAACACGAAGACCTCGATGCCGTCGGCCAGGCTCAATTTGCACCCGGCTCGCCGAGCGCCTTGCGTGCGTCGCGCTCCAAGCGTTTCCAGGCCAGCTCATGGCTCTCGCACGAGCCCTGCTCCACCGACACGCACTCCGTGCAGAAATGCACGTTCTTGATCAGCAGCAGCAACCGCTGCAGGAGCAGGCGGGCGGCGGGCTCAGTGACCGTCATGACCGCAGATTCTCGATCAGGGGGAGCGCCTCCAGGATACGCGAGAACCAGGTGTGGTTGCGAATCACTTCCTGGCGACCCGCACGACCGAGGTAGCGCGCCAGGTCGGGCGAGCCCAGGAGCCGCCGACACGCTGCCACCAGCTCCGCTTCGTCGCGATACACGTAGCAGTGCTCCGGACCGAACTCCTTCTCCAGACCCGGCACGTAGTGACACACGGTCGGTGTGCCTGATCCCATCGCGATCAGCTGGCGGTCGGAGTAGTAGCGCTCGATGTCGTTGAAGTGGTTGACGTTCAGGGCAACCTTGGCGCGGCGCCAGATGTGCACCTGCTCCTTGACCCCGCACGTCCCGACCACGGGAAAGTTCCCGGGCCACCCGTTGCCCACGATGCCCACGTCCAGACCGGCGCCCTGCAACGCGCGGATGGCCGCCTCGCGCTCCAGCGTGCCCTTCGGAAACGTGCTGCCGTAGTACGAACCGCAGAACACGATCTCGGGCACTCGAAACGGTGGCTCCCAGTCGTCGGTCGGAAACAAGTCTTGCTCCCAGTCGACACCGATCTGCAGGTAGGACGCGAGATGGGCGCCGGCTGCTCGAAACAGCTCCACCTGACCCGCAGCACTGGTGAAAGTCAGGTCGGTTGCGCGGCAGATGCTGCTCAGGTACGGGCTCACGCTCGGGCGGCAGTCCCCGGTCCAGTGCGTGAAGATCGCGTGGGTGCAGCGTCGCCGAGCGTCCTCGATCGCCTCTGCGCTCAGCACGCCAGTGTCCTGCACCTGCATCCAGACCCAGTCCGGTTGCACTCGGTCGACCTTTTCGACGAACTGGGCACTGATGTGGTCCGCTCTGATCCCTTCGCGCTGCTTGGCCAGGTAGTCGAACTCGAACACGTTGTCGCGCCCGAACACGCCCTCGAACGCATGCTGCATGCCGCGCTGCGGGTGGTCGTAGTTGATGGTTGCCAGCAAGATCTTTTTCACGCTTCTCATGTGCCTTGCCACTCCTTGCGCGCCTCGAACGCCTCCATGCTCGCGGGCACCAGGTACTTCGCGATGCAGTGCTTGACCGTGTAGTGCTCCAGCTCGTCGAACCGCACCTCAGCCTGCTCACGCAGCGACTGCAAGCGCTCCGTCTCGCAGAGGTCCCGCAGCCAGGCCCCTTGGCGCTCCAGCACCTCGACGTCCTCCGACAGCTCGATCCGCTGGTAGTGGTGCGGCTCCAGCGGCCAGCTGTCCGGGTGGGCCTCCGCGATCAGCCCGGCCGAAGTCGACATGAGCTGCCAGAGCCGCCACTGAGGAAACGTGGCGCCCGCCGTGTGCGCCACATGCAGCGCGACCGCGGCAGTGTCCAGGCAGCCGATCAGCCGCCGACCGTAAGCTCCCGAAAGGTTGACCAGGTAGTGCCCAATGCGCTCGGACAGCGCGGGCAGGATGGTCTGGCGCCGGCCCGCCATCGAGCCCCACCAGACCAGCGACTCGAACTTGGGCGTCGACCAGCGCGGTCCGCCCGTGGCCTCGGGGGACCAGCCGAGCGGGTAGAGGGCAGCGCGCAAGCCCCAGCTGCGGAAGCGCTCCACCATGCCGGGCGTGTAGCCCAGCACCAGGTCGTGATCCTGTGCTGCAGCGCGGAAGCCCTCCCAGTGGGCGACGTGCGAGTCCAGCATGGTCGGCGCCCAGGCCTCGATCGCGTAGAGCGCGGTGCAGTGCCGACGCGACTCGGGCGGACCGATGCGCAGGTTCTGGTTGGTCCAGTCCACGTAGAAGGTCCGCTCGTCGGCGCGCTCGCTCAGCTCGACTTGATAACGCTCCGGTGTCACCACGCTATGGCACGAGTCCAGCGTCTGCAGCGTCTCGCGCAGCTCGAACAACGGACCCCACACCGCTGGCACCACGTGCCGGTAGTGCAGATCACTGATGCGGTGCAGCGGCCGTTTCATGGCAGTGCTCGACCGGAGCAACCGTAGACCTGCACCTCAGCATCCCGAAACGACTCGGACACCAGCAACTCAGAACCGCCCCGCAAATGCAGTAGCGCGCGAGACTGATTGGACCGAGTGTCGTAAGCCACGGAGACAGCCACGATGTCGGCGCGCGCCACCGTAACCAGAGGCCCGAAAGTGTTCGGCGGGATGAACCTAGAAAAGCTCAGCGGTCGGGTCTTCTCGTCCATCACTCTTAGCTCTCTCGGACGACGCCGGTCTGCTCGCGCGTGGCCTGCATGTTGTGGCCGTGCATGCGCTTGTAGCCCACCACGCGATCGATGCCGTGCGCCGGACCGTACGCGCGCGTGAGCGCCTGAAAGAAGCGCCCGTCGCTGGCGTAGTCGCCGTGATCGGTCTCCTCCCAGCTGGGCACGCGCTCGAAGCACGCGCGACGATGCGCGACCTGGTTGTGGTCCAGCACGCAGTACGGGTCGTGCACCGGTCCGGCAAAGTAGCGCTGCTCACCCGTTGGCTGCCGGTCACGACTGACATAGACCAGGCGGCCGTAGCCCACCATGACCTCCGGACGCGCGAACAGCTCGTCGAACGCCGCAAACGCGCCTGCGTCGTAGTAATCGTCGTCGGCCAGGTAGTGCACAATGTCGCCCTGCGCGTGCCGTAGCACCGCGTTGATGCCCTTCACTGCGCGCGTGGCCGCGTCGCCGCGCCAGGTCGGACGGTCCGGATTCTCGACAACGAGTGCCGAGCCTGCCAGAAAGTTCAGCAGTAGCGCCGGGTGGAAGCGGGTGGTGTAAACCGTCGGAACGCCCGCCAGTGCCTGCTGAATCGCCGTCAGCGTCGGCTCGTCCGAGGCGTCGTCGGTGATGATGAGCTGCCACTCGCCGTTGGTCTGTGCGCGCACCGACGCGATGGCCTCGCTCACCAGCTTCGGTCGGTTGTAGCTGCCCAGGATGACCGTGTGCTTCACGGCCAGATCCTGCCGCGCACTTCACACTTCACACCTCGACACGTCTCGGTGATCCGCTGAGCGGCACGCAACGCGGACAAGCGCGTCGCGTACTCGAACTCCAGCTCCCGACTCAGTGCCGTCGCTCCACTGAACGCCGTGCCGCGACCCACCGCTTCGCGGCGCGCGACGCGCTCGATCTTCTCATCGTCGAGACACGTGGACTTGTACCGCGCGATGACGCGAAATGGCTTCCGCTTGGTCTTCACAGTTTTCATGGCTCGCGCTTGCTCCCGGTGTTGCCTTGCGTCGCGATCAGGTTGTAGCCGTGGTCCCGGTGAAAGGCGACGACCTGATCCATCGGGTGAATAGGCCCGAAGCCCTCCTCCACCAGCTTGCGGAAGAACACTCCGTCCGAGTCGTAGTTGATACCGGCCTCCGGCCACATGGTCACCTTGCGCAAGCAGCTGCGCCGGTGCACGACCGAGGTGTGATCGAGCTGACCACACGGATACTCGACCGGGCCGCCCGGGAAGAGATCTCGACCCTGCAGACTGCCGTCCGCGAACACCCAGCTCATCCGGCCGTACGCCATGTGCTGTTCGGGATGCGCCTCGAACCAGTCACGAAACAGCGTCAGACGATCGCGCGGGTAGAAGTCGTCGTCCGGCAGGTAGTGGATCAGCTCCCCACGCGCCAGCGGAAGCGCCCGGTTGATGCTGCGCACCGCTCGCACCTGCGCGTCGGGCCGAGGCCCCGTCGGACCCGTGCCGCGCAGCAGGATGCACTTGTACGTCGTGGTGTCGATTTCTGCCTGGATGGCTTCCAGCGTTTCAGGATCAGAGCCGTCATCGGTGATGATCAGCTCCCAGTCGATGTCAGTCTGGTCGCGCACCGACCGGATAGCTTCGCGTACCAGCTTGGGCCGGTTGTAGCTGCCCAGGATGACGGTGTGTGTGACTGGCAAAACACCCTGGTCGATGTGCAGCAACGTGGTATGCGGACCCCGGATCGGCTCGATGAGCGCATCCGGGCTCATCTCGCGCACCAGCTGGTAGATCTCGCGCTCCGCGTAGACGTGATGCAAGAAGCGCGACGACTCGAACTGCTCGGTGGTGATCTGCTCCTGCTCTCCTAGCCATAGCGACACGAACAGCTGACCGTGTGCGCCCGTGCGGGCAAGCAGGCGCTGCAGTGCAGTGCGCGCCTCGGGCAGGTGCCCCAGTACCTCGCAGCAGATCACCACGTCGCTGCTGCCGCCGTAAAACATCGAGGGCGTGCCGCCCAACAGATCTTCGTACCCAAACTTGAGCCGCGGGGCGTCGTTCGTGCGCACCGCCCAGGCCAGCATGCGCCGCGACACGTCTACCCCAATGTACTTCAGCTCCTGCTGCGCAGTCTGCCACGCTGCCACCAGCGCCTGCGCGACTTCGCCGGTGCCGCACCCGACTTCGAGCACCGCACTGTGCAGAGCATCTACCTGACGCACGCGGTTGCCGATTTCCATTGCCAACCAGGCGCGGTGCGCTTGCTCGTCCGCGCTCTGCCACTGCTGGCGGATCTGCTCCACCACCTCTCCGTTGTCCCAGCGCTCCCACGCGCGCTCCGGACCCGCCTGCGCCTCCATGTAGAACAGGTCATCTTGCGGCAGACCCACATGGACAAACCCCGACCTCAAGTAGGTCTCGACCGCCGCCGAGTTGCCTCGTTTCACGTTCAGGCACAACTTGCGCAGCTGCAGGCTGCTGAACGCCCAGTCCACCGCTCCCAGCGTCAGGATCATGCCGTAGTTGCGCCCGAGCCCGCGCTTCTCACCGATCATGAGCCGCCCGAACTCCGCCGCCTTCTGCGCCCAGTCGACGTTGTAGATCGCGACCTGACCCACGGGACCTTCCTCGTCGCTCACCACGAACACGAAGTCGTTGTCCCGGTACTGGTACCGATCGAACCACTCCTGGTGCTCCGCTTCGGTGATCTCGTCGGAGTGCAACAGCTGCTCTCGGACGCGCTGCTGATTGCGCCAGCCGCGCGTGACCGGCAGGTCGGCTGCTGACAGTGGGCGGAAGGTCAGTCCGCCGCAGCGGAACGTGGGCAAAGCTCGTTTCATGGGTGTTTGCTCCGGTTCCAGATCGCATGCCGCTTCTGGCACTCGTCGCTGACGCCCGGCTGCGCGGCCAGCTGCTCTAGCAGCTCCCACAACTGCGCCGCGCGGCGCTGCCAGAGTTGCACCTCGAAGCGCGTGGCGCGTCGCCCGGTCACGTACCGATCGTTCTCCTCGATCAGCGCTGACGCGACGTTGCGTGCCAGGGCATCCAAGTCGATGAAGTCATCGTCTGGATCGCTCGGCGGATCGTACCGACTGATGATGCCCATGCCCTCCCGCCCGTTGCGACGCTGGTTCCAGCGCTGCACCTGCGGCTGGTCCAGCAGCACTGTCTGTAGTAGCTGCCTCAGCACCCCGCGGTCGGCGTGCAAGGTCAGCATGTACGAGCCCAGTACGGCCTCGACGCCCGGGCAGCTCCGGAAGCGGCGGCTGACCTCGACCAGCACGTCAGCCAGTCCCTCGGGTCCGGTCTCGTAGGGACTCTGGCGCACCGCCCAACGTGCCACCTCGCTGCGCAGCGAGGTCTCGGTGATGATCATGTCCGCTGTCACGCGCGGGCTCCCAGTTCCTGCAGCCCGTCCAGCACTGCCGCGACCACGCGATCCACGTCGACCCTGCGCAGCCGCAGATGCAGCGGCAGCGACAGCAGCTCGGACGCAGCCTGGTTTGCCACGGGCGTCGGCCACTGGGCGCCGTAGAGCGGGTAGTAGTCTTGGTGGCTGGCGTAGTGCACGCCCGGGTAGATCTGCTGCTGATTCAGGTGGACCAGCACCTCGTCTCGGCGCTCTGGCACTCGGATCTGGTAGAGGTGGCGCGAGGGCACGCAGCCCGGTGTGACCTTGACGCTGTAAGCCGAGAGCATTTCCTCGTAGCGCTCCGCCAGCGCGCGCCGGTAGGCGTTGTCGACGTCCAGGTAGCGCAGCCCCACCAGCGCGAGCGCAGCATTCAAAGCGTTGCCGTGGTACTTGAAACCCAGGTGCTCGACGCCGTACTTCCACTTGTAGCGAGCATCAGGATCGAGCGTGCGCGCGTAGGTGTTGCGATCGATCCCCATCCAGCTCAGCTTGCGCGCCAGCTCGTGCGCCTTCGGCGTGCGCATGCACAGCATGCCCCCGTCCGCCGCGGGCAAATTCTTGACGGCCTGGAAGCTGAAGCACATCGCGTCGGCGGTGGATCCCAGTCCGGCGCCAACGTGCCGCGTAGGCGCGCCATCCGTTGGGAAGCGCGTGCCGGCCATGTGGGCCGCGTCGATGATCAGATCCAGTCCGCGGTCCTGACAGAGCTGCTCGATGGTTGCCAGCTGACCGACGTTGCCGCCCAGCCCCACGAACATCACCGCCCGCGTCTCCGAAGTGATGCGCGCCACCACCGACTCGGGGTCCAAGCAGAGCGACTCGTCCACGTCCGCGAAGACCGGACGCAGACCGGCGTAGCGGATAGCGTGATTGGTCGACACGAAGGTGAGCGGGCTGGTAATGACCTCAGCGCGGCGGCGCCAGTTGTGCTGGATCTTGAGCACCTCCAGTGCCAGGTGCAGCGCAGACGTGCAGCTGTTCGTGAACAGCGCGTGCGGCAGCCCCGTGTACTCCCTCCAGGCTGCCTCCAAACGCTCGGTCAGCTCACCCGGTGCGGTCCAGCCGGCTTCGAGACAGGGGCGCAGCTCGGCCAAGCACTCGTCGGTCCGATAGACCGGCACGAACAACTGAATGGGCTCTTTCATGCTCTCACCTCGCGCGCCGCAGCGATGACCTCTCCTTGGAACGTCCTGTCGACGCAGAGCGCACGGTACAGGTTCTCGCCCAGCACGTCGCAGCGGTAGTCGTCGCGCACCAGGTCCCGCACCACGCTCGGCAGCTCGTCTGCCGTCGCGTCCACGTAGTCCATGCCGGGCACCAGCGGGTACGGGTCACGCAGGTGCTCGCTCACCAGCGGCAAGCGATAAGCCGCTGTCAGGGCAATCCTGATCGGCTCGCCGATCTCGACCGGCGTCTGGTGCGTGTTGACCATCACGCGACTCTCGCGCAACACCTGATCCCGCGTCTCGCCTGGCCCGGCGCAGGGAGCCTCGCGCAGACCCTGCTGGCGCAGGCGCGCCAGGATCTCGACGCGGCGCCCATGCACGTAGCTCATGTGCGCGTAGTCGAACTGCTTGCCCACCGGCTGCTCGTGCAGCCGCAGAAGCGGGTGGCTGCCCAGCGTGAGGTACTGCTGCCGAGTGTCCAGCGAGCGGTAGTGCCGATCGGAGACCCAGACCCGATCGAACACGCTCAGCGCATCGGAGACGACCTGGGTCGGCGTGGGCATGTTCGGGGCGTCGGGGCGCTCCAGGTTCCACCACACGACCTTCGCGGCGGGTGGACCCACGTGGTGCTCGCGCTTCTGACGCAGTGCCTCGACCTCGCCGTTCACGGGCGTGGTCACGTACACCGCATCGGCCGCCAGGTTGATCTCGTCCACGTAGCAGGTCGGAAAGCCTGACAGCTCGACCAGCCGCCAGAAGTCCGCGTAGGAGTCGTAGCTCCAGCGCGTGCGAGCAAACACGATCATTGGGTGGCTCCGACGCGGTACTCCCGAATGTTGGTCACGCACTCGACCGCGTACCACGGATGCTCCGTGTTCACGACCTTCGGGTACTGCTGATTGTTGCGGCGCTGAAAGTACACCTGGCGATTCCGGTTCAGGCCCTCGCCCCACTGCACCGAGGTCCGATTGCGATGCGCCTCGGGCTCGGCCGAGTGATCCTGGTGCAGCCCCTGGATCTCGGTGGCGTACACCGGTGCCCAGCCCGCCAGCGCCACCCGATCGCGGAAGTCGTCGTCCTCGGCGGCGACGCCTTCCAGGTAGACGAAGTCCACGCCGCGGATGGCCTCGATGGCTGCCTTGGGCAAGAACGACGTGTACCAGTACAGCTCCTGCGGACCGAAGTGTTGAAGCCCACCCCTGGCGTTGACGGCCTGCAGGAAGCCCTCCCAGCCGACGCTGGTCCAGTCGCGTTCGTGGCTGGACAACCAGCGGTTGGTCTCGCCGTCGCCTAGCCAGGTCAGCCCGAACAGGTAGCTCTTCTCTTTCTTGGCGATCAGGCGCTCGCGGGCGTGCGCGAAATTCTCGGGGGCGTGCAAGATCTCCGGGTGGCACAACGCGATCACCTCGCCCCGCGCCAGCGCCGTGCCGGCGTTGATGGTCAGCGCGGGCGTGTGAAACCAGTCCTCGCGCTCACCGGGCTTCCAAGTCGGGTTGCGCTTCTTCCACAGCGGGTGCAGCTTGTGGTCCAGCTCGACGTGACGCAGGTTGATCTTGCCGATCAGGTGCTCGTACGTCTTGCTCAAGTCCTCCGTGCTGCAGTCGTCGATCAGCACGATCTCCCACTGCTCGGGCGGCAGCGTCTGCCAGAGATACCCAGCCAGCGCGCGGCCGAACAGCTGGCCGCGGTTGTGGATGGACAGGACCGCAGAGATCTCAACCTGGGGCATCACATCCCCAACCAGTACGGGTGCTCGACGCTCCAGCGGATCGTGTCGGCCAAGCTCACCTCGAACGTCTTGGCGTACTCGAACCCCATGTCGCGCAGCTTGTCCCCGTTCAGGGCGTAGCGCAGATCGTGACCCGGGCGCGCGGAGTGAAAGTCCACCAGCTCCCCGTGCAGGCGCTTGTCCAGCGTCTGAGCAATGAACTGGGCCAGTTCCAGGTTGTCCACCTCGCGCTCGCCCACGATGTTGTACTTCTCGCCGGCCGTGCCCTTGTCGAGCAAAAACAGCACCGCAGCGGCGACGTTGCGCGCGTGGATGTAGTAGCGCGAGCCGGGCTTGGTGCAGGTCTGGTCGGCGTGGATGGTGACCTTCTCCCCCTGCAGCACCTTCCGGATCGTGTTCGGGATGAACTTTTCGTGATGCTGCCGCTGCCCGAACACGTTCATGGTGTGCGTGATCAGCACGGGCAGTCGGTACGTGTTGTGGAAGGCGAGCGCCAGCTCCTCGCCGCCGGCCTTGGAGGCCGCGTACGGGTTGCCCGAGCGGTAGCGATCCCACTCCGCGTAGTGCACGCCCGTCGGCGCGGGCCCGAAGACCTCGTCGGTCGAGAAGTAGACGACCTTGCCCAGCGTGCCGTAGCGCGACTGCAGGCGCGTCGCGTACTGCAAGAGGTTGCAGGTGCCGACCACGTTGTCCATCACGAAGTCCATGGGGTTGGTGATGGAGCGATCGACGTGTGTGCTGGCCGCCAGGTGGATGATGTGGTCCACCTCACCGATCGCGTCCTGCACGTACTCGTTCAGCTCAGACTTCAGGTCGTGCCAGACGAACTGCACGCGCGACTTGTTCGCTTCCCAGGGACCAATGTCCGTTAGCCGCATCTGGGTGGAGGTCGTGTCCAACCGATCCAATCCGACGAGGTCCCAGTCGGTCTGCTTGAGAATGGCCTCTCCGACGTGGTGCCCAATGAATCCGCTCAACCCCGTGACGAGTACTCGCATGGGGGCGACCCTACATCAGGCCGTGTTAGCGCCGCAAGCGTCTTGCTAGCGCTGCCGCGATTCACGCCATCTTGGGCTGCGCGAACGACGCGCTCTCGGGGGGCGGCGCGAGCAGGGCATCCTTGATGTGCGGGACGACGCGATCGGTGACACCCCAGATGGTGCCCTCGATGGCAGCGACGAGCAGCGTGCTGGCCATCGAGGCGCGCGGGTCGCGGTAGGCCGCGAAACCGGTGAACAGGCCACCGATCATCAGGTTGTCCAGGCGGGTGTGCTGCCGCCCGGTCAGCACGGCGAAGGTGGCGCCGACGATGCCCGCGGCCATGGCAGTCTGCACCTTGATCTGGTCGTCCATGTTGCTCAGGCTACCAGGCCAGCGCCGGGCGGCTCAACTTTCCCGACCGCTCAGTTCGTACGCCAGTAGTAGAAACCGCTCGGCGTTTCGCTGGACCGCCCGTCGTAGCTGGACAGGTAGTGCTCCGGACCGTCGCTGCTGACGGCTTCCTCGGCGGCGGCGTCCTCGTCGATACCGGCAATCTCGATCGCCTTCTTGACGGCGTCTTCCTTGCCGTAGATCTCCTCCAGGTAGTCCAGCGGGTACTTCAGGTCGCGCCTGGTCTTCTCTTCGGCCAACGCCTCGATCAGACCCTCGCGATCTTCCAGCACAAGCTCCTCGTCATCGTCCTCGCCCAAGTACGGATCCTCGACCAGACTGGAGCGCTGCAGCTCCTTGATCAGCTCGTCATCGTCCATGTCGTTGAAGTCGTCGTAGTTCATGTCCTGCAGATCGGACTCCAGCTCGTCCCGCAGCTTCTTCTCGTCGATGTGCGACTCGATGAACGACGGCTCGAACATCCCTGGCTCCTCTTCCAGGTCTTGCTTGACACTGGCCACCGCCAGCTCGTGCATCGCGTCGTGGTCCTCGACGACCTGCCACTCCTTCGATCCGGACTTCACCTCGAAGACGGTGGTGTCGAACAGCGTGGTTTCGGTGATGTCCAGGTCGTCCTCGTCGTAGCCCAGCTCCTTGGCCATCTCACGCAGCACGCCCTCTTCGTCGAACGCATTCTTTGCCATGGTTGTCCTCGCAGCTTACCGACAGGTCGTTTCGTGGGTCAATTTCTGGGACGGGTCAGATCACTCGCTCGCCGGTGCCCGCGCGGTAGCGGCGCACGATCTCGAAGCTCGCCGCAGAGGGAGTGACGCCGCGGCTGACCACGCGATCGTGCTCGCCATTCGTGGCTGCGATGCGCGCGTAGGTCTTGGCTCCCTGCAGGTCGTGCGGACCGTGCGGGCCCTCACTGCTCATCGGCTCACCGTGGCGGTCGAGCACCCAGACGTAGTAGCCACCATTGGGAGTGTGTTCGCTCTGCGCAAGGTACTCGTTCGCTGCGTTGATGGCTCCCCAACCGGCCGCCGTCAATTCGACCGATGCGCCGTCAGGGCCTTGGAAAAAGCGTACCCAGCCCGGGTACTCCACGTCGCGCCTATCGGACGGACGGACTCTGTTCGGGTATGACTTCGCAAAGTCTACGAACCCGCGGAGTCGAGCGATTTCTTGTCGCGTGAACGCGGCGAGTGGCGCCACCCCGTTCAGTCGAGCCAGCTTGACCACCGCCAGACACTGGAAACGAGTGGCCCCGCCAGGCACCGGGAGCGCGTCAGCAATCTCTCGTGCACCATTTCTGGCCATGCTTCCTGGTACGGCGTTCGGGCGCACTTTCTCCCCTGCGTAGTACTGGTCGTCTTCGGCCAGGTGATCCATCGCGATTTCCTGGGCCAGCGCCCAGTCGTCGGTGTGCTCCAGCTCGTGCTGGGTGCCGATCTCCAGCTGGACTGGATCGAAGTCCTCCGGTCGCATGCCGGCGGCACGGCCACCCGGTAGCCTTTCCTGAAAGGGCGAGTAGGCGTCGTTCGGCTCGAAGTTGCTTTGCGGCTCGCGCTGCACACCGCGCTCGCGCCGGTCGCGCATCCCGTCGCGATAGCCGTCGAGGAAGGCTGCACTTGCCACCGCCAACAGCTCGCGCTCTTTCTTTTCTGTTAGCGGCCTCTTCGGCAAGAGCGCAGACTTGTATCCCAGGTAGCGTTGCCAGGATTCGCTTGAGGCCTGCCTGGCCACGGTGCCCTCCAGCAACTGGGTGTCTCGGTGCGCGTCACCAAGCACGATGCGAGGCGGATCAACCAGACCCTCTCCGCGATAAGAGCGTTCGGCCGGAGCACCTGTCTCGTCGAAAACCTGGAACTCCAGGATCGCAAAGTAGGGTTCTCCGCGCTTGTCCACCAGCCGGTTGCCCAGCTCGTCCACGATCTCCTGTGACTGAATGAGCCAGCCCTTGTCGATGAAGACTCGCGCGTTGGGCGTCAGACTCTGTTGTCTCGCGTTCGGAGTGTGCCCCCCGCGCAACGCCTCGGCCTTGGCGATGACCTCTTCCAGGCGCTCGGCTAGCTCGTCGAGCGTGGCAGCCTGCACAGTCGAGGGCGAGAAAATTCCCTTCCACTCGCGCTTGGCCGGACTGATGCGCAAGCGATAGTCGCCCGCGCCACCAGTGAGCTGCGCGCCGCGCTCTCCGAACACGTCCTTCGCTCGATACAGGAGCTTGTGCTTCTGGTCCGCAGCCGACGGGCCACGCGGAGCTGGTGCCTCCGCCTCGTTGCGCACGATCCCGTGCTGGTAGATCACGAACAGTGGCCGGTCGTGCAGAAACGGGTCTGACGCCGTCAGCGAGCGCTTGCCTACCAGCTGCCCACGAATGCGCACCGCCAAGCGCTCGGCTTCCGCTTCGGTGGCCACCGGCACCTCGACCGCCCAGCTGCGCGACTTGCGGAAGTAGTACAGCATCATGCCGGGCGGAGACAGCAGGCGCAGCCCGGCGGGCTTCAGGTACCGTTCTGCCGAAAACAGCTCGTGATACTCGCCCAGCTGGGCGGCGAGTTCGTGAAGAAGGCTCATGGCGTCCCCGCCGTGAGCGCCGTGAGCGCTCGTACCACCGCCGACCCCACTCGCGTCGTGGGCTCCCAGGTCACCACCGTCACCACGCTCTCGCCTGAGGAAGCGTCCCGCTCTTTGATTGCTTCCAGTGACTCAAACGCCGTCGGCAAGTCGGCTACGCTTCCATCGTCCCAGGTCACTCTCCAAGAATCTGCCAGCTCGGTTACTGTGACCCTGCGCCTCGTCACTTTTGGTTTTGCTACCGCGTTCGGAATGTGCTTGACCGCTCCGCGCGGAAGCGGCTTCCTGGCGTTCGGGGTATGCTCCTCAGCCGCGCGCAAGCGATTTTCCTGCTCCGCGCGCTCGATCTCCCCCTGGTAGTTCCAGCGCGCGTAGGCGACTGCGCGCGCGTAGTCTCCGAGGCGCGCGTATTCGTAAGCGTGAGCGCGCAGCCATTCGTCCGGGTCGCGGTGCGCGAAGGCCGCCCGGATCACCTCGTTCAGCTCGCCGAGGTTTTCGTCCGCGTTCAAAGCGCGCGGATCCAGCCGAAACATGTTGCCGCTATCGTAATTCACGACCTCGTAGCGCAGAGTGTTTGCGTCGGGGTCACGCAGAGTCACTCCTTTCAGGTTTCCGTAGTACACGACGTCGTCGTTGTAGACGTACTCGAACGGAGCGCCGCCCGTGAGATGGGAGTAAGGCTCTCCGCCGGGCTCTGGCGGCACGAAGCCGACGTCCCGCGCTTGCCCGCCACGCGGGCGCTCGACTCGCCCCGGAACTGACACCTTGCGCGGGCGTGCAGCCGCACGCTCATCCTTGAGCTTCTTCTCCTCGGCTGACACGATGCGCTTGATGGCGCGCAGCTGCTTTTCTTTGCCTGAGCACTTGGCAAAGTTTTTGGTCACTGCGCTGGCGAATGACTCGTTGTGGTAGGCGACACCGTCCGCCATGTGCGTGCACTCGTGCACGGCGGCGGCGTAGAGCCACATGAAGTGATCGTTGTCTGACAGCGACCAGATCTCGTCGCTGATACTCGGATCGGCGCGCACGAACGGGTTGAGCATCAGCCAGTGGCCGTCGTCCTGTCGGTACTCGGCGTCGCGGTCTTCCGCGATCACGAGACCGACGCCGTACTGCTCCTTGCTGCCCAGCTGGATGAGCACAAAGCGGCACATCTCGGCCCAGCAGCGCACGAGCCTGCGCACCGCGGCCGTCATGTGCTCCGGGTAGAACTTCTTCGGGACCTTGTAGCCCTCGACCTCGTTCACCAGGAAGTAGTCCGGCTGCCAGGCCAGCTGGCGGCACGCGGCCTCCATCTGCTGGGCTCCCGAGAACGGCAGGCCCTCCATCATGGCGGTGGCCAGCTCGGCGTTGGCCGCTACGCTGACGACCTCCGTGGTCGGTTGCTCGGCAGTGAAGCGGGAGAGAGCCTCGATCAGACTGCCCAGCTGGTCGGTGCTCAGTTCGCGCGTGCTCTTCTCGCGCGGCTTGCCGAGCGGCTCCATTGCGCCCAGCTGATCGAGCATGACGGCTTCGCGCTCGCGCGAGATGCCCTGGAACTTCTTGCCGGTGTCGTACTTTTTCTGCACCAGGCCCTTCTCTTTGCGCAGGGCGCTCGACACGTCTGCGCTCAGCTCGCTCAAGTACTGGCTGATGGCCAGCTTGATCGAGGCGCCGAAGCTGCCGTAGTTGCCCCGGAAGCCGTCACGGTTGCTCGTTAGCACCTCGGTCGAGCGCGCGTAGATTTCCACGATCAGCTGGCCAGGGATCTCGGACGGCACCCATTCGGTGAACATCGCCAGCGAAGCCCCGTTGGCCTGGTTGTGGATGCGCACGACCATGCCGCCGTAGATCTTCTTTTTCTTATCGTAGAACAGACTGGCGGCGCCCTGCAGATCTCGGATCTTGTCAGCCACCCTGAGATCTGCTTTCACGCGCTCGCCATCGACGATGAAACGCACTCCGGGCACCGAGCACTTGCCGATGTAGGCCATCGCGATGGAGGACGAGGTTGCGTTGTCCGACGGCATGACCACCGTCAAGCGCGTCCCTTGTCTCATGGGAGCCGGGAAGGTCTTGTAGTCGCTACCCGATCCTTTCATCAGCACGTCGCGCGTGTGCATCTCGTAGGAGATCCAGGGCAACACCAGCAAGCGCTTGGCCTCCCCGAAGCCGCCCGTGGTGGCCGTGCTGCCCTTCTTGCCGGTGCCCTTGAACCTCATGAACACGCCGCGCAGCGTCTCCTTGTCCATGCCCGAGCCGTTGTCCTCGCAGGTCACCTCCACGCCGCCGTCGTCGCGCGTCTTGACTGTGCACAGGATCTCGGTGGCGCCTGCGTCGATGCCGTTCTGGATGGCCTCGCGCCACCAGGCTTCCTTCCAGTTCGAGTAGTCGTCCAGGGCACCCGCGAAGAAGTCGGGGCCCATGATCATGGTGCCGCCCTCGCCCTCACCTTCGCTTTGGTTGGGCTGGTAGCCGTCAGCGTCGACCAGGACCGCGAGTTCCTTCTCCCCGTCCAGCAGGTAGCGCTCGCCCAGCAGCTTGGCCTCACCCGCCGTCACCAGCGCGCGGAGCTGGCCGTAGGCCGGGTGCAGGGACTTCGCACGGTAGATCCCCGGTGGGATGGCTTCGTTCGGGGCAATGTCGGTCAGCTCGATGACTCGCATGGTGCTCAGTTTCGCCCGAGCACGGGGCGGCCGGCAAGTTGCCGCTCGGCCGCTGTCAAGTCCAGTGATTCAGGGCGTTCCGGATGCTCGCGTCCATCTGCTCGACCGTGCGGTGCTCGCGAATCATCGCCATCCCCAGCTCCGACAGCTCGCGGGCGTACGCCGGGCCCTCGCCGGGATCCAGCAGCCGTTCGAGCGCGCGACGACGGGCAGCCGGGTCATCGTCGAGCGCGGTGTACGCCGCGGGCAGCTCTTCCGACAGGTCGCCCCAGCGCGTACCGACCAGCGGCACACCACGAGCCAGGCACTCGTGCTGGGCCAGCCCGAAGCCCGCCCAGGTCGGCAAGGGAGTCACGTAGGCCGCGCAAGCCCGCTCCAGGTCGGTGCGAGCGGAACCCTCCAGGATGCCGTTGGCGTGCCCCTGGCCGTACCACTCGAAGGGCAGCCCGCGCACTAGCTCTTCGATCAGGCCGATGTACTCCGAGCGCGCGGTCGTGGGGCGATTCAGCAGCGTCCAGATCCGGGGTGCCCACTCTTGCCAGATCGGCTCGACCTGGTAAGCCGGCGTCACGGTCGCAATGCGCATCTGCGGGCGCCGCGCTCGATGCAGCTCTCCCACTCGTCGTGAAAAGGTCAACGCGCACCGATCTCCGTGCGGAGGAGTCAGGTTCTCGTTGCCGTTGTGTAGCATCCAGACCCGCTCGGCGCGCGGAAACAAGTTGCCCGCCCGGCCCCACTGGTTGGGTGTGCATACGAGCACGTAGTTGACGTCCCGCGGATTGCCTGCGTAGGTCGACGCCTGCAGCCAGCGTAGCTCGGCAAGCTGGTCAGTGTCGTAGAGGTCAGTGACCCAGAATTGCCAGGCAGTGGACTGGTGGAGAATGTTCAGGAGGGTGGGCGACTGCAGCGCCGCGACGACGATCGGGCCGTCACTCATCGTCCTGCTCGCGAATGATCCTGTCGCGTGATCGGTTGTGCTCGTCCCAGTCGACGTCGAGCGGGAGGGGCTGAGCAACGGGATCGGTGGGCGGCGCTGGATCGGTGTCTCCGGTGGGCTCGACCAGAGGAGGCAGCGACCAGTCGGCCAGCGCGTACCGAATGCTGGGCGTGATGGCGCGCAGGCTGCCCGCGTAGGCGTCGATGTTGGCCTGGCGACCCTCTGCGGTCTTGGGGTCGTGGAAGCCGGTGAAGTAGCCCTTGGAATACATGGCCGAGGCGAGCTGCTGCTCGGTGCCCGCTGGGTTGTCCAGCACCGCCTTGGCCGGCTTGCCGTTGCCCGCCAGCAGGTGCAGAAAATATTCGCAGCCGTCCGCCGGTGTCGCGAACGCCGCGAACCAGACGAAGTAGGGCACGTTGCCCCCTGAGACCGGCCGGCTGTCGCAGTGGATGTGCGCCCGGGGCACCGTGATGCCCGCCAGCGAGCCCGAGGCGAGGCCCAGGCCCGACGCCAGGATGGCTGCCTCGGCGTTGGCCGCGCGCTGATTGTGCCCGGCGCCCACGGTCGGCAACCAGGGCGCGACCTGCGCCAGCTCGGCCTGGTTGAGCGGCAGCTTCTGCCCGGTAGGCGTGACCCAGACCACCACGTGAGTGCCCTGGAAGGTCAACGTGCCCCGCAGCGCCTGCCCCGACGCTGTGAGCTGCTGGCTGGCCTGTTGCGCGATGGCGGCGTACTCGGCCGCGTTGACGGCTCGGAAGGTGCACGCGCCCCAGTTGTTCTCGTCGTCGGCCGTGTTCGGGATCTTGTCGGGACCCGGCCAGGCGTCCCCACAGCGCGTCTCGTGCTGCGCCACCGACAGCCCGAGCACCACTGCGTGCTGCGTCGGATCGTTTCCGAAACGACGCCGCCAGGCAGTGACGAACGCATTGGCCTTCTGGTGCCACCGAGACAGGGTCATGAGCGCCTCTTTCCTGCCATCCGAACCGTCCTCTTGCTAGCGGTGTACGTCGCGCGGGGCAGCTCTCCCGGGGCGACTTCAGCCAGCTTTGCCTCGTCGAACACGCGCACCGGTCGCTGGGAGCGCTGGTGTAGCATGTCTGCCGTGACGATGGCGTCTTGCAGACTCAGGCCGCTGCCTTCCTCGTAGCCGTCGCGCCCACTGAACTCCCACACCGCGTACGTGCGCGCGTCCTGGTTCGACTCGTAGCCGCCGAAGTCTTTGGCGAGCTTCCACGCCTCGTCCATCGAAAGGTTTTGGTGCTGCTCGACGCCGTTCAGGGCGACGTTGATCCCGGACTTCCCTTCGTAGAACTCCAGGATGTCGTCGTTGGGTTTCGTCAACGCGGCGGCGCCCCAGAGCGACTGGTAGGCCCAGATCTGCTGCAGCGCCGCGTGCTCGATCTGTTCCTGCAGATCGCGCGGCAGCGTGCGAGGGGTCGGCGGCTCATTCGGGTCCGCGTAGTCGCGCAGCACCCGAGGGTCGACCCCGGCGTCCTGGGCAATCAAGATCAGACCCGCGCTGGGCGGATCCGGCATCGAGAGCCAGCTGTCCAGCTCCTCCAGTAGGAACTCGCGGTAGTACTCTGCTTGCTCACGTGCCGACATGCCGTCATCTCCCAAGCGCCTTCAGCTCTTGGATAAGCTGCGGTGCCTGGTAGAGGGTATATCCGATCCCGGCGATGGCAGCAGCTATCGAGACGGCGCTGTCCAGTCGTGACCGTGCTGGTGGTCGAAATCCAGCAGCCCAGTAATGCGCGGACGCGAAGTCGTCCTCTTGCTCGTCGCTGGTGTAGGTGCTCGTGCGGCTGTCCAGCACGTGATCGACCACGGCCTTGCCCAGCGCGAAGCCGCCGACCACCACGGCGCCCACCACCAACAGCTTGGCGTTGTCCTCGGCGCTCATCGATCACAGCTCCGCCCAAATGATAGCCGCCAACACGGCATCTCCGGCGCCGCCGGTGGCTGTCTGCGCGGCGACCACAAACTCGTCCGACGTGGTGGCGGCGTAGTCGGCCGGCATCAGTGTGAGCTGCTGAGGCAACGTGGCCAGCTGCGAGCTGGTGCGGCCTTGCGAATACCCCGAATACAGCAAACGCCCGTTCGTGAGGATCTCGGTGCTACTGATGTCGTACTGCATGCCGGACTCACCGGTCGAGACGTCGACCCAGGTCGGCGCGGTACCAACACCTCGGGTTGGGTTGCGCAGAAGCCGCCAGAGCACCGTTCCGTTGGCGGTGGTGTCGTGCACCTCGATTTGCTGCAGCGTCATCGCACGGGTTTGGTACCCGGCTTTCCACCGGATCGCGATCACTGATACCAGCGATCCGACGGGCGCAGTGCGGGCGGCGATGCCGCGATCCGCCGACCATACTCGGCCCACCTGGTCCTGGCCGCCTTCGCTCATGACCGACGTGCAAATGCACTCCAGCGTCGCGGTTCCTCCAGGACCCGCCGCCACGCGCGCGATCTCGTAGCGCGCTGGCAGGTTCGGGGTCTGCATGTAGACCGAGGTGATGATGTTGTTCGGGTTCTTGAAGACGTGCACGTACGTGATCCCCACCGCGGTCACGAACGCCACGCGCACCAACCCGACGCCCAGCCACTCGTAGTCGATGATCAGGATTTGCGGCTTGGTCAGGTCGAGCGTTTGCCCACTGGGTCCCGTGCCATCCAGCTTGTCCAGGTTCCACGCGCTCTGCGGCGCAAACTCTGCATCCGACGGCGCGCCACTCACGCTGCTGCGCTGCACGAGCCGCAGGTCGGTGCCGTTCTGCTCCAGATAGATCCCGTCGTTGACCGAGAAGATCCCCGCTCGACGACGCAGCGACGAGTGTGCCGCCCCAAACACGAACGTCATGAACACCAGCTGGCTTTTTCCCGGCTGGTAGTTGAAGTACTGCCGGGTCTGCCGGATGTATGAGTCTCCGCTGGCCGAGGTGACGATCAGCGTCGTGGACGCACGGGGCTTGCTGTAGCTGTACGATCCTCCGCCGGTGCCCGTCAGCCACCAGCTGCGCACGTCGCCGTCGTACACCTGCTTGCTGTCGAACAGCGTCTTCGGGCTGCTGACACGCAGTCGCCCAAACGCATCGGCGGCGCTCAGTGCGAAGTCGATGTGATCAGGATCGATCGCGGACGCGCGTGGGTTGCCAACGTCGATCTGTAGGGACATGCAGTTACTCGCTCGTTACCGACACCGGCAGCAACATGAAGCTCGCCGGGACCGGCAAACGCAAGCCGCACTTGCTGACCTGGTGCGGCGTCGTGATCTTGCGACCGGTTTCGCACCACTTGTTGGTGGGTTGCTTCTGCACGCTGACGCGCAGCCCGCGCGCCGCCAGCCAGGACGCAGGCTCGATGGCAGCAATGGTCGGCTCACCCGTCGCGCTGCGCGACACACCGAACACGCTGAAGCGCAGGCGGTCCGACAACCCGATCTGCTGCCCGATGCCCACCGACTGGCCCTGGGCGACCTGCACCAGGAGCTTGGATGCGCCTTCGTAGACCAGGATGACCGGCTCGTGCGCCGAAGCGAGGTGCACGAAATCCGGACCGGCAGCGATCACGCGGCCCGACACCAGGCCGAAGACGGGCTGCTGTTGACCGGGGCTCTGCACGACCATCGCCGGATCGCAGCTGGAATCCGCCGCGCAGCTGACCACCCGCCCGGACAGCACGACGGCCCGGTGAGGATGGTAGAAGACACGAGCGCCAGCGCCGAGCGCCAGCGCCGACCAGGCCAGGGCAACCAGGGGAAGAGCCATCCTGGTATCCTAAGCGCGACCGGGCGCGGTTTCCAAAAATCTGCGCGACTGGGCCTAGGAGACCTTGATTCCTGCTACCGCGATGTTGATTGGGGCGTTTGGACCGGGGTAGTTCGTGCCTGCTCGGTCAGGGGTACTGGGGACGGTCCAGTCGTACCGCAGACCATTCACCGAGTCGTTGGCCTGCATGATGTAGTAGATGAGTGGAGCGCCAACGATGGAGGCCACGAACGGCAGCACCGCAGACTGCTCCAGAAAGGGCTCCACCACCTCGTAGTACGGGGCCAGCTCCACTTCGTAGGCGTTGACGTTGGCCATGCTCTATCTCATCACGCGAGTGTGATTGCTGTCGTGTTCCAGGGGAAACACAGATCCCCCAACACGGTGAGGTTGCGCGTGCCGGCAGCGGGGATCCCGTCCCCCTCGGCGAGCTGCGACTGCATCCACCAGAGGTCACGCACCTGCCCCAAGTAGCCGCGTCCGTTCACGATGGGGATGCTGCTCGGGAACGCTTGGCCAGGGCGCACGTAGGCTCCCACACGAAACATCGGCCACGCGCTCGCCATGTCATTGATCACGGTCGGTCCGGTGACCAACGAGGTGCTGCCGTAGTACTCCGTGTGCAGCAGAGTCAGTGCGGGGTTGCTGTTGATGCAGGCCAGGTTGACTTGGTTGGCAGCGTTCGCGAGGTTGGCTTGCACCAAGTCGCTGCTCGCCATTACCAGCGTCGCGTCGCCGCCGCCGATTTGGCAGATCGCCGGAGATGTCCACGCAGCGGGCGCGTTTTCTAGCTCGTCGATCAGCCAGAGCCCGGACGCGAACCCGTTGCGACAGACGATGGCGCGGAAGGCCTTGCCGTCGCTCGACTTCATCACGTGAAGCACGCTGGCGCCGTTGGTGCTCGGACCACCCCAGTTGTAGGCCGCAGCCACAGGGTAAGCGCTCGCGTTTGACCCAGAGATAGCCACCGCCGCACCCGTAGGAGCTGCGGTAGCTGTCCCGTTGGTGTAGAGCGTGGTCGACCAGCCCGGATGGACCCTCCACGACCCGGTGCTGTTGCTCAGGTCGAGATAGAGGTAGTAAGGCCCTCCAGTGATCCCGGTTTGCTTCAGAACGATCCAAGAATGGTTCGAGCCTGGTGCGGCCCAGATCAGCTTGGCGTTTGTGTCCCAGCGGTCCACACCGTCGTTGTTGCCGAAGCTGCCGGCACCGCCGCTTCCGTCACACGAGCTGACGACAGTCCAGTTGCCGCTTGACGCAGTGGCTCCGTTCGAGGGATCCGTCCAAGCACCTGTGCCCAGCATCGCGTTCTTGATCGAGCGCACAGCCAAAGCGTTTGTGAGCAATACCGTGGCCTGAGCTGCAATGGCGACGTTCACCTGGAACTGCCAGGTCCGATAGAGCGCAGGCTGGGCGAAGTTGGCCATCAGAACACCTTCGGCTTGGTCGTGTTCCACGGGATAACGAGCGGGCCCATGGTGACCAGCGAACGGGAGTAGTTGTCAGGAAAGCTCTGGCCGCACGGGACCACGTCGCTGCCCCACCACAAATCCACCAGTGAACCCATGTGTCCGCGTGCAGCCGGAGCACTGGTGATGGCACCCCAGGCTCCGACCGCCATGAGCTGGTTAGCTGCAGCCACGTCGTTCCACATCGTACGATCCACAGCGAGTAGCGCGACGTTGGCATTCGAGGCGAACTTGCTACCCTCACCAGACAGCACCCCGTAGATCGTGTTGCCCCCGACTGTTCGAGCGAAGCTCTGAGGCGTCTGCGTGAGGCTGTTGGCTCCGATGTTGTTTGCTGCCGACTGGCTCCAGGCGCTAGCGAACAAGTCGCTCTCCACGTTCGTGGTGGCGTCTAGCATCGTTTCGATCAGCCACACACCATTGAGCCCGGTTTGATACGTGGTGAAAACCCGGGTCGCGCGTCCATCGTCCGACATCAGAATGTGAAACCGAATTGGCGCGCCTCCACCACTGCCCCAGTAGGTGAAGTTGCGCATCACCTGCTCGTCGGCAGCCGTTGGCTTGGACGTCGCATTGCCCCCCGTGTAGCCGACCTTGCTCACCGACATGTAGATGGTGTTCGAGTCGGATCCCGAGTTCTGCAGGGCCAGCAGCCAGTACAGAGTGCCACTAGCAAGGCCCTGTGTGTTCTTCAGCACCATCCAGGAGTGCGTGGCACCGTCGGCGCTCCAGTCCAGGTCGGTGTAGACGCTCCACCGGTCCACACCGTCCCCTACTGCGCCGAAACTCACCCCGTTTCCGGAGTAGTCCACCGTCCAAAAAGTGGGCCCTGCTACGGCACCGCCTGCCTGGTCTGTCCACCCAAACTGCCCAGCTCCACCCTTCAACACGTTCTTGAGGGCCAATAGAGACTGCTGATTTTGTATCAGCACGCTGGACATCGGCGTGCGGCATAGGGTGCCTGTGTTGAACAGCCATCGGCGCGAGAAAGTCAGTGCTGCACTGGTCACAGCTGTACCCTCGGTATCACTCCGGCGACCCAAGGCACCCATAGGCATCCCAGGCGGCACCACTGGATGGGACCACCTGCTGGCATGGTCGTCCCCGCAAGTGGAAAAAACGTGATACCCGGCTCATTGCCCCAGTAGGCATCCACCAGTTTTCCGTTCACGCCGCGGGCGTTCACCGTCACTGACTGCAAGGCGATGGGATGAATGGTGTCGGTGTCGTCGATCTCGTTCGGCGTCGCACCGAATCCAGACCCGGCGAACGTAACCATGTTGGTGTCTGACTGCGACCCCGGCTGACAGTAGGACGACGCGAAGATCGTGCCGCCAGGCGTGCGCGAGTACGTGTTGGCGCCGGTCATTCGAGTTGTAGTCAGCTGTTCGGTCGCTGCGTTGCTACCGATGCCGTGAGCCACCCAGGGGCTCGTCCAGCCGTTAACGACTGGGTCCGGAATCTCGACTTGATAAAACGCCACGCACGCAGCAGAACGCATCACGAAGAATCGCCAAGCCTTGCCGTCGGTGCTCTTCATGGCGTGCCATACGGACCCCAGCAGCGCACCGCCACCCCATTGCGTGGCGCTTACGATGGCCTGGAACGTACCGGCTGCAGCAGTGGGGGCGGCTGTTGCAGTGCCGTCGGCACCACCGTTCGCGGCGCAGAAACCGGCGTTGGACACGACGATGTTTGCTGAAATACTGGCACCACCCACGCGCAGATCGATGAGCATTTCCATCTTCGCGGCGACGCCCGTCTGTTGCAGCACGATCCAGCTGTGGTTGCTGGCTGGGTTGGCCCAGATCAGCTTGTTGACGTCGATGACGCCGGCCGTGTCCCAGTAATTCACGCCTGCGCCGACGCCACCGAAGTTGCCAAAACCCACTCCGGCTCCACCGCCTGACCCGTCACAAGAACAGGTCACGGTCCAGTTGCCGGCGCTGGCCGAGGCGGCGCCGGTTTTGTCGACCCAGGAGTTGCGACCCAGCATGGAGTCGACCAGCGCCTTCATCAGCAGCCGATCGTTGACCGCCGGGTTGGTACCGGTGTTCGTGGAAACGTCCACGGCTTGGTTCAAGCAAAACTGCCACGTCCTGGTGTGTGCGGGCATCGCCATGGATCATTCCTCACGAGGGAATCACGGTGGCGTAGCGCACGACTGCCCAGTCCGAGGGCGCCACGCCGCCGGTGCACTCCGCCTGGATCTGGTAGCGCCGGTTGAGCACCAGCGCGGCAGCCAGGTCGGCCGAGGTCAAGCGCTCACCCGTCAGCGAGACAGTGGACAGCGTCGAGCCCGCCACGGCCGCCGCACCGGTCACGTCGTACAGCCGCAACCGCCCCGTCAGCGCCGCCTGGGACACCAGCATGATGCCGTCCAAAACTGCGCTCGCCGGCAGCGCATCCAGGTCAAACTCCGAAATGATGATCCAGCCCGGAGTTGCGGCGACCGATGGAATCGTTTCGTTGACGGCATAAGAGCCGTTGGCCACGAACCCGCCGCCGCCGCCGCCGCCGACTCGATCGATCTTCAGAAGTTGGGCGAGCACCCGACCAGACTACCCAACCTGCCTCAGTGCCCCAAAAAACTCGACAGCTGCCTACCGCAGGCCCTGCGGACGCGCCTGACCGCGATTGAACGACTGCAGCTGGCAGGGGCCGAGGTAGCCAATTCGAGCGCCCGTCACCAGCTCTGCGATACCGTCAGCTGTCTGCTCGACTACGTCCGTGTCGCGCTTCTCCCAGGCCTTGACCCAGCGCGCCCACTGCAAGTCTTCTCCGTCGGCTCGGGCGCGACGGAGCACGTCACGCTCCTTGCCCAGCACGAACTGAGCTGGGTACAGGTAGTCCACTGCGTGACCCAGCTCGTGACCGAAGATGGCCACGACGGTGGGCTCTGGCAGCTCCGCCAGCTCGGGCGCGACGATGATCGCCAGGCCATCGTCGCGACACGCCGCGAAGTGCCGCGGCGTGTCGTGAATCCACGGGGCGCAGTACAGCTTCGTGCGCTCGACCTCGACCAAGCCCGACTCACGAAACACCTCCTGCATCGCCGCGAAGTACGGCTCCAGGACCAGAAAGGCATCGTGCACGGAGAGATCGGTCGTGATCTCGGGGCAGCTCATCGTCAGCGCCGGTAGCCGGCTCCCGCCTGGCCGAGACGTTGCTGCGCCTGGCGCACGTAACCGGGGGCGATGTAGCCCGCCGCTTCACCGGCCGCCAGGTTGCGCCCGCACTCGTCCGGAGTGAAGAGCAACATGATCACGACGTGGCAGAGCCCGCAGCCGATGTTGGGGCGCATCGCGCCGCGCGTCTGCTCGTAGATCCACCCGGGCGGCTGCTGACCGAGCGCGACGTACGCCATCTCGGCCCAGGAGACCTCGACGTGCACGGGCTGGCCGCAGTGCTGGCAGCGCAGCTGGTACTTCGCTCCCTCGCGCCCGAGCGGCTTGGTCTGCACGCGGTGGATCTCGTCGGCGCCGTCACCACCGAGTGAACCGAAGTTGTCGGAGCCGCCCAGCATGCCTCGAACGTCTGCGAAATAGTCCTCACTCATGATTCACTCCCGGGCGCTTTCCGGTTTGGGTCTGCTGCCCTGGCCGGAAAGTAGCCGAACCTTTGCTTCATAGCCACCCACTGCGAACAGGCCCAGCAAAAACCCGCCCAGCGCGTTCCAGAACGCTTCCTTGGGGCTCTCGGACGGCGTCAGGTTGATCAGCGCGCCCACCAGCATGGGCGGCAGCGCCTTGAAGCGACTGGGCAGGCGCTTGAAGCTCTGGAAGTGCAGCCGACGCCAGCCCTCCATCACCAGGCCCACCAGCACCGCCACCAGCAGGTACCAGAGCTTGGGGTCCATCTCGTCCAACATGCGCTTGAAGTTCAGGATCATGGCCGGGTCACTTTCTCGCCAGCTTGAGCGCGGCGACCTCCGTGGTCGACATGTTCGTCAGGTCGCGCAGCAGCATCAGCAGTCGGTCGACCGCCGAATCGGCAGCGTGCACCGCGACGTATTGCTCGCGCATGGCGTTCACGACCGCGGGTTTGATGAAGCCCCCTGAGATCCCTCGCGTCGGGAACGTCGGTGTCTCGTCCAGGCTGAATAGCTCATCTTCTACCGGTGACGATTCCATGATTCCAGCACTCCAATGGCTCGCCCTAGCTTGTCGGTGAGCTGGTTCACTACCTTGGTGGTTTCCTTGGTGTGTGTCGCGAACTCCTCGTCGGACACCGTGCGCTTCAAGTCTTGTTCGATGCGACCGAGACGGGCATCCGTACTTTGCCGATACTCCGCGGCGTGCTTGGAGTCGCTCTCCAGATGCGTGACGCGATCTCGCAGCATGGCCATGCTGTCCTTCAGCTCGTCCACTTGAGACTTGTCGACGCTCTTGCTCTCCGTCTCGTCGGCGCGCTTCGCCAGCGGGCGCAGCAGCGTGAAGTAGCTGCCCACGGCCGCGGCGGTGACCGCACCGAGTGACGTTCCGAGTGAGAGCAAGACGTCCGACATCACCCCTCCAGCGTGTAGAGGATCTCGATCGTGCCAGGGGTACCCACGACGCCTTCCTCAGCCGCCAGCAGTTCGCAGCCCACCGTGAACGCCGGCAGCTCGAACGTCAGCTGGTAGCTGAGCGCGTTGCCGTCACTCGGCGCAGGCCCCTTCAGCTGCTCGACGTAGAAGTTCACGGCGCCGAGCGGTGCGGCTGCCGCGAACGAGCTGAGGTCCAACATCGTGTTGCCGGACATCTGGATGCCGACACCGTTGCCCAGGAACTGCGGCTTGAAGACCGGATACCCGCCCGCGGCGCCGCGGGTGTAGGTGATCCAGAACGTGACGCGCTTGGTGCCGACAGGCACGCCCATCGCCTGGGGAGCGGTGTAGGCGCCAGCTGCCGGCAACGCGGCGCTGGCCAGATACGTCCCCGCAAAGCCGAAGTTGGAAGGCAGCGGGGTGGTGTTGGGCGGATAGGCAACCGCTACAGCGGGAGGAACTCTGGGCGTACCGTGACCGGACATGGCTCAGCTTTCAGGGGTTGATGCCGGAGAAGACGTAGATGCCGACGTTCGGCAACGACTCGTGCGACGAGTTGCCCGTGCCGTACAAGTTCGCGAACCCGTTGTCCCAGCCGCCGGCCTGGAAGTCCCACGGGTCAGTGGTGTCGCCACGGGTGCAGAGAATGATCAGCTCGTCGCCCTCTGCATCGCAGCGGAAGACGTTGAACAGCGGCCAGCCGGCAGCGCCGGAAAAGACGGCCGGGTCCATCACGCCCTGGCTGAAGACCGTCTCGTTGCCGGCCTGATCCAGAGGCGGCGAGCCGCCGTTCAGGGTGCCGCCGCGCACCTCGAACCACTGGTTGCGCAGGCGCACGGTGCCGGCCGCGGTCGAGTTCGGGTTGTTGTCGGGCTCGACCTGTTCGTAGATGATCTGCTGCGAACCCGAGGGCACGACGTAGCGCGGGGCCGGCGGCACGACGGTACTGTCCGGGATGCCGTAGCGCTGATCGGGCAGATGGTAGGGACGCCGCTGCAGGCGATAGTCGGTCACGTTGCGCAGACGCCAGATGAAGCGGTAGCGGTAGACGATCTCGATGCCGAAGACGTCCGCGCAGATCGGGATCCAGATCACCAGGCGCGCCCCGAACGGCACCTCCACTCCGCGCTGCAGGTTGGACGCATAGCCCGGGATGCCTGCCTCCGAGTTTTGATCGATGCCCCCAGGAAACGCGATCACGCGCTGGCCGGGCTGCCCCTGGTAGAGCGCCTCGAAATTCGGGATCGGCTTCAGGATCTTGGGGAAGTCAATCTGTGCGTCGATCATTTGCTGGCCCTCCGGGACTCGTAGGCCTTGTAGGCGAGCCAGCCGCCGACGCCTAGCCCGAACAGCGCCATGGTGCCGCTCTTGACTGCCTCCGAGCGCTGCTCGGGCAGCGGAGCCGACCAGAGCTGCTTGGCGCGCCACGTGTTGCGCGCGCCGCCTGCCAGCAGCAAACCCGCGCCCGCGCCGTAGGCGCCACCGAAGTACGCCCCGGCGCCGGCCGCAGCGCCCACGCAGAGGATGGCCAGGCCGACGCCGAAGCGGCTGGGGGCTGCGCTACTCGGCGCCTGCGCAGCGCGCGCGGCGCCAGGAGCGGGAGCCTCCGGCAGGGCCACCGGCGGCGTCTGGGTGGGCGCCAGAGGCAACGTCGGGGGCACGTAGGGGCGCTCCTGCTGAGTCGGTGCGAGCTGCGAACCGACGAGGGGTGAGAACTCCTCTTCGCCGACCGCAGGGTAGAAATCCTGCATCACGGCTCCGAGAGTACGCTGACCCTCCGGCGGGGCTCAAGAAATCCAGCAGCTAGGGTTGCGCCGCCACGCGCCAACCGTCGCCACTCGTGCGTTCCATGGCCGGAACTGGGCGCTGGCTGGCGGCCAGCAGCCGCTGGTACTCGGCGACGCGGCCCGGGGCGCGACTCCAGGCACAGGTGCGCCCGCCCGTGGCGTACCCGCTCACGGCCCAGGTCTCCCAGCTGCCCGAGAGCTTCGCGAGCTGCGCGTCACGGCGGCACTTGGACCAGGACGCGCCAAGCACTTTGCTGGCAGCGTACGCCGCCTGGAAGCTCGGCCAGAACTCTGCGCCGACCATCTCCTCCCACTGCGGAGCGGTCAGCGAGCTGTGCTGCAGCTGCCAGGGCGTGCGCGCGCGATGGAACGTGCTCCCGTCATGCAGACGGATGGCGTCGCACTCGTCAGGGCGGCAACGGCCTGCGTGCACGCGCTCCGCGAAGTTCGACTCCGCTTTGCCCAGCATGACCAACATGACCTTGAGCTGGCGCCCGCTCTGACGCGGCCAGACCGGGCGGCACCAGTCGACCGTGGCGTAGGGTCCAGAGCACGTAGCGTAGTCCCCCGCGCCATCGATCGCAGCGGCGAGCGCGCTCAGTCGCTGGTAGCGCTGAGCGGACGTCTCGGTGTCTCCACCGAACGCCGCCAACGTCATCAACAGGGCCAAGAGTTGTGTATACATGGCGCGCACTCTGCCCGACGGCGCGCGCCGCGATCAAGTTTTTCAGGTGGGCGCACGGGGGACCCGACACGATTTCGCGCCGTTAGCGTTCCACCAGCTTGCAGTCGGTGAGCTGCACGTTCATGAGCAGGCCGTCGCAGTCACAGACGAGCCCCACGACCGTGCCCTTCTTGAGTTTCGCTAGCGTCGCTGTTGCAGCGTCATCGAACGCGCACTGCGCTTGCGGCACCTCGAACAGGCTGCCGTGGTTGCGGCCGACGAGGACGTAGGGGGAGTCCAGGAAGTCTTTCTTGATCTCTTTGACGACGCCCACCACGGTGACGCGCTTGCCCTTGTATTTCGCGTCGGCCGCGATCTCGTTGTCCTTGTAGTCATCCAGCAACGTGTCGATCTTCACAACCACCGTCCCCCGCACGGCCGCGCTCGGCGCGGTACCGGGCAAGCTGGGTTTGGGCGCGGTCGCGGGCGGCTCGGGCGCCACGCCCGTGTCCTGTGGTGGAGCCTTGCACGCCAGCAGCGCGCCCAGTACCAGTAGCAGTCCCGTTGTTCTCATTGGCTTGTTTCCTTTCCTCAGTGCACCACGGTGTACTCCAGCGTGTACGGCAGAAAGACGCCCGCGTCGGGCGCCAGCGGTTCTGAGACCACGTGCGGGCCCGGAGCGAGATCGACGATCGCAAACTCGAACTCGTTGCCCAGGGCGTCGAGCACGTGAAGCTGTTGCACAGCAACCGGCAGCTCCAGCTCCAGCTCGCAGTCGAGCTGCGCGCAGGCCAAAGTCTCTCCCTGCACGGTCACCTCGAAGGGCGCCTGGGAGGAGTCCGGCAGCATCAGTCGCGTGACCGTGATCCCAGGCGGCTCAGGCTCCGCAGCTCCGCCGCATCCAGTGAGCACCAGCGCCAGAACCAAGTGATAGTACCTCATGGCTTTTCTCCGTTTACCCTGCCTCATGGCAGAAGACTCTTCTGGTGGTAGCGCAGCTGCGCAGGCTGCGGCTTGGGTTCGGTCAGGCCGACCGCGCGCACCGCGTGCTCGATGCGTGCTCGGTGAAAGCGCTCTCGGCCGGTGATGGGGTGCCGGCTGCCTCGGCAGCCAGCGCCGACGAGCGCCGAGCAGAACGGGCACGGGACAAGCTTGATGCGGTTCACTGTTTCTTCTCCACGACGGGGTCCACTCCGTATTCGCAACCGTAGTCAGTCTCGTGCACCACAAATCTGACTGTCGCTCCGCCCTCGAACTCGAACACCGGGTCATAGGTGCGCTGTCCGAGGCCGTCGTCGAACGGCCGCAGCGTCACACGCACCAGGCGCTTGCCGCGGAGAGCGCGCAGGTCACTCGACAGGCTCATTTGACTGACTCCCCTGCGCTAGTCTTCGCGCTCCACTCGTGTCCGCCGCCACCGATTCGGATGAGGGGTAGGTCCATTTGATGATGGTTCACTGCACCCGCCGTGCCATGCTAGCACACTGCTAACTCCTGGTGAGTCGTGCAGCCAGAAAGCAAACCCGGCGTAACGTGACAGCGTATCGGTGACACTGTTACACCCCTGTTACGCGGTGATCCATGTGCGGCGCCGCACGCCTGGGCGCGCAAGCTGTGACCGACAATCTCACCCGCACCGGCGGCTGAGCAGCGCTTCCACGAAGCGGGGGTTCGTGAGCGCGAAGTCTCGGTGCTGCTTGATGTGCCGAATGGCCTCCTGGGGCTGCCAGCCGCTC